ATTCATTGATTACTTCTTACTGATTCCAAAACTTCTCCAGGTTCTTGCTTAAGTCTAAAAGAATTTGTTCATTCAAAGGGTTCTTCAAGTACTCAGTTACATCACTTGGGTTTTTACCCAGTACAGTGCTTGACTTCATGTGGTAGATGAAACCATCGCCACGGAAGGCAATCATTTTGTAGTAGGTAGCATCCTTAACAATCGCACGCAATTTCAATGTCTCCATATCCAAAGAGGCAACGTCTAAGAATGTTTGTGCTGCACGACGCTTGTTGGTCTCAATAGACTCACCGTTGATGTAGCGGTCCATGATATCATACATCACATCGTTAGGCGTGCTCTTGCGGTATTGTGCACTGTTAGGATCAATAACCTTGCACACATACAAGAGTTTATTAACGTTCTTGTCAAAGAGCTTCTGCAACTCAGCCAACGCTTTGTTACGGATCTTCTTCATTTCAGTCTTCGTTCCTGCAGTCTCCTCGTATTTGTCTAAGTAAAACTTAGGAGGTTTCGGCATGGTGCGAGCGTGTTCCAATGATTTACCTACTAAAGAGAACCCACCAGCTTCGATTGCTCTTAGCTTGATCAAATCGTGTGGATCTTTTGAAGGATCTAGGTACACAGGATCATTACTCATTCGAAGGATGATCTTGTCCCAGAAGTCACCATTGTCCGGACGAAGTACTTTCACTTTGTTCCAGAACTCTGAATCATTAACGTCAAGAACGTTAGAAGCAAGCATCTTCTCCAAAGTCGCTACCAAGGTTCTGATTTCTTTCACCTTAGCATTTTTCTCTTCTTCAGGAAGTAACTGGATCTCCGGAGCGAACTCGTTTAAACCGGTTACGTACTGCTTGATTCCGTTTCTTTCCAAACATGCCAGCTGTTCTTCGTGGAATATCCCGTCGTACAGGGCAAGGTTGTACTTTTCAAGACCCATGTTTGTTGAACCTGATTCAACATAGGGTCGGATCGCAATTGCAGAACCCTGCTTCGCAGAATTGCTGCCTTCTACTATTGTTACACTCATTGGTTGGTTGTTGGTTACCGGTATCCCGGGTTTTTCGAGAACTGCAGAGAGTTGAACTCTGAGTGACACCGACTGTCCAGTTCGGTCCATGGAGACTATCCATGGAGGGGTTCGGAAAGTTGCCGGGTAGAAGAACTACCCGGCGTTTCCTATAGGGTCAGATTACAGAGATGCGCCAGTTACTGGGTTTCTCATAACAATCTTCAACACCTTTGTAGGGTCTTTCACCCAGATTGCAGGCATTGTTTGAGTCATGTACACTCTGTAACCGTTGAAGTTTCCAGAGCTGTTGAAACCTTGAGTACGACCCATGTAGTCCATGGTACCGTTTTGGTAGAACCACTTCAATTCGTTATCCCACTTCAACTTCAACAAGTAGATGTTGTCGTTGGTGTTGTCGGTGATATCGAACACGATGAAGTTGTAAGAAGACAATGGGAAACCATCTACGATAGGGTTCTCGATGTCGTTGGTGTGAACGTTGTCAAAAGCAGGGTTCAAAACAAACTTCACGTTTGCCAAGAAAGGAATGGTGTAAGAAGTGAACGCAAAACCGAAGTTCAAGTCCATTCCTTTACCAGTGATCGCCCCGATGTCTGCAGCCTGAACAACCAAACCTGCACCCAAAGCTTCCTTCTTGATCGCCTCGTTCACCATCTTCATACCAGCCATACCGGTTTGAACGATGATCTGACGCTTAGGATCTGGACCTTTGAACTCAACCTTACCATTGTAGAAGTTGAAGATTTCAGAACGGAACAATTCCAATGTGAAAGAACCTTTGTTGTACACGCGTTTGAAGGCGTTATCCAACTGCTTCCAAAGACCTACTGACAAGCGGATGTCATCTGGACCATCCTGCTTCACACGTCCACCTTGTCCCCACATCAAGTAGGTTTCGATGTCAGTTGCAATCTTGGTCAAGTGAGCTGCTTCCAAGTTGGTTACGAAAGTCCTGGACAAGTTTCCGTTATCGTAAGCTTTACGAACGAATTCCTTACCCATCTTCTTAACCATCTCGTCAATAGAGGTGATTGAAGGGTCAACAGATTTGTCGAAGTTTCTCCAGATCTCAGTTACAGGAACTGAACCATCCTGGTTCATACCACCTTTCATCATCAACTCTGCGCGAGAAGAGATAGAATAGTGTACGTGTGCTTCTGCACCACCCACGAAGTTGTAGAACTCGCGGTAACCAGCAGAGATTTCTCCAATGTCAGAGAATTTTTCACCGTATTCGCCACGAGCAGAACCTTTGCGGAAATACTTCACGCCAGGTTTCATGTAGTTCTTGTCGAAATACTTGGTGTTGTCGTTGTTGACAATCTGAACTGTGTAGATGAAACCATCACCTGCAGGAAGAATATCTTCAGCAGTGATGTACAATTCTACACCGTTGTATTTATCGTAGGTGATGATATCACCGTGACCGAAAATACGCTTGTTCAATTTGATCTTGAACGTAGTACCGTCCACACCAGGAGTAGAATTAGATTCTACATCTTCGGTAACGTAAGGAAGATCCTGTACCACAGGAACCTGCCATTTGTACTCGCCGCGAGCGTTGTCAACCATGATGGTGTTTTTACCACCGAATGATGCCATCTGGTAAAGAGGCATTTCTACCTTTTGCGCCATTGCCCATAAGTCTACAGGACCCAAATCCATGGGTTCGCTAGACTTAAGCATGTTCACCAAGTGGTAGGAGTCCAAGTGTGACTGCACCTTGTACTGGGTGTCACGCAAGAACAGACCGTTGTTTAATACTGGAGTTGCCATTGTTTAGTTAGGGTATAAGTTTGTTTTGTGTTGTTAGCGTTTGAAGAAGTTTCCTGTCGGACGTGGGATTGATTTGCGAGAGGAGCGAGAAGAGGTGTCGTCGTCTTTATCATCTGCGGGATTAGATGAAATGCGGTTGGACTGTTCGGTTTTGAGCTTGCGTACGGTGTCTTGTGTAGCTGCGTTCTGACCTTGCTGACGAATCTGTGTTTTGTATTCGTCGGGGTTGCTCAGTAACCACATTGCTTCAGCAATGATTCCGTAGTTAGGTTCTACGAACTGGTATTTTTCGAGGAGGTGACCCAGCAGGTTGACTTTCTTTCCACTAATGGAGTCATACTTGGGTTGAGTCATTTCGGTGAAGATGAACGCCTGGGTTTTTTTGTCCAGCTTGATGCCGTTGATTTCGCCGGCTTTCACAGTCTCGTATACATTGTCTACGTACTGCTTCATGGCATCTTCACGTTGCTGCTTAAGTTGCTCTTGCTGGGCAAGCTGCGCCTGAACCATTTGTTCCTGCATGCGGTCCAACTTTGGTTTGAACCCGCCTGCTTTCTTTTCAAGCACACCTAGCTCGTTCCACTCCTGGATTTGTTCAGCAATCTCTTCTTCGGTTCCGAACTGAGTTGCCATCAGGTAGTGTCGTGCAATAGCGTCCGCATCGTTTTGTGGGTCTAGTGAACGTGACTCTTCGACAGAGGCAAGTGCACGGAACAATCCTTTCAGATCATTTCCACCGTCAGCTACGTACTTAGCAGCGTATTGTAATTCCTCGGGTAAGGATTCAAAGAACTCTTTAGGAGTTTGCTCACGCAACTGGCGTTCGCGCTCCTGCATGTTTGCTTCCAGAAGTTCTTCCCAGTCTTTGACTGAGTAGTCTTCCAGTTTTTTGTCATCTTCAAAAGGAATGATGGTTCCTTTGTCAATGAGTTTGGTGAAGGTTTCTACCAAACCACTTTTATCGATGCGTTGACGTCCGGGTGATTTCTTTGGATCATCTTGATTATCATCATCACTGTTTAAGTCATCCAGTACACTGTCCACCGTGTCGGTCGTTTTGGGTTTGGGTGTACCATCCCCTGGATCGTCACCGGAGGTATCGTCATCCAAGAAAGAAGTGTCTACCTCTTTTGGAGTGCTGAACATGTTTGGTTTCTGGTTGTCTCCTCCATCGAGGATATCGTCTGCACCAGGTAAGGGTAAGAACTGATCAATGTCGACTATGTCCTCAGTGGACGTGGTAGTCAGGTTAGGCTGGGTTGTCATACTTTGGTTGGTTTGCGACCGAGGTCTACATTAATAATCTACAGAATTTTAAACGTTGGAGAGTTATCTGTAGACTATTATTTGGACAAACCCGTACTATATCGCTAACCAAAACCCGCTTTGGGTATGGAAAATGAGAAACCCTGCCGGTAAGAGCAGGGTTCCACGTGTAACATAACTATTGGAGAACTTATAAAGACTAGTCTTTGCTGGACTTCTTGTCGTAGCGATTCTTGTTTTCGCGGGCGACCTGTACCTGTTTGTCAGCGATCTCACGTCGGATCTGCAGCTCTTCCCGTTTGAGTTGGTTCTTCTGCATATCGCTGTTCTGACGCATGATGCTGTCTTCGCGTCGGAGGTTCAACTCCTGCTGATCCTTGCGCTTCTTGTCCAGGACCTCCAGAGAATCCATGTAGTCGTTCTGCTGGTTGTTATCGAGGTCTTTCATTGCACCGAATCCAGCGGAGCGAACTTCTGCCACATCCACCGCGTTTTGACGGTCGAGTGCTTTTTGTTCGGCGTCCCACTGAAGCTTCTGCTGCTGGCGTTCTGATTCTGCCTGCTGACGCATCTCTTCGATTTGCTTGGCAGACTCCTGTGCTTGTTGTTGTTGACCTTGTACTTTCTCTTCCACTTCTTTGAGGACGTGGGTGATCTCTGCCATGCTTTCTGCTTTGATCAGGTTACCCAGGTCATAGATACTTGCACCGCTCGTGTTGTTACTCATCGCAAGCTGTCGGATACTGTCCATCACTTGTCTGGTGTTGACCTTGGTGGTGCAGAAAATATTGAAATCACGCGCCAGTAAATCCGTTCCGTTGATCTGGAAGTTCACGCGCTCGTCCATGGTGGTCATGTACTGCAGGCGGACGCTGGGTCGTTTGCTTTGGTAGTACTGCGCCAGGTCGGTGCGCATCTGGTGCACACGAGGCATCAAATACTCGCTGTGCTGCACGAAATACATCTCAGTCTGGGAGTAACTCTGGTTGATCGCTTGTTGTACCCCTGTGGCGGTTTCCTGCGCGTTTACAGCACCCATACGTTGCGGAGAGATACCAATGGTCTCAAATGCCTGCTGCTTGAAGTAATTAGCCAGCTGGATACGACTCATCAAACGCTGTGACTGCTCCAGGTTCAATACCTGGTAGTGCTGAAAGTTCAGCGCGTTTTCTGTATTGGTGATGGATGTATCAAGCGGAAGCATCTGGAAGTCCTTCATTGCCACGTATGCTTTGGCAAAGTTTCCACGACCCCAGTCTTCACCCATGGAGTGCTTGGGAAGCGCGTTCTGATCCATCATGATCACCGTACCAAGCTCATCGATCAGGATGTCTGCAATCTGGTTGTTCACCATGTTGTAGCCAATCTGATAGGGTTTCATCTTATCGACCAGCGACACACTCTTGGAGTTCCGGTCACTGAACACAGATCCTTCTACCGGCAGCTTACAGCCGTACAGCGTGAAGTCACCTTTGAACTGGAAAGGAACTGGTTTGATGTTCAGGTAAATGGGTTGTACGCCGTTGACGTCAGCAGAACCGTAGAAGCTTGGGCGGTTTGGACCAATCTTGATACCGCTCCACACCTGGTTGATCCAGATCCACTCAATGTGTTCTCCGAATACCAATGTCTCAGCGGTTTTGTTTTTATTGAGCGAGGTGTTGTAAATGGGTTTCTCAGTTATCTTGTAATCCTCGGTAACTACTTCCTGGATGATCATGCCATCTTCGGTGATCTTGGTGAGGTGACCCACCATACGCTGACTTTTCCAGTAGACCGTGGTCACACGCAGCATCTGGTAGGTACCGTAGTCGATCAGATCCTCGCTCTGTGAAGTGATTTGCGTAATCAGGTCATCGCCCATGCTCAGGAAATTATCCGTCACACTCATGAATTGACGCATACCCAATGAAGGCATGTTGGTGTTCCACTCGTGGGAGCGCGTAGCATCGTAGAAGGTACCATCGTTTTGCTGTCCCAGGATTGGGTAACCAGCACTCTTGACGGGATAAATATGTTCCAGCGCCTCCAGCTGTTCATCGGTCATCATGTAACCATACTTGTCGATGATATCAGAGAGGGTGATCAGTTCAATCTTTCCTACCCAGTTTCCTTGCGATACGTAGCGTACATCCGGACTCTTGTGATAGAAGGTCAAGACAGGGTTCCACAACTCGACTTCATAATCGTCTTCCAGCATGCGGAAGTGCCAGAACTCTCTATCCGTAGTCAGCATATCCCGGAAGCCGGTAGTTTCCAACTCCTTCATAAAGAAACGCTCTTCGTCCACCTTGTGCTGGTGCGTTGCCCACTGTTCATACATCGAACGGTAGGACTTGGTGAAGAACTGTTGGATTTCAGGAAGTGACTTGATCTGTTGCTGCATTTGTTGTTGCAGTTCAGGATCGTTTGGATCAGCACCCTGAGCAATCATATTCTGAATCAGTTTCTGCTCAGCGTATGCAATGAGGTGATCTTCGACCATCGCACGTTTTTCCTCCATCATTTCGTTGTAGGAAAGATCATCGACGGCGCGGTACATGATACGATCTGCACGCTTGGCAAATTCACCCACCATGACGTTTACTACGTTAGGTATGATCGGGTAGAACTTTAACTCCAGTGCTGTCTCATCCTGGCGAGTTAAGATATCAATCAACTCTGCCTGCTCGTTGTCATCTTCGACCATGTAATCGGTCTTGTCAATGATCCCGTTGGCGAGCTTGTAGTTTTTGAGCAACCGGCGAGCATTGCGTCGCAGCTGCTTGAGTCCCTGTAGTTCCAACCAGTCTACATTCCATGCTGCCCACTCATCGTTCTTGTCCTTGTTGGGAAGAAACTGAACAGGCTGGGTAATGGTACCCATCTTGTTATAATCTGCTTTTGCACCGTTCTTGAGTTGGAGTGCGTTATAAATTTTAGGCATCGTGGATGTTAAGGTTGTAAGTTGCGGGGATTAAAATCGAAGGGACCACCTGCGCTGGTGAATATTTTGTAATCACCTGTTCCGGAATGGATGTTTGGAAAAGTCATTGGTGAGTTACCAGGCTGCAGGTGAACTCCATCAAAAGGAGACAAGGATGGAGCTGTAAATTTCGGCATGTCAACTTGTTTGACAAGTTCAGCAATCAGTCGAGTGACCAGATCCTTGTCCTCATCTACCGGTTTGTGCTTCATCACCAGTTCCTGCTGCATGAGCATTAACTCTTCGCTGGAGATATGTCCGTTATTGAACAATCGTCCCAGAATGTTGATGATCGATTCTTGGGGAGAAAGCATGGTGTTTTCTTCGAAGGGTTCCATTAGCGGAGGTTCTTATACGGATTGCGTTTGACTTTGTAACGATCGTCAACAACAGGTTTATTCCTGCCGATGTTACGGAAGGGGGTCATATTTAATTTACTCATATTATTTGACATTTGTTTGCTGTCTTGGTTTTCATGTTCGACTTTTTTTGCAGTTCCCCGGTTAGACTGCTGCACTTTAGCAAAGGCAATCAGTGCGCAGTAGGCAACCAGTCTATCGACGTTGACACCATCGCGGTATGCCTGCATCTCTTTTAGGATCATGATGTCGGTGATGCGTTCCACACCATAGCGTACACCCTTGATGTTTCCTTCAGTGTCCACTTCTTCGTCGATCTTCTCGCTCAGATATTGGATACCATACTCCAGGAGATTGGTCTTAAAGATGGTACCGACGTTGCGCCACCCGTAATCCTGGAACACGTTAGTGTTGCTGCCGAGGTCTTTGAGGAAGGCAATCTGGTTTTTGGGTACCAGGTACTTTTGCTTACGCTTGCGGATCATGTGTTGTATGAACCCCGTTACGTTGTTCTCGCAAACCGTCCAGGCACCATACCATTCGATGAGCAGCTCGCAGAGTTCGTGCGTGTCATTGATGTCATCGTATCGACCGCACCATGTGGCAACCAGTTTATCTTGCTCAATGACGTGTTCGATGCTACCATCGGATTTGTGGATGATGCGCTCCAGCGGGTTTTTGTAAATCAACAGTGAGCACAGTGAATCACTGGTCGTTGTCTTTCCATCTCGAACCGGGTCCATCGAGGCGTAATAGGTTCCCCACGGCGCATCCTGGATGGGTCGCTCGTAGACTTCAATTGCACCCTGTTTGTTTTCGGTTTTTGGTGAGATCGGAAATTCCCGGATGGGAAGCTTTCGTGTACCCTTTGCCGTGATCTTACCCTGGTCAGTACGTTCCAGCTCTATGTGTTCGTAGAAATATTCTTTCTCCTCGATGCGACGGATCTGCTGAGAGACCAGGTGTTGCGGAAAAACACTTTGTTTGCGGTAGGCAAACGCTTCTTCAATGTTGGTAGGTTTCTGAGAGATACGCAGCTGGTAATCCCCTGGCTTCATCTTACGCTTCCAGTCTTCGCGCTCCTCCGCAATGAGCTGCATTGCCTGTTCAACGAGGGAGTTTCCGAAGCGGTCAATGCAGGGAAGCATGCTCCACTGCTCCGGAATAAACAGTCCACACATCCCCACGGCACCTTTGCTGTCAATCAGGTTGGTTTCTACTGCAAGGATGTCTTTACTGTCGGGTTGCAGGATAAGTTCCTTGAGCGGTTCGCACTGCTCCAGATCACCGACAGATCCGGCAACGGCAAACATTCCGGTGTAAATCATACCGGACTTAAGTGCTGGTAGCAAGTACTCCAGTGTTTCGTTCATCTTGGGAGCAATACCTGCTTCCTCATGAAAGAAAAACTTACAGGGACCACCGACACCATTGGTTGGATCTTTATCCAGGGACAGTCCGATCAACACGGATTTTAATCCCACGTCTTTCTTACGACCCCCGGTGTTGACTTCTACTTTCTGTTCCCAGTTGAGTACTTTATCTGGGTTACAGGGACGATACCACGCTGTATGTTCGTTCAGGAAGTTTCGGTATTCTTCCAGGAAACGCCAGGTACCTTTTTCGTTGATGTAATCCTTAAGCGATCCCGCCATCTTATTGACTGCACCTTCTTCAAACCAGAAGAGGTTGACGATCTTGGCAGCATGATAGTACGAAGAAGCGATCTGACGTTTCTTCAGAATCGCTGCATGTTTGTAGGACCACTCAGCAATACACTCATAGAGCTGCATGTGATACTGCGCATCCCGGACATCGGCAAAGGAGAACTTACCAATCTCTTTGTTATAGATCGGCAGGAAGTTCAACCACATGTAATAATCGCGGTTCAGAAACCAGCTTTGTCCATGGAGTCCCTTGTAGATGACCCCTTTGCGGCAGCGCTCCTTTTGTTCGTCCCAGTAGTCCATGAAGTCCTTAGACCGAAACGGTGCCAGGCAGTACACACCGTCTTTTTTCCAACGGTTACCTTCCTGGTTAAACTTAAAAGACGTCTCGTCAAAGTCGTACTCACCCGGTTGCTTCCAGATCGACCATAGAAACTCCGTAAACTCCTTGCGGGAAGCAAACGAAGTCGTGCTCCAGGTATCTGTTGCGCCGTCGTAGGTAGGTATGTTCTCTAAGAATTCACTCATGAATCTCCTGGATCTTCACAGCAACCACTGCATACAATCCTTTAAGTGCTTTGGTGGACAGCATTTTGCCTCCCCATCCCGGACGAGCTTCTGCAAAAAAGTCAATGAGGTAATTGATCACCTCATGGTCTTTCATGTTTTTGACCTGGGTAAAGGGGATGCGGGTTTGTTGACCTTCACTGCTGAAAAGCATTTCTTTGAAAAGAAAATCATTGACAACGCTTACTTCCTGTATAGTATTTGTGCTCATAGTTTTTCAATCATTATAGGATCTCCTTTGGTATGCTCCAGGATTTGCACCAGCACACTGTGGTCTTTTGATTTGATGACGGGGAACTTGGTCTGTTCACCGTTCCAGTAAGCGCGGTAATCTTCGCGGTGGAAAGCGTACCACAATTTTGTGTGGGTGTTGTAGTGAAATACCCAGGTGTAAAGAATGTGCTCGTTCATTATCTCATTTGATCATAGGACAACTGTGCGCCACCACGGGTGTGACCTTTCTGTTCTTCCTGCAAGTCTTTGTATGCACCTTTGAAAGAGGCGCGGATTGCTTCAAATTTTGCCGCAGCGTTTACCATCGAGTTGATGTTTCCGTCGCGACCGTGTTCGATGGGCGTTTTCTCCATATACGTCGCCAGTCGGTCCAGCATGGTCTTAATACCCATGTAAGCACGCATGGTAGGTGTCTCGTATAACTTTTTACAGAACGCCAGTGCTTTGATGATCTCCAGGTCTTCTACAGAGAAGTCGGCATCAATCTCCCGAAGGATGATGGTTTCCTTCTCGCTTTCTGGTAAATCAAAGAATGGGTTGGTATCGGGGTTTGGACAGGACATGTAAAACAGGTACGCATAGATCTTAATGTAGTCATCCGGATAATGCTTCATCAGTCCGTGCAGCGTCGGAAGTGTGTAGCAATGTTCTGTGGGAACAACTACACCATTTTGGACATCGAATAATCGGATCATTTGCGTTTTTTGTATCTGTAGGGGTTGTCCTGAACGGCGTGCATGATGGAGATGACTTCATCGCGCAGGTAAGGCATGTGGTATTCGATACTGTCCTTGACGATGGGTTTGCCGTTCTCGTCCTGGAGTGTCACCGGAAATCCGTACATGTCTTTTTGATCTTTCTCGTGGAAGGTGACATGGCGGATGATCAGATCACCAAACTCCAGTTTAGGATTGTGTTTGAGGATCATGTACATGTAGATGGAAAGCTGCAGGTTGTAGTGATTGTAGTTGCAGTCATCGAGGTGCGAGACCGGTGCAAGCATTTTCTCGCTGATCCCTTCCCAGTTCTTGAAGCTCTGACGTTTGATTTCCTTATTGGTCTTGTAGTCAGTGATATAGACTTTTCCATCAATCACTTCTACCAGGTCACTTTGACCGCATACGCCCGCAGAGCGCAGGTACACCATGTGTTCAGGATAAATACCATCTCCCAGTTTCTGAGAGGGTGCCATCTTGCGACCCTGCTCATCGTAGATGGGAGGAATCACCGGCAACTCAACGCCTTGCTTCACGATGGTCTTGAAACTCAAGAGTTCTTCTTCACGCTGGTTGTGGTAGTAGGTACCAAGGTCACAGGCACGGTCTGCTTCTGCTTTCCATGCTTTTTGAATGTCTTCTACACTCATCCCATACCATTTACCTTTTGCATTCTTAGCACTCTTTGCAGCGATGCTTTTTCCGTCAAAAGGTTTCTTGAAGTTGGATAAGAGTGTGGTTACACTGATCCAGTCAATATCCGTTTCCGGCGATATGTAACTGTGGGTTTGGGGTTCAAATATTAACACGTCCATAGGGTTAGACTAGTTGCGCAGGGAGGAATCGAACCTCCGGTACAGGATCATGAGTCCTGCGTGTTACCGCTACACTACCGCGCAATATTGTCCCACATCACTGCTGTGGGACGAGCAGGTTTAGTCAAACTCAATGCGCTCACCAGAATCCTGGAACAACTTTTTAAATCGTTCCGAAGTGAACACATCAATTTCTCCATTGAGTTGCCGCACAATCCAATCACCTTTTCCAATGCTGACCATGCCGTGGCGCGTTGGAACGTCCACTTCAAAGACATCTTCACCAATCACCCGGACCTGGTATTCGTTGGGTTCCAGGAAATGCTTGGTCTGTGTTACATTGTTGCCGGTAAACTTCAGTGCCGCAACTGTTTCAGGGATTCGATTGTACAGTTTGTATGTCATGGTTATTTACTGATTACCCAATCCTCACTCAAAATGTCCGTCTGGGATGCCAACCATCCCATCAACACTTTGTTGTCAGCGGTTTTGAACAATATATAAGGGAGTACTTCCGCACTGCCGCCATTACTCTCTGCAAATGCACGGGTATGCTCGTTCCAGAAACTCTCTGCAGCAAGTGCAGGGTTACCTTGTCCAAGAGCGATCCACATGTCTTTGCCGTTCCAACCTTGCCTGGCAACTTTATGTCCTTGCTTCATCAAGCGAATTGCTTGTCCGAAGTCAAACGTTGCACCATTGAGGGGTTCGTATGTCAAATAACTTTCTGTCATAGTGGTTTAGTTTTCTTTCCAGATGATGGCGATGTCGCGTTCTGCTACCATCAGCTTCACCGAGTCTCCGATAATTACCTTATCGGCGTGCATCACGATGTTGCTGGGAACAAACACTTTCTCACCAACACTTACAGCCGTCACGTCGGTGCCGATTGCAAATACTTCCAGAGATTTTAATTTCTGCACGAACTCTACGTGGAGTTGTGCTTTTACTTCGTCGGTCAATTCGATGGTTGACTCAGGGGCGGCTGGGACCGTCACCAGGATGCGGCTTCCCAATATTTTAAATTCACTCATGTTACTTAGTCCAGGTTGCTGCTTTTACTGCCCACATCTGTGCGGTCTGCGCTTCAGTGATGGCAATGGAACACATGCGTTTCACTTCAGCGTCGCTGGAGTTCTCGCGAATGAAATTGATGTGATCAATGACTAAAGCAAAGTCCTTCTTGATCTCATTGACCTGTGCGTGTCCGCCAGGGTTGAACGTCAACCCAACGGCTTTCTCACCGTAGGTTAGTTCTCGTGTTGTTGTTTCTGTTCTCATATTGTTGGTTATTAAGGTTGGAGCTTCTTCCCGGAATCGAACCAGGTTCACGTGGGTACAAATCACGCGCATCGCCAGCAATGCTTAAGAAGCTGTTAGGAGCACCGCAAACTCCCAGTTGGTGGTTTACCTCAGTCGCGACTGCAGGTCAGGTTCCCCTGGTTACTTACCAGGGCAGGGTATCGCGGCGCACCACTTTCACCTGTAACGCCGAAACGGTTTGGTGGAGATGGGCGGTATCGAACCGCCGTCCAGTCAAAGCAGCAGATATGTACATCTTACATGCTTAGTACTGATCATTTCGTTGATGTCAACGATATGGTCTGCACCGTAGGGTTGACCGAAGTCAGATTCCACCACCTGGTTTAGGTCCAGGAACCGTGATACTCGTGTGTCATTTTCTGTTCCCAGGGATGACTCCCCGCGACTTAGGCTGCCATTTCGTATTCACCAACGAATGCGATAGCGTCTTCAAAAGTCATTTCAGATAATTCTACGTTGCCGTTTAATTAGTGTAATACGTGATTATAGAGAACAGTATCATCTCTCTGCATGTGTACATGTCCCCGACAATGCTGTCGAATCCATTTCATCCCCATAAATCAAAGAACGTGTCGGACATCCCGGAGGGAAATCCTATAGTCCAAGTTGTTTGTTGATCTGGTCTTCTTCGTCCTGAGAGACTTCTGCTTTCCAGTTGCCTATCGGACACTCACTTGACAGTGCTCGTGTCTTCCAGGCGAGTTTGCAGCCGCACTTGGAGCAGCAGGGTTGTGTTCCGGGAACCAGACAATGGTTGCCGTTGGTATCCAGGTTGACGCATCCCTCGCAAATGCTCATGCGCTTTTCCGCAATGATCTCTACATCCTGCTTACTGAAGATGGAGTTTTGAATTCCTTCCAGAATGTTTCCTTTTTCCTTCCAGATTGTTATCAGTGATTTCATGCTTGTTTGCTTTCTTTAAATGCTTTCTTGTTTTCCAACTCTTCGTCCAGCAATTGCTGCAGCTGTTGAAGGCGTTCGTAATCTTTCTCGCGTTCCTTGAGGATGGCGTAACTGCTGGTAGAATGCTGCGGCAACAGGTAGTCGATGTATCGACTGACACTGGTGATGCGCTTTTGCAGACTCCAGGGTTTCACCGTAAAGGTTCCCAGGTTCGGCAGGAGCACACGCGGGTGCGTAATCTCTCCCAACTTCTCCCGGACAAAGGACCAGTAGGCGCGAACAATCTGATCTGCCTGTTCGGTGGTCAGACCATGCTTGTGCGCAAGAGGGGATACGATGTCTTTAACACGCGTGGGTTTCATCGTTTACTCAATGGTTAAGAACTGATAATCCAGCAGCACAGCGCCGGCGTCGGTACGAACGAGTTCGGGAGCAACCATGACCTGCTTCTTGCCTTTTTTCTGTTTGATCATCAAACCGCGTTTCTCCAGCTTCACTACCCGGTTGCGAACATTTTGCGAACGCTTGGGCAGATCATAGGGGTCTACATCGGTGTAGACATGAATAGCTGCTTTCTCGCAGAAAAGGGTCAGATCCATCGGTCCCCACAGCGCAAGCAGTGTGAGAAACTCCAGATCACTGGGGATCACATGCTCTCGCTTGAGAAAAGCGATCTCCATAAGCAGCTGGCACCGCAACATGTCCTGTCGCGATACCCGCAGCTTCTTGGTGATTTTGGTTACTTGCATTACGGTTGAAAAGGAGGATAGTGTTGGTCGTCGTCGCTTTCTATGATCTGCAGGCAGACACCTATGAATAGGATCACCACAAGGATAGAGAGCGCAACTTCTTTCATGATTTACTCAGGAGATTGATCAGTTCCTTCCGTTTCTGCAGCAGCCATGTTTTGCATGTTGCCTTTGAGGTACGCAATCTTGGCAATTGCTTCGATGCGTTCTGCGTCAGCTTGTTGGATTTCCTTTTTCAGGGTAGCGTAGCGGAGTTGCACTTCCAGGAATGGAAGCTGCTCTTCGTAGAACGCTTTCATTTCATCCAGGGTCGGGGTTTTTTGGGTATCGTCCATTGGTCTTTCTAATAGGTCTTCATTACAAATCTACAAAAAAAGTTTAAACTCTACAAATTTAACCTTAAAGTTCTCTAAATTTGTAGTCATGGAAGTACAAGAATTTAAGTTTGTTCCCGTAGAAGGCGGGACCATCCTGGAAAGTATCCACGGCAAGTGTCCCAAATGCAACTTTGACTTTGCCGGCGAGGACGTGAAGATGCATTTCTTAAAGTACCTGAGCGAGCAACCCAACGCAGTAGAGGACATAGAGGCAGAAGCAGAGCGGATTGCAGCGATGTACGGCTGGACTGCGGAAAAACCCGTGTCCTTCAGCAACATTATGGGTATTGAAATCCGGGGTGCCTACGACGGAACCGTCATGCATCAGTGTCCGGAGTGCCATACCACCTGGGATCGATTCACCAATCGCGAAGGAACATATGAAATGGGTAGTTCGGAAATACCTGAAGAGTCTACAGAAGATGTCCAAGAATAAGTTTATTGATTTATACGCCGACAACGAGGCAATCGGGCGTATCTGCCACCTGGTGTATGCAGCGCACAGTCCGGATTTTAATCCGACCAACGCGGTGATCCTGAACGTCAGTCCGGATTACTCCTCCATTGTTGCCCAGCGTATGGCGCACCAGATGAGTCATGCTGGGGAGCTGATGGACGTGGTGAACGTGGATGTTCCCTATCCGGACGAACTGGATGTGATCTATAAGCAAGAATTCTTTTTGATGCTGCGTCACCTCAAGCAAAGCAAACGAAAGTATATCCTGGTAGAAGCAGCTGTCCTTTCTGGAAATAACTACACCTGGATTACTGAAATGATGATTGCCGAAGGGATCGACCCCAAAGACATCATCACCACCGCCGCATTCGAGCGCTACGACAGCATCTTTAAGTGCCAGTATGTGGGTGAAGTGTTTTACGAAGACATGATCGAGTTTTACTATGAGCGATACAACAGACACTGGGATTGATTTTTGTCTGATGTGCGGAAGCACGTCCTCCCTGGTTTTTGTACACGGACATTATCAATGCTCCGTTTGTCACACCAACGTCGTGCCTTGTTGCAACGGCGAAACCTGCCAGACCGATGAGTCTGCGCAGCAGCAACCAACCCATCCATGAAATTACTCTCTACACACCCCGTGAAGAAGCTTGACCTTGGCTTCCACGGAAACCTCTTTGGAGGAAAGCTTCTCTCCTGGGTAGATGCAGCAGTGGCTGCCTACGCTATGGAATGCGCACACAGCAAGAACATGGTGACCATCGCCATTGACAAACTGGTCTTCAAGCGACCTGCCAAGGAAGGCAACCTGGTGAAGATCTACGCACAGATGACCCACGTGGGAACAACGAGCGCTATCTTTGAAGTGCAGGCGCGTGTCTACAACGTCTTCACCGAAGAGGAGACCGTGATCCTGAGCACGCACATGACCTTTGTGCGCATCGACGATGAAGGCGGACCCATTCCCATCTCCGATCAAGTCAGACGCAACTTCCAGGCATTGTCCGAGAAATCCGTCATTATCCCCAAAAGCAACCTTTAATGCATGAAACACGCAACATTATACATGGATCTGGCAGAGCGGATCGCAAAAGAATCTAAATGCCTGCGCTTAAACGTCGGGGCAGTCATTGTCCGGGACAAGAATATCATTGCTTACGGATGGAACGGTACGCCTTCAGGATTCCCAAATGCGTGTGAGTGTGACAACGTCACGATTCCCGAAGTGGTGCATGCCGAAGCAAACGCTATTTTCAAAGCAGCACGCTCTACGGAATCTACCGAGGGAGCAACGATCTTCTGCACGCACAGCTGCTGCGTGGAGTGCGCCAAGATGATTATTCAATCGGGCATCACCCATTTTATATACAAAACCCAGTACCGGGATGATACTGGGTTAAGACTCCTGCAACGCGCAGGGATAGAAGTAGAACAGATGGAAGGGTAAGAGATTACCCTTCTTCGTTTTTCTTACCGCTGAACTTGTCAACAGAGGTAAATCCGAGGGTCAGGATGGTTACCCATTCCACTGCCTGGACTAGTTCAGCGCTGGGAGCGATCTCCGCAGGACTCATAGAGTTGTGTGCCATGGTGCCGAACAATACGAACGCACCAATGATTCCGACAAAGCGCTTGCTTGAGAACTCGCCTTTGTCACCTTTGAATATTTCTAGTAATTTTTTCATGGTTATTTGTAAATGTATAAGCGGAAGTATCCGAAGTCTTCGGTTCCTCCATTTTTCTGATATTCCAGGAAGGACTGATACATGGGACCGTTGAACACGTCGTTCTCAACAGCTGTCTCTGTCATGGTGGTATCAACACCGGCTGCTACCATCTTGGCAACAAAGACCTCCTGCACGGCTTCGAGTGCTTCCACTTTCTGCTCAGCGGCAACCACCGCTTCCTGGAGTTCAGCTTTTTCTTCGACCTTGGATTCAACGAGTTTTTCTCCCTTGGCTTTTGCCACACTCACCACCGCAGATGCCTGGCGCAGGTTTCCCTCCACACGCTTCAGCATTGCTTCGATCTCATCGATGGGCGGAGTGGCAACCGCACCCACCGGAAAGGCGATCTCCACCGCTGCCAGGAACATGCAGAATGCAATGATCAGGTACCTCATAGCTTCTTGACGGTGTTAATGATACGTAGTTCAGTGATGGCAGCCGCCAATGCGCTGTCAGACTTCTTCAGGGCATACCCCAGCTTGTCAATCTTGACGTCCAGCGCCTCGATCTTCTTGTTGGAGTTTTCCAGTTGTTCAGTGTAGCTAGACTTCACGTCGTAGTACAGGTAGGATACACCTACGAGCGCCAGGAATGCAACCCCTGCAACAGGGTTCTTCCGGAACTGCTCGAAGGAAATGGGTAGAGGGTTAGCAGATGCGCTAACAGTTTTCTTTGCAGACATGGGAGTAGAGTGATTAATTATTTAAGGATCTTTTTAATACTGTTCAGTAGACGCCAGCATGTCAGCAGTAGAGATTTGTACTTATTGTTTGGGAGATGTTTTGCTATCTCCTCCTGGATTTGATCCGCCTCAGTGACGGACTTGGTTTTTGGACTAGGTTTCTTGGATTTACTCATGACTTGTGGTAAGTATAATATACGCGTTTTTGAAAAATATATAGTCATCCCCCGGGTGTTTATCGCTTACTCAATACCCCCCGTACTTGTCCCACCATGTGTCTACCCCCCGTGGTTGTTGTGCACCCCGTTTTTTTTGAGCGTGGAATTTTTTTTGGTGTTGTCTTCCGGTAAATCGACTCACACTGAGGGAGAGATTGTTGGGACCACCTAGCGACTACGTCCCCCCGTCCGAGTAGACTTCCGCCCACCCCCGGTGTTTGCAACTACGCTACGCTTCGTTGCGGCACACTTCGGGTGGTGAGTTGAGTAACAAAAAGGCTACGCCTTTTAGTTGATGAGGTGACTTCAGCAGCGTTGGGTCTACACCAATTAAATAGATACAGTTATGAAAGATTTGAAACTCAAGGCGACCTTCGTACGTAAGACTCGCAACGGAAACTACGCGTATCGCGTATCATCACTTTCTCGTGACCCCAAAACTGCGCAAGCGGAGATGGACTTCTTTCACGAGAACTACACCGAGATGAGCACTTCGGGCGGTCGCGATGCTGAAACGTTCTATTCGCCGGATCTCTACGCAACTGCGGAGCTGACCTTCGACTACAACGTCAAGCGCGACACCAGCTACTTCAACCTGAATCCTCCAATGGACTTCATCGAGAAAGCTGCGCTACAAGCTTTCACCAGCAACGTAGCACGTCCCGTTCAAACACGTGCGAAAGTCGAAGTCGAAGACGACGCTGACTTGGACTAAAGAGCAACAGCACTTACCCTTCGGGGTGAGTGCTTCTCTTTGATCACACGTCACAAGACTACGTCTTGCTCCTAAAAGTCAAGGTTACTTCTGCCACGTCATGTTTACACTAATAATCAATCTACACCATGAAACCAATCACCTTCGCTCGAGTGCTGCGTGCACTTGCCATCATCGCTTTAGTATTCGTTTTTCCAGGTGAACTGGAAAACGCAACGACCAACATCGAAGCGGTCTTCGCTACAGAGATCGTCATGATCGCTATCGTTATTCTCATGACACGCATCATTGAGATTCAAAAGACCGAAAACACCACTCAAAACTTCTGACATGAAAAAAGGTTTTAAATTCTACGCTTCACTCGCGCTGTTCGTGTGGAGCGCTATCGCAGTGATTTCGGTTACTCGACTCACTCTCTCTCAGAGCTGGGACTCTTTTCAGTACACGCTACTCATTTTTACAATAGGAGCGTATACAGTGATCGGAGGGGTAGCAGCGCTGAACCTACGAAACAAGGGAGCTTAATCGCTCCCTTCTCTTTCGTCTCTATCAAAAAGGTCCTCACTGCGTTCGGGTTTCTTTTAACCTGACGGCAGCACCCATTGTCGCGCCGCGCAAGCGGAACAGTCGAGTCACCTACCCGGCGCAGCCTGTTGTCGGAGTACGTTCCAGGAGAGTAGACTTGTCTTGATACTCTCTCTAGGGAAATCCTGACTCCGTCATTGATTATCAATCACTTAGAAAACGACTGTTTCACGACTCACTACCCTGCACAGCCGCTCGTCGGTGTAGTCTCGGACTCGTACACGTCAAGAATGTTACACGCATCTAGGTTCGTGGGGCTTCGCCCCACTCACTTAATTGAGTTTACTTGTGCAGTGTTGAGTCCACTACGTGGATTTACCGGACAGTATCCGTCTATATACGGCATCCGTCGAGTTTACGCAGTAAAAATCATAACGCTAACTAATTATTAGTGAGCGTGATAGAGCGAGAGTGACATCCCAACACACCCTTTCTTACCCTTTACACCAACAGCACAACTGCACTATTGCGTCTCAAGGGGCGGTTGCATTAGATGGCTAACAACTAGTACGAGAGACATCTCTTACGATTGTTTCGTATGTACGAGTAGATCGTTTGGGTAGCATGATTGGGTAGTGATAAGTAGTGTTACTCTTATAGGGTAGAGTTAGTATATCTCTCTCTAGAGTATTGTTCTCTCTCTCTATGTATGTTCTTTACTCTCTCTCTAGTTCTTGAAGGGAAAGTGAAACACACCCCGCGCTTGTCGGGTAATCAAATAAGTAATGCATCACAACCTACTTCACAAGGGTAGGCAGTTGTACTAGGCTCAATGCTGTAAAGCATGTAAGTAGTGGAAACAGTTAGGTTCAAATCCTACATAGTACAACTGAATGCAGAGTGTAGTAAACAATTGTAACCCAATTCTCATTTGCAGTAGCTAATGCAAAGACAGGATAAAGGTGCTAGATAAAAAAAATGGACGATGCTGGGTTTACTCAGCAAGTAATAATTCTCCATTACCTCATCAGACACTATGGGGAAATGAATGTGTCGAAATACAAGATAGATCAACAAGCCTTGTATTACAATTGAATTACTTTAATGCACCACATTGATTAACCAACTCGACTAGACGAGTATAAACAGCATTTAGGTCTAGTGCGTTGCAGTAATGCAGGTATGAAAAATACATCCATGAAAACCACAGGTATTAAAATCACCAAAACGCTCGCTGAAGCACTTGCAGGGCAGGTACAAGCGAGGATTGAAAAATCCAATGACGAAGCAAGAAAAGCGAAGACTAGCAAACTTGAAGAATCTAAAGACTTCAAAGAGTTAACTAAACTGATTGAAGACATCAGCGCCAAACGTAATGAACTTAACGACTTGATCGATAAGTTTGAGAAAAAGCGCGAGCAATTCGACAAAAAGTACGAGAAAGAGAATGTTTACACAAGTGCAAGCACCACTCGTTATAGGTATGATCCATCAAATATAAGTGTATCTGCCAGATGTCAAAGTGTACCTTGTACTAAAGACATTGCTAACAACATCCTTGTTGAAGCTGCTTTCGCAGAATGTTCTACTACCTCTGAAGAGTTCGTTAACAAGATCGTTTCCATGTACATCTAATTTGTAACAAGGGAGTGTAACAGCTCCCTTTACCTTGTCCTCAATAACCAGAACTATGAAACCGTTAGATATACTGCAAACCCTTATTGACGATCTGATGAATAAAAAGATCAAATTCATCATCATTCCTTGTGATCGTCAGTTCTATGCTCAACAGCTTATGATGCTTTTTCAGGAAAAAGGCATTGTGTGGAGAAACGGCGAAATACCCGGCCCGTCAGATTGTAAAATACAAGCGTTTGATGAAAACACTGCGTATGCACTCAGCATCATCTATTCCAGATTAAATGAACCTACTATAGCAAAAGGTGAGGACTTGCCAGAAACAATAAAAGTATTGAATGATCGCGGTATGCCATACACAATCATCCATGCTTACGGTCTGCTTTGCAGAAACTAATCAAACAGTTACATAACATAGTCAGGTGGCGGAATGGTAGACGCAAGGATAAGTGGTGAGGTGAGGCGGGTAATCCACCGTAGATACCATATCCATGATTACAGGTTCGAATCCTGTCCTGACTACGAAAGCCAAGAGCATTTTACATGAACACTGGTTGACAGCTCGGAAAGACGAGCATTAATGCACCATTCTCACGTGGATATGAAGACTTCTCAGGGCTCTCCAATGTAGATAACCTTGAGATGTGAAACCACACTGATTAAGTGTAAGCATACTGCGGCAGATAGCAGTCTTTAATCAGTCTCCCAAGGGTGAGCAAGTTGTAATCTAGAGACAGCGTTTTAAAACTGCAGACTGAAGCTAGAATATATGTCTACGGTATAGCCGAGGATTACAACTTGAGTGCAGAGGGGATTACCATGTACCTAATAACGAAACATCATGTCTTTAAATAAACTACATCTCGACGAATTAGTCAAAAAACTTACCCTGCAGATGCCACTTGCGATTATAGGTGGTAGTCTGATGCTGTATTATCGGGGTCTGATTAAAAGAGAACCCAATGACGTGGACGTTCTTATTCCTAATTACCTGTCTATCACAAAGTTCTTAGAAAGACTGCCAGGTGTAGAGTTAGCAACAGACCTGAGTTCATTGAGTGATGTCTCTACAGATGTGTTTGGTAACAAGATCCAACGCACTGCTTGCATGTACAAAGACATCAAGATCTGTGTGTTTAAGGTGCCCGTAGAACAGATCGTGTATGATTACGAACATAGATACGCAATCTCAGCGGGGCATCATCTGTACATACGTATTCAAAGACCCATGTTTGCTATTGAAGCCAAACGCCAGTATGTAAGTAACTCTAAAGCACACACTCCTTACATGATAAAGCATGCGCAAGATCTTGCAGACATTGCTGTAAACATGGGTATGAGTAATCCTTTAGCTCTCCTGAAGGATGAGCACTCCGTTTTACCTTTCTAAATCAGTAACCAACTAAACATCTGTATATGCATGTAATCCTAACAGCACTCGGTTGCTATGTCTTTTACAAACTGTTTTGTTTTTCCATCACGTTATTCTGCTATTTCGCTGAGAAAATAACGGACAGACCAAAACAACCGAAGAAGACCAAATGATTATCTAGTCAGGTAGAGTAAAAGTAACTCGTGGGTGACGTCTGCAAAGGCAAAAGACCAAGCAACAGGGGCAGTACCTGTCCTGACTACTAAACACCTCAACATGTAACCAATAAGCCATGAAAGAACAAATCATTAAAATGCTCCAGGTATTGCCTGTCATCAAGCACTATGACAATGCCGTTGTCACCCTCGACGACGCCTACACCAGGGACGTCATTGTGGAAGTAAACACCGACGAGACAAGCGTGTTCGCCACGTATCCCAAGGGTGCTACCATTGCTGTGCTACAAGCCAAAGAAGATAATACCCTTGTCTGTAAGCACCTGCTCTTCTGTAAACAGCCGGTAGATCTTATCGTTAGTAGAAACAAAGGGTATCTCGCGCTGGAAAAGACCAATGCCAAGGTGTATGATACCACATGCCTGGTTTATCAGAAGCTTAAGAGTTCTCTCTCTATCAATGAATATGACAATGACCAAGAGATTGCTGCTTTCCTCCGGGAGATGGAAATCGATGCCTCACACGTATTGATCTGTCCTTATGAAAGCGTTTGACTTTGACAACGTCAACATGCAGCATTTCTACCAGCTTTCTACCATTGGAAAGCCAAATGATGAGTACTATATCGCTACAGACCAGCCTTTAAGACCTCGTCAGATCTATTCTCCGGCAACCATACGCTATATCGGTGTCCGGGTTAATCTGCGAACCAAACTTTGGAGCGTCCATCGAAACACCTTTGCTATCAACCAATGGATGGAGAGCTTTCACTTCATTACAATCAGTAAGACTGACTTTATCTATCACTTCAATAAAACCCTGGTTGCCATCGGTTCTATTGACTTTGAATGACCCACGTAAACAAACAAACATCCAATACACTTATGAAAAAATTCGTATCCCTTGAGAACATCGTGTTGTTCGTCTACACGTTGTTATGTTATGTCGTGCTATTGTTCGTCGATGAAATTACTTCAGACAAACACGCGGCATTAACTTTGACCATCATCTCTTGCACCAATGCATTCTTCGGATTGTTTCTGCTGCAGAGTAATTACAGTATCCTGGTAAGTGATCGTCAGCATAAAGACAATGCAGAGATCACCAAAGGAATTTGTGACGTAATTCATGAGAGTGTACAGTTACAGCTCCGGATGACTGACAAGATCAACGACATAAGAGTTGACATGTACCGAATCTCCACTGCAGTAGATCGTATTGAGAACCAGACCAAAGCCAAGGTCAAAGTTGTTGCTAAGAAGAAGAAACTCAGCGACATCCCCAAGATCGAAGAGCTGGAGTTGGTGAAGTAAACAAATCAAACTAATTACTGAGTATGGGGTACACCCTGTACTCAGTTACTGGTGTAGTGGCGGAATTGGTAGACGCGCTGTCTTCAGGTGGCAGTAACGCAAGTTGTGCAGGTTCGATTCCTGTCTACATCACAAGAGATGACATCTCATAAAACATGTCAACTTCCCCGTAATAATTTAAGGAACCAAAGTCAGCAACGACGGAGGGTGTGTTCGAATCACTCACGGGGAGCAAACCATTAATTAACTCGCATATGAAAATTCTAAAACGCAAACGCAAGACCAGCAACGTGGTTGCTTCGCAGTCTTCAGAACTCGCTTTCTCCAATGTAACAGCACTTGCTGACTGGATCGCCAACAACATCAGCGACCAGCATAAGCAGGAAAAGCTCATGCTTCAGGGCGTACGCAATCAGTACCGCATTGTTGTTACACGCGAAGATCGCGCTGAGTGGGTGACCCGTTCATTCGGATCAGCCAGGTAAGTTCCACACCTCACGATGTATAGGTCAATCGTTTATTTTTACTCCTATGATCAATCCAACTTTAGAACAATACCTCACCCGACAAGGGTACTTTGACTTTCGGGAAATCCCTGGTCGTGGTATCTGCGGTCTCTCGCACTTTGCCTTTACCGTCGGACTTGTCTACGGGATGAATGCAAGCGGGTATGAAGGTCGCTATTGCTATCCACGCATGAAAGATGCACTCGATGCTTACCACTCCTGGAATGGAGAAGGCGATCCCTCCGGACCATGGATCAAACACAAAGGATCAATTGAATATTCTAACCCCAATCTTGATGAAAATAATCCTAACTTTCCTGTGTCTGATGACCTGCAGTCTGCAGGCGCAAACAGTTGACACCGCTCGGACATTTCCGATTGACTACTGCAAGGAACCTGGTATGCTAGTACCAACGTTTGAGGATTCCTGCTTAATTGACGAACTCGCTTTTGACGGACCTGTAAGCAAAGCTTTCATGTTCAAGTATTCAGAGCTAAACTTTATCATCACGCTCAAGTTTGAGCAATTCGATATGGTATACACCTTCTGTGACGGTTACCTCGATGACATCTTCGAGATCGGTCCAAATCACTTCAAGAAGTATTCCCTCGAATAACCACTTTAACCCAACTCTTGTACGAGTCTAACTACTTTCACTATGTCACTAAACACCTCCAACCCTCCGACTTCCACACCCCAGCAAAAAAGCTTTAAACCGCTTATGCTCACCGGTGTCATTCCCATTGTTCAACGCAATCGCGTACGCTTCCTAAACGGACAGACCGTATCGGTCGGTAAGTTTTGCGACCTCTACGAACAAGAAGGCAAAGAGTTCGACCCCATCAATTACTGCGTCATGAGCATCACCAAGGAACAGACCAACGAAATGAGTGGTCTTCCTGAACAGGTGAGCTTTCGCTTCATCGCCAACATGACAAAGGCGATGTATGACTCGTTCATTCGTCTTCAGCAGGCAGCGTATCGCAGGAGTTTCGAAGATTCCCTTTTTGCTGGTGCCAAGGTGCACCTCTTTAGCAAGCGGGGTATTTACCGAATCGATCACATCCATGTCAACAAAGTTGGCATTACGTGCGACAAGTGGATAAACGAATTTGATCGCAAAGAACGCGCGTCCTTTATAGATCTAGTTGATATTTCCGATATCAAGTGTCTGGCAGGCGGACTGCACAATCATGACTTTGCATAGTTTAAATGCAAAGGGTTTAAATAACTATGTCTGAAGAGTTTACTCATCAGGCGTGAGTACTGTGGTTATAGCGTATACCATCACGGATTCAGATCCTACAAGTACGTGAACCCCTAGTAGCATCCTTTTTGGTTGCGAACGCCCAGTAGCTGAACGTTCATCAGAATTTGTTGATAATCCCGGTTCGAATCCGGGAGTACTCACCAGTAGATTGATTAAAGTTATAGCAGGTGTTGGGTATTGAGTATCCCAGTAATGGTCCTTGCAAAAGACTATTACAAGTACCGGTTCGATTCCGGTCGCCTGCGCCATTCCTCATGCAGATACAACCGAGGTGTGCGAGTAAACTTGTGGTTAAAGTTTGTATTACCCTGGAGGCTGCACTCCGGGGTATTTACATTATGTCCAACACTATGAAACAGTTATGCAAAACAATATCAAAGACGTACGTAGAGCTTACCTGTTAGCCAGAGCACTCAACGTGCAGTATCAGTTCATCCGCGAGTTTGTCAACGATGACCTGCGCAAAGCAATCAACGAGGCAAAGTCAAAGAATTCGTATTTCATTAAGCAAATCGATGAGACGTTTAAGAAACATCATCAGAACAAACAGATTGACGAAGATGAAGAACTGGGGTTTCAACTCCTGGAGCATCTGGAACAACTAATGGACCCAAAGAAAAAACCATGAAAAAACTATTAATAGCAACATTACTCATCGGAATGATGGGTGGTTGCACAGAACCAACAGTTCAAAAAACAAAAACTCCAATAGTAATTGCACCTGGTGATAAGCCGGTGGAGATATTCATTTCTGAAGGGTGCGAATATCTAGTCTCTTACTACGATAGAAGTAGGAGCGTGACCCACAAAGGCAATTGTTCTAACCCTATTCACAAAGGAGGTAACAAATGATCTGGGTATTCATAATTGTATGTCTTCTCATTTTGTTTGCACTAAATGTCTTAGACCGGGATGATGACAAAGGTTTTTATAACTTCCTAATCTTGACGATGACGGCATTCGGTTTAATAATAGGTTTATTATTAGGAGAAGAAATTGGTGTAAGAACAGATAAACCCATCAAACCTTCTATCGTAGTTGAGTGTAAAGACGGCAAGTGTGATACTACCTACATCTACAGAGGAGCTAAGCAATGACAAAACTGACAATAGCATTACTCATGTTCTGGGCAGGTTTTTCATTAGGTAAATCAACAAAGAAATAGCAAATGAAAATCGAACTAGTTAAGCACAAAATTCTGGACAAAGACCCGTGGTGGTTTGAGTTAGGTGTCTCCTGGCAACACGCTGTATGGCACAAAAAGAAGTACCTGATCACTATTGCACTGGCGTTTTGGTCAATCTACATCAGATGGGGGAACATCAAATGAAAGGCGCATTTATCTGTCCCTACTGCAAAACTGAAAACGCTTGCAGTTGTCCATCATGTGAACCGCACATCAACGAGGGTGAATACATCAACAAATGGACTGAAGATGGTGAGAACATGATCTGCGGTAAATGTGACAAAGTCTACAGTCCTGATCAATCACTCGAAGAAGAATACAAACAACGACAAACCCTATGAAAGTCCATAAACTCTGGGATCGTAATGATTCCACCCTGTACCAACTTAGTGAGACCAGACATCAGTATGTTGACTGTGTACACTACGATGATGACGAAGTTAACGCTGCCAACCAGGTAGACGTTAAGGATTGCAAGGACATCTCTTATAATCATTTGCTGGTTGTACGCTCCGGGAAACACCTGGTGTATGTACCTGCTAATGACCTGGGAGAACCCATCAGCGTCCCTGTACTGCGTGGTGATGCCTCTCAGCGCATTTCTGAGCACCTCATAGCGCTTTACGGCAACATGGTGGTACTGGAACATCACTTGGTTGAAAATCCGTCGCGTGTGAGCGATTACGATGGTTTCAACTGGAGTCCTGACCACAAATTATGATCACCAAGATTATCTTATGCGTCACATTGCTGATGTTGTTAAGATACCTCATCTGGTGTTATCTGTTTATGACCATCTACCTGGGTATTGCAGTTATTTCACAAGGAAAACTTAGCAAATACCACGTGTATATCTGGTTAACTGCACCCATCAGTGCACCCTACCACCTGTTACTTCTCGTAACAAACGTTCTGACCAACCTGGACGACGATTCCAGCGAACCTTAATTTATTTCATTCACACTTAATTCAAAACGATTATGCAAAGCGCAAATGCTCCAGAGAATGTATCATTCTCTCAACCCACCGTTGTACCTACCGAGAGCGGTATGGTCATCCGTGTTAACGAAAAGAACAACCAGTTTGGTTACGTAGTACTTCGTCAGATCCGGGAGGAATTCTCCGAGAACGGATTCGTAGAAGAAAAAGCAGTGACTTGCCTGGTAAAAGGCGAGATCTCTGTTCTCAAACGCCGTAACTGGAAACCCTGGCAGTCCCTGAAAGGTAAAATTGCTGTCCAGGAGTCTCTGACCCCCTTCCGGGAGAAGAGTATTGACTACGACATCAAGATGTCCAGCCGTGAAGGCGGGGTCATGTTGGTGCACGAAGATCAACCGATCTTTCGTAGAACATTCTACAGTATTAACCCGGACAAGGAAGACACCTACATCCAGCATACCAACGTGGAGGAAGTTCGTGCTGCCATTTCTGCAAAAGCAGATGCAAAGCGCGAAGCCTTTGCTGAAGCTGAGTTAGACTAAACCTAGTCTCTTCCCTCTTAATTAGACCCTGGTACTACCTACCGGGGTCTTTTTTTGTAGACCATATGTAGATTATTTGGACTGTATAGTTCAAAAGTCTACATTTAATCCCCAATTTAAAAATCGACTATCAAAACCACATTTATGACCAATATTAAAAGTATCACCGCAACCGCTCAGGGATTGAATATCTACTACGAGCGCACCCAGCATTTGACTACGATTAAGTACGACCGTGCGTTGTACCAAAATCAGCGTAACAACCCCGTAAACCGTTTTGGCGGACTGCATCTGAACACCATTCAGCGAACCATGTATCGCCGGGTGATGTACGGACTGGGAGACTTTACTCCCCAGCAACTCCAGGAGATGGACAAGAAGACACGTGTCGCTATTGAAGCAGATCACAAGCGTGCCAAGACTGCCATTGACAAAATGAAGTACGAGTTGACCTACGCTCCCGTAGACAAATTGTTCAACGCCATTTTCCCACATGCACAAATCGGGTCAAAACCCTATGATTTTCATGTGTCTCTTCCTTCCCTGCGGGAACTACGCATCGGTACCAAAGAGGTATGCGATACGCTGATTCAGGCAGGACTACTCCCACAAAACTTTTTCAGCATTACACCACAGACACTCGCATTATGAAACAAAATTTCACCAACGAAGAATTGCTCCTGATCCACGACCGGTTCAGTGAGCACCTGGCAGCTATCGAAACCTGCGTCAAGAACAAGAGCATCATCCGCACCGTTGAAATCCCAGGTGTCGGAACAGGCGCTACCAATTACCCCATCAACGAGGAGCAGGCAGAAGCAATTCTGCAATCTGAGCAGTACCTCACTGCGCAGAGCATCGTGGGGAAGTTAAATCCGATAGCTGAGATGATCCGCGAGAGCGGTATTCGTGAACCCAAAATGCTATCCGATGAAATTTGGAAGGGTACCGGCATCAGTGATGCTTGATCAGACCATCCCGTTACAAACAAAAGGACTCTACAGTATTCTCGTGTGCCTCTGCGGTGCACGGGACTACTGTTATCCTGGCGTAGAGTACCTGATGGAAATGACTTCTATGAGTCGTGCGACCGTGTACAGGCACCTCCAGGACCTGGAAGACCGAGCACTGATCCGACGCTCATACGACCCATCCAAGAAACGAATTATCACCCGCAACCTCGCATTCCTCAATCAAACAGACCATGAGTAAACTAATTAAAGCCATTGAAGCAGCTATCCAGGACAATAAAGTCCACAATCATCTCTCCATTACGCTGGAGCTGAACGCTGCCGGCAACCCTGCTGCTGTCTTTGTCAACTTCGACGGTAACCTGATGACCCGACTGGGTATGATCGATGTGCTGATCCGTCAGCTCGAAGACATCCGTGAAGAATTGCACGAACAGCTGCAAAATGACAGCGAAGAAACTAAACGTTCCTCCGGTGATGCAGAATCTATCATCGAAGAAAAGGCGAAGGCGCTTCGCCAAAAAGTCGAATCACTTCCCGAAGAGCTTCGTGATCCGGTCAATGCACTGCTCAACAAACTGGATAAAGAGTTAGGCAAGCATCGCAAAGAAGATGTTGCAACTGATGAAATCAAAGCTGCCTTTGTCAAATCGATCCTATCGCAAATCAACAAACGATTTGGGTTCGAAGGCAACAGCATGCCGATCAATCCGTGAGCATGCAATGTCTCACCAGTGAGACAAGAGCAATTCGTGTGCTCTCTATAGAGTACTCTATATAATACTATATATATAGGGAGTCTCACCAGTGAGACACTGTTGTCTCATCAGTGAGACAATGTGCACGAAAAAAACACCTCATTTGACACCCCGTTGGAGCACCAACAAATCCACTAAGAGTTACACGTATGCTAGATGATCATTTCGAAGGAATACCGATACTGATATACGATTTATCAGTACCCATTGAGCAGAGGAAGCCAAAGGAGTTTGCAACAGTGACTGCTGCATCCCATTACCTGGGAGTCTCGCAGAAGCGCATACTCACCGCTACTGATCCACTCAAGAAACGTAAAATTCAAAGTCCCAAATTCAATAAAGAATTCGCAGTACGCATTAAAAAATCAACTTAAAAAACATGTCAAACACAATATTTTTCAAAATCGATTTCGCAGGTAAAACCTTCAAACCTGTTATCCTGCCTAAGCAAGAAGATCAAATTGCTGAAACCCTTGAAAGTTTCGCTGACATCGCTGACATCATTTACCCTGAAGAGCAGTGCATGCGCTTCCCTATGAAGAGCGTGTTCTCATCAGATGACTGGGTATTTAACGCCGACCGGGTACTGAAAATCAATTCAGTCAAGATCCTTCACTACAATGACGTGATCTACTACCATGGTGTAGCACCCGAGTTGCAAGCATCTATCCAGGCAGTTGACCACTATGTGGATTACCTCCTGGAAGAGAACGACGAAACATTTGCCAAGACCATCGTAGACGGATTTGCGTCCGTGGGTATGGTGATCGATTTGGAAGCAAAGAAAGCTGCTGCCAAACCAGTCGTAGAAGAAGAAGAAGCCACTAAAGTTGGTGGATTCCGTGCACACATCGAAGCAACTTACCCGACACCGGACACCAAGAAAACCGGCTTCCACGTGGAGCAGGACATCTGGAACCTACTGATCCGCAACGGTCTTCGTTTGGAAAACACCATGCTGATCGGTCCAACCGGTACAGGTAAGACCGAAGTATTGCAGCACGTTGCTGATGCCCTTGGTAAGAAGCTTCACATCGTGGACATGGGTACTATCCAGGACGCACAATCAGCGCTCTTGGGTGTTCACCGTTTGAATGAGAAAGGATTCTCGGAGTTTGACTACGCACCTTTTGCGCAGTACATCCAGGAGGACTGTATCATTTTGCTCGATGAGTTGTCTCGTGCACCACTGAGTGCAGCCAACATCCTGTTTCCATGTCTGGACAGACGCCGGTACTTGCCGATTGACATCGCCGGCGACGGTGAAGAGCGTCACATCCCTGTACATGAGAACGCCATGTTCTTCGCTACTGCCAACCTAGGTTCGGAATACACCGGCACCCACGCGATTGACCGTGCGTTGATCGACCGTTTCTTCCCCGTTGAACTGGATTACCCCATCGAAAAAGCAGAGATCGACATCCTTGCTAAACGTACTGGTATTGACAAGAAGACTGCCAAGGCAATCGTAAAGATCAGCCGCAGCATTCGCTCTCAGTTCAAGGAGCAGGAACTCTCTACGTCTGTATCAGTTCGTCACACCCTGCAAACAGCAGCATTGGTGACCGACGGATTTGATTTGATCACGTCGCTTAACCAGGTAATCCTGCCACTCTTTGATGATGGTAGCGGTGCTGGAGAGCGTGCCAAAGTACGCAGCATTATTGCTGCCCTTTAATTTAACCCTTAAACATTTAACATCCCCTGGTTTAACCGCCAGGGGTGTTTACTAAAGCGGTATGAAAAACGAAGACAACGAGAAACAACAAGCATTTAAAGATTGGTTCGGAAGAGCAGCTGAGGACAGCTTTACCTTCCGCAATGATACCAACAAAGCGATAAACTGGGAGACCAGGTATCACAACTACTCAGACTTTTTGCTGGGCAGTACCAACAGTCCCAAGGAAGCTGCGCGACTACTGAACAGCATGTTTAACATGATGGGTGTAAACAAGCGCGAAGCACTTACTGATAAGCTGAGCAAAGCCGCACAGGATGGCAGCATCTTGCTTCCGGTGGATTTACTCAATGACGAACTCAACGAGGGAATCCCTTCCGGTAAGCGTGCCGATGCATTCCTGGGTGGTTCACTGCGCAATGCTGCAATCAATGCTTTTGAGAAATCAGCAAACGCCTCCAACATCCAGGCATCCCGTCACAAAGCAGCAAAAGAAGAAGGCATCAGTGCTACGGAGCGCGTATCAGCGATGTTTGAAACCATCCTGCACGACGAGCGCACCGACCGCAAGGTAGCCGAGAAGTTCCCCGGTTACTCACGCTTCATTTCCAAGTACAAGGAATACAAGTTCGAGACCAAGTTCGAAAAGAAAACGGACTTCAAAAACGAAGCGGAAGAGTTCATGGATCTGACCATGCGCATGATCCAGCACCCGGGTACTGTAGAGCAGGAAGAACTCGACAAGTTCGCACCACACGTAGAAGAAATGCGTGAGATGATGGACTACTACGGGGGAATTCCGGAGACCTACAGAGACACTCAATTGCTGAGCAATCGCATCGCCAATTACATCATCAATATGCTTCCTCCTCCAGAAGAGGAACCACCAGGCGGTGGTGGCGGCGGTGGTGGTGAAGGCGAAGGTACACCTCCACCTCCGGGATCGGAGGAATCATTGTCAGAGATGGCAAAGTCCTACGCAGAGAACATGCTCAGTGAATCCGAATCTGAATCCGCCGGATCAGATGCGATCATGAAGTCGCTCACCGATGAGATGGAAGAAAACGGTCGCGTCATCAAAAGCGAAGAAGGCTGCTCTCCGGAGAAAGTACACTGGATCAAGCAGGAAAACAATCGTTCAGTCTATGAAAGGGTATTGGGCAGTATCGACCGCGCCAAAGCGAACACGGTTGCCAACCTGCTGAAGCGCAAGTCCAGGGACTTCAAGTTCTCGGTACGCGGCATGCGTTCAGGTCGACTCGATACCAATAAACTAGTAGAAGCAAGACAGCATGTCCCAACGGTCTATGAGCGTATGGGTGAGGTGAAGACCGACAAGCTTGCCGTCTGCATCCTAATCGATGAATCCGGTTCGATGAGTGGGACCAAGATTGACAAAGCACGCCAGGCAGCCATTTTCCTCAACGAAGCATTCGGTAAACAACCGGACGTGGAGTTGTACATCTACGGTCACACCGCTGATGATGATAAAGGTTACGGGACGTGTGAGATAGCAATCTACCGCGAACCCGGATTTGCTAACAAGCACTCCCTGGGCGAAGTGCGAGCACGCTCGAACAACCGCGATGGTCAGGCGATCATTGAAGTTGCCAAACGCATTCGCAAGTTTACCCAGAACGCTGTGGTGTTTATCGTGATCAGTGATGGTCAGCCGGCAGCACAAGGCTACGGCGGCAACGTGGGTATTGAACACACCCGCAAGATGGTACTTAAAGCAGAAGCACTTGGTATGCAGGTCATCCAGGTCGCTATCGATTCAGTAGCGTCTCACCGGATGTTCAAGCACTTCGTGAACATGAAAGACATGAAGACGTTTCCAAACGACCTGGTCAATTTCCTGCGCGTGCGTGTGAACAAGACCATCAAAGAACACGTCACCATTCACTAACCCTTTAACCCCGGGGGTCAAACCGGGGTTTATTTAAACGTAACCGTTCAAAAACTATGGTAAAGAAGATCACTGTCATCGACAAAGACCTCTGCGTGAGATCCGGAAGGGATTTCACTTCAGTATTGATTTTATCGGTGCTACTCAATGTAGTACTGGTTGTACTGTTTGTTTTCCAGGAAGCAAACGTTGTTCATCATTACAAACAAGTTGTGGTAAAAGAGTTGGTAGATGATCTTCCTCTTACCGACAGTGCTATTACGCATGAACTTGTCACCCTGGGTTGTGTGCTACCCAATGTTGCTCTTGCTCAAATGAAGATTGAGACTGGTCATTTCACCAGCAAGATCTGCAAGGAGAACAAGAACATTGCCGGCATTCGCACATCGCGTTCAGAGTATGTCATCGGTGTTAAAAACGGACACTGTGCATACACTACCTACCGCGATTGTCTGCGCGACTACATCCGCATTCAGAATCGCTATCTCAAAAACATTGATGGTAAGTACGCGGAGTCCAAAGACTACCTCAATCTGATTAAATCAATCAAATGAAACAGTTAACCCCTGAAATTCTAAACGAATTCAAAGAAGATCAGCTTAGACTGATCACCAAAGTAATGACAGACGAGGGACAATTACCCCCTCTGGGTGCTGTTTTACTACATGACAAAGTCACAGACAAACTGGAAGTAGGATTTATTCCTGTTCCCGGACAGTTCCTGCAAAGTGATGAAACAAAAGAAGCGCTGGCAACCAAGTTGTTTCCAACTGTTTTTGGTTCCATGGAAAGCGATGGGTTCAAAGAGATTCTCGTGTTCAGTTGGATCACCGAAGTATGGTTGCGTGAAACCCGTACACCATCTGTTCCTCAGGATTGGAAAGACATTCCCAAGACAGAAGGTGTAATGATTCACATTGAAACCAAAGACAACTCTCAGACAGTCATTAAACTGGTCAAGCGCGACGGCAATGTTGTCAACCGGGACGGTAAACTCATTGAGAATGTAATCCTGGAAGATCACCCCGGGTTTGCAGGTACCGTTGACGGTCAAACCGGCTCCACTGAAGGACGCTTTTCCCGCGTATTGCGCAATTATCTTAAATCAAAATAACTGGTATGGTACACGTGCAGGGTTCGACTCCCTGCACCAGTTCTAAATTTTAACACTATGACTCTTAAAGAATTCAGACCCGAAGGAGTAACAGGTCCAGAACATGAAGATTTCTTCTACCGCAGCTTCCTCACCGGACCTCAAGGTGCACACTATGAGTTGTTCAGAGAACAACATCATACAGACGATCACCTCAAGCAGGCAAAGTTGTACATCCGTAACAATTTTGACGCTGTATCTATTCACACAATCAAGGAAACAACATAATGGGTTACAGAAATTACCTCGGAACACTGCCGAAGGCGGACTACGAGACTATCAAAGACATGACTCTAGAAGAGTTTTACAAACACAAAGGGCACACTTACCATGAAGATCCGGAAGAACGTGATTATTTATCATTTCGTTCTGTAATTAAAGACGATCTGCTGGAACTTGGTAAATACGTTGACTCTTTTGACGAGAAGTTTTTTACTCCTGCCTTTTCTGATCCAGAACTGAATGAGATGTTTCACAATAGTGACTGCGAGTTTGTCAAAGTAGAGAAAGAGTTTCTAGCGGAACTGATTGAGTACTACTCCGAAAAGGTCCGGTCTTACTACACAGCCCTGCTGGAACCATTTAAGAATCCAAGCGGTGAGTACAAAGCAGACTTCTTAAATGAGCTGGTACCCGATGACACAAGCAACGGTGCACTCTTTGAAATATTTAAACATGTTCAAGACATAGCAGGTGAGTGGGGTATCGGAGGATGGGGTGGTAACGAACAACGTCCTTACTCACTAGATCCCGAAAGCGAAATGATCAGCAGCTGGAAGTTTGAACACTCGATCTTTCAGATGGTCAGTCTCTACCGAAACTTTGATTTCGAGAACAACGTACTAATCTACTACGGACACTAATGAACAAACTAGATAAAGACTACCAGAACTTGCTACAGGATATCCTTGATAACGGGGTGACCAAGCAGGACCGCACCGGTACAGGAACAAAATCTGTATTTGGTCGGCAAATCCGCCACAACATGCGGGAGGGGTTCCCGTTGCTGACTACCAAGAAGATGGCGTGGAAACAAATCGTTACGGAACTCATTTGGTTCCTGCGTGGTGACACCAACATCAAGTTCCTGGTTGACAACAACTGCAACATCTGGAATGGTGATGCTTACCAAGCCTATATTAAAAGATATAATAAAGGTGAATATGTTGGTAAAACCAAATTATTAGAGAATTCTAAGAAAAATAGAACATTAACTGAACCATTTACAATAGAAGAATTCATTGACAAAATCAAAACCGATGATGAGTTTGCTAAGAAGTGGGGTGAATTAGGACCAATTTATGGTAAGCAGTGGAGACAGTGGGGTGGTTTACAAGATTTAACTGATGATGATCAGCCAATCTATTTGGACCAAATTCAAAACCTAATCAACGACCTTAAAACAAACCCAGACTCAAGAAGGTTGATGGTATCTGCCTGGAATGTAGGAGAGATCCAGAACATGGTGCTACCACCGTGTCACTACGGGTTTCAGTTGTACACCAGGGAGTTGAGTTGGGGTGAAAGAACTGATATTTATTATACAAAATATCCAGTGGGTACTGATGATATTAAGTCTGATAAATATTATGATGAATTACACATCCCTACTCGAGCAATTTCTCTAATGTGGAATCAGCGCAGTGTCGACACGTTTCTCGGTCTCCCGTTTAACATTGCATCGTACGGTCTTCTCCTGGAGATCATCGCCAAGCATGTTAACATGATTCCAGATGAACTCATCGGAAACCTTGGTGATACACACCTCTATTTGAACCACCTTGAGCAAGCCAAGATGCAGATCTACAGAGAGTCGTACGACTTACCTCAGATCCGTATCTCTTCAGGTCCGCTGGATGACATTGCTCATCACGAACTGAACGACTTCGACTTGTTAAACTACAGTTCACACCCTGCTATCAAAGCGCCTCTTAGTAACTAATGAACATTCTTAGCAAACCCTTTATCATTGACAATCAAAATCCTGACATCTGCGGTCCCTGCGGGGGTCAATGCTGCAAGAAAATGCCAGGTATCGTGCATCCCGATGACATTGAGATGAGCGAAGAATTTTTGACACATCTAATCTCCGAAGGAGGTTACGCTATTGACTGTTGGGAAAACAACCCGTTTAATGATGGTCGTGACATAACTCAAGTGTTTTACCTGCGTCCGCAAACTATTAAAGCAAGAAACCAAGTATTTGATTTTAGCTGGGGTGGACAATGTGTATTTCTTGGAGACACCGGTTGTCAACTCGATTGGATTACCCGTCCTGCACAGTGTAGAGCGCTTGTTCCTAAAGCGAACCGCATGTGCAGTTTTGACGATCCTAAATTTTCAAAGCAAGAACTTGCAAAAGCTTGGTTTCCCCACAGTGAATTCCTGCGCAACGTAGGACGTAAAATTGATTCAGAACAAAACCTATGAAAAAATTATTAATCGCGCTATTGGTGATCGGAACGACATCATGCGTATCAGACTTCGACAGACTTGCCGATGCTCAGAAAAAGTATCCCAATTCAATCGTAACACCTTCTACCAGCATTTTAGCTAACCAGGGTTACGAGATTATGGTAGAAGACACCATTACTAAACAGATCTATGCACTCTCGTACTACCCATTCAGTAGCACGAAGATTTCAGTGGTCAGAAACATTCGTTAATGCACACAAAACCCCTTATCGAGAACGTTGTACGCAAGTCCATGTTGATCCGTCCAAGCGGGCGGTCAACGGACTTTATCGCACCCAGCTTCGGATATGGGTGCCTGTACAATTGTACTTACTGCTACATGAAACGTCATCTCCCGGAAGGTCTCAGCATTGCTAAGAACCACTGGGAGATCCTGACGATGATTAACAACCATGCCCACTTTGCAGTAGTGGACAAACCCAATCAAACACACGATGAGTTCATTACCTATGACATCTCGTGTAATGAAGACTTTGCGCTTCATGCCAAGTATCACAAGTGGGAAGAGATCTTTGAGTTCTTCAATGGTCACGCCCATGCGGTCGGATCATTTGCTACCAAGTATGTGAACCGTGATTTGCTTTCCTACAATCCGAACAAAAAAGTACGTATTCGTTTTTCTCTGATGCCTCAGTATTTCAGTACCATTCTGGAACCAAACACCAGTCTTATCTCTGAGCGGATTGCTGCGATCAATGATTTCATTGAAGCAGGATACGACGTGCACATCAATTTCTCTCCGGTCATCGTCTCCAGCAACTGGTTGGACCTCTATACCAAACTGTTCCAGGAAATAGACTGGAAAGTGAAAGAGGAATACAAACGGTTTGTAAAAGCGGAGGTAATCTTTCTAACGCATAACCGGGAGAAACACGAGTACAATGTCAAGCATGATTTACCTGGTGAATACTTGCTATGGCGTCCGGACATCCAGGAGAGTAAGACAAGCGAGTACGGAGGCAAGAACCTGCGCTACAAAGCTGGTCTTAAAGCATCCTACATTAACATGTTTAAAAATCTATTGGAATTCAGCATCCCGTGGTGCAAAATCCGCTACATATTTTAATGAAAACAATTTTTATCGGAGACATACATGGTCGTGATATCTGGAAAGATATCGTCTCACAGGAACAACCCGACCGAGTCATCTTTATCGGTGACTACTTTGATTCTTTTGACCTCTCTGCTGCCGTGCAGCTTGCAAACTTTAAAGACATCATCGCTTTTAAAGAGTCCGGACAGTGTGAAGTCATCATGCTGATCGGTAACCACGACATCCACTACATGCCCGGGTTTCCCGCTCAGTACAGCGGATATCAATCCAAGCATGCCCTGGAGATCCGACACCAACTGGACAGCAACAAGCAGCATCTGCAAATGGCTTACCAGTTCGAAGGATTCTTGTGCACGCATGCCGGTGTGAGCGTCGAGTGGTTGAGCATGATGGGGTTTAAAGAGGTTGACACTCTCAAGATTGCAGACATTGTCAATGAGCTGTATGAAGAAAACAAAACGTTCTTTGATCACAACGGTACAAACCCCTATGGTGACAACACGTACCAGACTCCTGTATGGATCAGACCAGCAAGTTTGATTGCTGTCAACCGTGATTCACTGGAACCCAGTTTAGTACAGGTTGTTGGTCATACAGCGGTAAAGATTGACATCATTGAGCATGAGTTGACCAACGGTCGCTATCACTTCATCGACAAATTACACAACAAGCATGGTCAGTTCCTGATCTATGAAGACGGTGTAACCTCTGTGGGAGAAATCAAACGTGAACAGTATGAAACGAGTCCTTAACGCAATCAAGTGGGCGTGGACGGTTTACCGCCGTCCTCAAACGTTCAATGAGAACATGCTGCAGATCCTGAACGGTCAGATCAATTTCTTGAAAGAAGTTGCTGAAACCAACAGTCCCCGCATAACCAAACTTGCCAGTGTATACTGGGAAAAAGGAGGAGAGAAAGACCAAATCGTATTGCTCTCTTTGTGGTGCGGTGTAGGACCAGACGGACCTATTGACCGAATTGAAGAACTATCAAAAGAAAACCAAAAGCTCAAAAGGGAGCTTGTAATGAACACATTCCATGACGAATCCAGAACCTAAACGCAGAAACCTGTCCGGTATCTACATCTTTGAACAGTTCGAAGGTGAAGAAAAAAGACAACCCACGTGCTTTGAAGATTGCACGGAAGCAAAACAAGACGAATGGTTAGCATCCCTGAAACCTAATGCATTGAGAAATCTTGCTAAACAACTGGGAAAATCCCTTCGTGGTATTGGTGACCAATTTGACATCGCATCGGAGTAATGGCAGGCGTTGTACGTTTTATCGCTGACCTGCATCTTGGTCACCAGAACATGGCAAAGCGTCGTGGTTTCGATTCAGTCGAAGCACACGATGAGCACCTCATCCAGGAATGGAACAAAATCGTGGACAAACGAGACGTTACCTATATCCTGGGTGACGTCACCATGGAAAAGAAAGAACCCTATAAACTGCTGGATCGTCTCAACGGGATCAAGCACGTCGTACTAGGTAATCATGATCGCCGGCAGCATACCCGGGAGTTGCTAAATCACGTGGAAAGCGTCGGCGGCATGGTTCATTACAAAGGATTCTTCCTGACTCACTGTCCGGTACACCCTACGGAGCTTACCTACCGGGATGTGCGGGGTAACATCCATGGTCACATTCATGACAAAGAAGTAGGGGAACCCAATTACTGGTGCGTCTCCTGCGAACGAGTGGCATACAAACCAATTACGTTAGAAGAACTAATCATACGACTATGAAACCCGATCCAAGAGAATTTCCACGACTCAACGAGTTGATCAATCTGACACAGGAAATGCTGTTGATGCACAAATCGTTTAACAGCGAGAAGCTTAACCGCGTGCTGGAGGCTTTTCTGCAGCAGGTAGACTTATGTCGCGTGACTGCCAAACCATTGACCAGTAACAAAACATTTCCGTTTCCGGTCATGTACCTGCACGCGGAAAACAAACGACTGATCACTAAGCAAGTCACCAGCTTGGCAGATTTTGAAGAGCTGATGGAGAGTTCATTTGTCGAAGCGTACTGGGAACTCAACTCGATTGGAGATGGGGTCAAAGCGCTTCTACAGGCAGCGCAAATTGGTGCTGATCCGGAGTGTTTACTCAGCAAGTATCACACCTGGGGGCTGGAAGAGGTGTTGACTGTCCTGGATGACAAACCCTTTACCGAGCACTACTTTGCTCAGGTTGCTGAATGGAAAGCACAGCATGATAAAAAGAGAGCGCTAGACGAGGAATTCCTACAGACATTCCAATCATTTACCGGTAAACACTTGGACAAATTATGACACGATTCAACCTTGTCATGTTTAAGAAGTGGAAACCGGATAGGTCCACGGAATATTTCAATTACTACGCTTTTACCGAGAGTGGTGCCGGGTTTGTGATTCGTTGTAAAAAGAATTCCTGGAGACCATGTATCCCCTACGAATTCGACGACGTCAGCGGAATTGCTGATTCCATCAAGGAATACGACGATTGCACCAAGGAGGAGTTTCTGGAAGTTTTGCAAGAGGCGGCTAGTGCGATGATGACATTTGCGAACCAGATTTTGATGGATGCCTACAAGTAAACACTGGTATTTCAATACAAAGTGTAAACATTTATTGGTTGATATACTAAAATGCATTTATTTGTAGACAATAACCTAAACTCTACACGATGTCTACTGTTAAGTCAAAGTCTAAACGAAAGGTTTCCACTAAATCCAAAGTGAAACCACCGGTTAAAGTCGAAGTAAAAACGCAACCTATTGCGGTACCCGATGAAGCGCCTTACATAGTAGACAAGAATGTACCCATTGGTGGGGTACGGTCGATCACAAATCTGAACCGCTTTCCATTTGACCAAATGAACGTCGGTGACAGCTTTTTGATCCCTCCAGGAGACAAGCATGCTGAAAATCCAAACTCCATTCATTATGCAGCAAACCAGTTTGCGAAAATGAAGCCGGGATTTACAGTAACTACTCGTCTCCAGCTCAACAAATACCGGCGAGTCTGGAGGATTAAGTAAGAGGCAACACATGTGAGTAAACCGGGATGATCAACGTCCCGGTTTTTTTATGGATTATCGCTAATAAACTACGGATAATCTACAATCCAACACTGTAAACAACAAAGAATATGAGTAAGATATTAGGACCTGAAGCTGTGTACCTGGAACGCGAACCCTTTGCGGTTACCCGGGTATATGCCGGAACACTCACCGAAGACGACGAGGAGTTCCCCTTTACCATGACTACCCAGGAAAACCCTGAGACCGGTGCTCCCGAACTGGTAACTGACATCACCTTTACCGAAGGAGAACCTATCAACAAGCGTGCTGCCGTAGCAGCAATTAAAGATCACTTCTAATGGCAACACCGTATCATCACGCAGTATCATCTGTAAAGAAACATGGAGGTACCTGGGAGCAGTACATCCACATCCACAACTGGTTCGATGAAACCAAGGCGTGGGTGGGTGACATTCGTCACCGCGCGTTCCGTCACCACTCCGAAGGGATCTTCCAATGCGAATCCTTATTCGGTATCGTGACACCCATTACCATGACGGACGGCAGCATCAAGAATGTCCCTACCCGTGTCATTGCAGAGCAGCATGTCCAGGAGGACTGTGGATTTATCCCGTCCGCCAAACAGTACTTTGACAATTTTACACCTACCAAGTGGATGATGAAAGTTGGTAGACAGTTACACAATATTGATAAACAAGAAAATGGAACCAGATGAAAAAACAACACATCCTTTTACCCCTAGTGAAGTATTTTCAAAATACGCAGCAGCGGGTGAAGCTCTGCATGCCAAAATGATGGGAACACCGTTGACAAAAGAACCATCCATTAACATAGAACCTGGTGAAATCAAGTTTCCTTACAAGGAAACCGATGACGTCGTGATTACCAGTCAACTTGCCATGGATTATTACAGCTCCCTACACCTTGCCGGCAACAGGATTCAGCTGGAATGGAGTGGCGGAGGAGACAGTGGATCTGTCTGGTTAAACATCAACAACAAGCAAATAGACGAAATTTGGGACGGTGACAAACAAACGCTCTATGACCGCATCCACCAATTTGTCATCAACGAAATGTATGACAACCTGGATTACGGAAGCTGGGCAGGTGAATTCTCCGCTTCTGGAACCGCCGACTTCATTATTGAAGACGGATTTGTAGGGTTCAGAGGAACGGACAATTACTCCCAGTACGATTACCATCACGTGGGCATTGAACCCTGCACCTTTACAATCCCTATTGCACTCATACCCGAGCACATCAACGAGGTATATGTAAGCATTCAGGATGGTTACGATGGGAGCTTTCCGGAGGTAAACATTTCACTACGTGTCAGGGGAGATTGGAGGCGCCACAACGACGAGTTAAGCGCTGAAGCAGCGAAATGCATCGAGGAACTGGAGAATGCGTTAGCTGAATTTTTTAGAGACTTGATGGACAAATACGAGGCGGATCATTGCTATGATGATCAAGGATTTTCCATCGAAGACCGTGCAAAAGACGTGGAGTTGACCTTCAATGAATTTACTTATTACACGACCTCCGACAGTTACCGTACCAAAGAGGTAGATTTACTAAATTCGGAGTACTAAACAGCAGAGACAGCAGAGACAGTAAAATGAAGCAAAAATCAGAACCTCATAAAAACGACAAAACCCACTGTAGTAGTGGGTCTTGTTTTGTTGCGAAGCCAGGGATCGAACCTGGGACCTTCGGGTTATGAGTTTCCCATGATACTGCCTTCAAACTCTCTGCTGTCAAGCGTTTTGCTTGATTACTATTTTTTCAAAGAGACAAAATTTACTGCAAATGTTTACAAAACCGGAGGTGTACAATCCTCAGGAACTCACCCAGCGCGGGTTTGTTTTTTTCTATTACAACAAAAAACGTAAACGCTACTATGACGGGTCCCAGGTCGGATTGGATTGTTCACCGATAACGTGTACAACTCTTAAACATCGACAGCAGGAATTGGAGAGGTTGCAATACCATCTCCATAAGCTGTTGCTTGCCGGCTGGGAACCTGTTGATAGTGTTGACCATCCCCGTAGTTTATTGACTACGGATCTCCAGGAGGAGAATCTAGAGCGCCTTTATCCAGCAAGTTTTTCGGAACGCCACAAGAAAGATTTTAAATACGCGGCAAGAAAGTTTCGCAAATACCTGGACATAAAGAACCTCAAACATCTTCGAACAGCATTGATTACTAAAGATGATATTCAAACGTACTTAAATACAATTACATCATCAGCAGCTTATTACATGATTGTTCGCAATCGACTTAGCGGGATATTTACACTTTTTGTCGAGAACAAAATGATCGGAGTTAATCCCGTAACATTAACCAGTGTAAAAAAGAAAAGTCCTAAACGTAACCGAGCGTTTACAGAAAAACAATTCAAACAAGTATTAGAGTACATCAAAGCAGAAAACAGCAATCTTTATCTGTGCGCTTTATTGATGTACGGAAGCTTTTTGAGACCACATAAAGAGATCAGAAACCTTAATCGAGATCACTTTAACGAGCAGTTAACCATGATTTCAATGGATGGGGACGAAGTTAAAAACAGACAACTTCGCGTTGTACCAGTCCCTGGATTTGTCCGGGAAGAGTTAATTAAACGTCAGATTGACGAGCTTCCACCGGATTATAACATATTCACCAAAAAGAAAAAACCATATCAAAGCGAAGAATACTTTTCAACGATATGGAAAAAAGTAAAGCGTAAGCTGTTGAAGGACAAAGTAGTAACTAAAGACCACACCCTGTACAGTATACGACATACGGCTGCCGTATTGCTATTTAGAAGAACTCAGGACCTTCCAAAGTTGTCTCAACTTATGGGACATGGTGATGTTAGTATAACTATTGTATATTTAAGGTCTTTAGGAGTTCTATTAAATATCAACGAGCAAGATTTACCTCAGATTTAGCATTAACACTTGATTGATAAGTCAATACAATTCTATAAATTCAACAATATTGTGTGTTTTTATTAATACTCTACAAGAGCACAACGAATATTTGACAAATTTTTCTAAATTGCTTGACAAAAATCAATAATACAATAACCCAATCAGTACGCATGAATCAAAAACGGTTGACTCCTGAAGAAAAGGAAAAGTTGCAAGGAATGGTGCTGCAAGGTGTAACACCTGAAGACATCAGCAAGTATTTCGGCATTGCAATCTCAAGCGTTCACAACTTTAAAAAGAAAATGAAAGACGAAGGAATAGTTCTCACCAACTTGCGCGGTAAACGTCCGGTTGGTGTTAATGCACTAGCCGTTAATAATGTACCTATGACACCGTCGTCTGTCGAAAAACCTGATGACAGCAAATTTGTTATACTGGTTGTCAAAGGAGTAACAATCCAGATCGCCAAATCTACTGCAAACTTTTCCATCGACGGTGACGTGATCACCATCTACTAAGATATAATACAGTGTCTACTGTATTGGTGTAAGCCGGTTGCTCTCGTAGTGACCGGTTTTTTTATTTCCTGATAGCGATATAGTGTTTTAATTTGTAGAACTGTTGTATATTTGATCTACAAAATTTGGTAATTTGCATCATTAATTGTAATGATAGTCAGTTTACCAAACGGTAAGTGTATTGAAGTTTCGATAGAGACATACTTACGAATGACCGATGAAGACTTCGAATATCTCCTGGCTATCAACTGGGGTGAACATTTTGAGGACCCTTTCCACTCATCCGTATTATCTCTCGGTGAGCAACCTACCGTGCTCTCAGACGAAGACCTCGAAGAACTCGGTGTAGACGATGTTTCCGATTTGGAAGTCATCGACCCCGCCGACGAAGAGATTGATCTGTTCGAAGACGAATAACACTTACAGCCGTATCACCCTTATCCGTAGTGGTCATTTATGACCAGCTGTCTATGCTTGCTAAACCAAAACTCTGTGCTCACTGCAACGAAATCAAACCCATCTGGAAAAATGATCGGGGAACTCGTTACTGCAAAACCTGTTGGTCTCTCGTAAAGCCAACCAGCACAACCACTCTGACCAAACGCACTCCCATCAAACAAGTGTCCGACAAACAGTCGAAGCTCAATGTCGTGTATGCAATTGCACGCAAGGAGTTTCTTTCCCGTTCGGGAAATAAGTGTTGTCGTGCAAGACTTGTCCCCGAGTGTACCGGCTGCTCTGAAGAGCTGACCATTCACCATTCTAAAGGTCGTGGAAAGTACCTGCTTGATACGACTACCTGGAAAGCACTGTGCATTCACTGTCACATGTATGTGGAGACACATCCTGAAGAAGCGAAAGCACTGGGTTATTCCGAGACCCGCATCTAATTATGGAATCAAGAACTGTATCCTTTGACTTTGACAAGACACTAAGCAGACCTGAAGTTCAGGAGTACGCTGCTGAACTACTTAAACGTGGTTTCAACGTGCATGTTGTCACAGCCAGGTTCAGTGAATTGCAGAAGCATCGCTGGACTACCTCACCACACAACGAAGATTTGTGGGAGATCATTGACAAACTGGGAATCCCCCATCGCCGTGTTCATTTTACGAACATGGAAGCAAAATACGAGACGTTCAAACATACTCCTCATGTGCTGTGGCATCTTGATGACGATGAAGTTGAACTCTCTGACATCAACGAATTAACCCGTGTACCCGCTATTGACTCCCTATCTGATGATTGGAAAGAGCGATGCGAACACTATTTATCCAACCTTAATTAAACAACCTAACAACAACATGACTTACGTAGGATTTTACGAAATGGAGGTCACTAACGTGCATGGTAAGATTGACATCATGACCATCCGCCTCCCCAAGAAACCATCATTCATTCAACGTACGGCTGCCCGCGTGTTTCTGAACATGAAGTGGTATGACAAAATTATGGAGATGCACCCTTCAGAACGAGCGCAGCGCGTGAAAACCGGGCGCAAACCCAAGGTGTAAATTAAAATCGAGCGCATGACAACCGAATTACAAACCGAGGTTCGGGACAAGGTACAGCAGGAAGCACTCCAGGCTGTAGCACTGCGTCACCGGGCAGGTCTGAGCGTCAGCATGGGCGTCGGTAAAACCTTAATAGGACTGAGACACATGAAACAGCATCTGGACGAACATCCAGGTGCTGAATTTCTTGTGGTCGCTCCCAAGGTTTCGATCTTTCAATCCTGGAAAGACGACGCAGTGAAGTTTGGACTTGATGAGCTGCTGGAGGTAATCACCTTCAGTACGTACCGCTCTTTAGAAAAACAAAAGCAATCCTACGCGGTTGCCTACCTGGATGAGTGTCACAGTTTACTGTACTCTCATCAGTTCTGGTTACAAACCTTCTGGGGTAAGATCCTCGGACTGACTGGTACACCACCCCGTCATGCCAACAGCGAAAAAGGGGAGATGGTCAATATGTTTTGTCCCATGGTCTATACCTACATCACCGATGATGCGGTAGACGACGGGATCTTAAACAATTACAAGATCATTATTCATACCATGGAACTCTCCAAGAAGAAAGATGTGCTCATCTCTACCAAGTCCGGCAAGAGCTGGATGACTTCGGAGCGTGAACAGTATGACTACTGGGATCGAAAGATTGCAGATGGCGGTAGCTTCCAGGAGATGCAGCACGCACGTATCATGCGCATGCGGGTTCTGATGGATTTCAAAACCAAGGAACGCTATGCAAAGAATCTGCTGGAGAACATTCACAACAAGTGTCTGATCTTTGCTAACACTCAGGAACAGGCTGATCGTCTGTGCAATCATTCCTTTCATAGTTCCAACCCGCTGAGTGCAGAGAATCTCACCGCTTTCAAAAACGGTCTTATTGACAAACTCAGTTGCGTACAGCAATTGAACGAGGGAGTAAACATCCCCAATCTTCGTAGTGGTTTAATCATGCACGCTTACAGCAACGAACGCAAGACCAATCAACGCATTGGTCGTTTCCTGCGTTTGAACCCCAATGAAACAGCTACCGTGCACCTGCTCATGTATGCAGGTACCGTAGATGAACACTGGGTAATGCAAGCGCTGGGTGAACTTGATTCCGCCAAGATTATTTTCAGCGACCCTATTCAATTCTAAGAATGTATTCAATCATCAAGCGAAAGATGGTGAATGGCAAGCTTGAGTTTGCAAGCGCTGCAGACCAGGTCCGTTATCAACGTTTTCTCTCCAACCTCAAAGAAGGGGACATTGTCGAAGAGTTCACCGAAATCCGTGGTAACAATGCCACGGTAGCACAAATTGCACGAATACACGCTATGCTGCGTGAGCTAAGTGCATACACCGGTCATGGGTTTGAAGAGTTAAAGTCAATGGTAAAAGAACGCACTGGTTTGGTGGTTCACAAAGTCGAAGACGAGAAAGAAATCTACGAACTTAAAAGTTTTGCTTACTGTTCCAGACAAGAACTCTCCCAAGCGATTGATGCGTGCATCCACCTGGGAGAGTTATTTAATTGTCAGTTAGCCTGATCATCCATCTGGGAGATCAAGCTGTCCATTGGTACGGTAACGGTAAGTTTAAGTTCCTGCGCTTGCTTGTCAAGTGCCTGACACAGAGAGAGCGTGGTGTTGTAATGGTAATGCCAAGAATTTGCATTCACGGTATCACTGTTCAACGCCTGCTGCATCTCTTTGATTTCTTCATCGGTTTTGTCTTCAACCATGAAGGCAAGCAACTGTTGCAATCGCGCATAAAAACCTGCACCAATTTCAATTGGAATGATCGCATCCTTGCGTATCATTTCCACGGTTTGGGGTTGCGTGTTTTCCATTGGATTTTTTACAAGCTTCAAATATAATGCTTTAACATAATGACAACCATCCTATCTACAGAAATTCTACAAAAAACTGATGAGATTGTTCACAAGCTCCAGGAGCGTTTGAAACCCTCCGGTTGGTACAATCGCCTCCACGGGTTACTTACCTCACAGGAGTTTCACAAAATCATTTACACCCTTGTCAACAACTCCGTTGAGGAGAAAAGGTTCACACCAGTAATCAAAGATTTGTTTCGCGCATTCGAACTGACTCCTGTTAATGAGGTCAAGGTGATCATCATTGGTCAGGACCCTTATCCGCAAATTGGTATCGCCAACGGTATTGCTTTTTGCAACGCCAACAAACCCGATAACAAGATGGAAGCATCGCTTCGCTATATCACGGAAGCAGTGTACCGAACCGTCTACAACAGCGATGAGGAGTACGCTTTGACCAATGACCTCAGCCGGTGGTCCAAACAAGGTATCCTGATGTTAAACACCGCACTGACTACTGAAGTTGGTAAAATCGGTGTGCACCAGGAGCTTTGGAAACCATTTACGCAGCATGTCATTGACGTCATTGCTAATTCCAATTCAGCGCTCATCTGGGCGTTCCTTGGAAAAGCAGCACAGCAATATGCGGATCTTGTTCCGGACATTGCACATCACAAATTATTCGTTTCACACCCTGCAAGCGCTGCTTATGCCAAGCAAAAGCAATGGGATTGCAAGGACATGTTCAACCAAATAAACGTACTACTTGACCAGATTTATGGTGAGCAAGTAATATGGTAAATTCTACAGAAGTGTTGGAAAATTTTGTAGAACTTAGTAAATTTACCGCCCCAATAAAATATGAGCGACGGTAAATTGATCGGTGGAGCGTATCCCTGGAAGCATATATCCCAGGTGTACCAAGAGGGTTTGGATTACATGGTGAACCGTAAGAAGGGAATCATTCGTTCAATTGAAACTCCTTGGGAACGATTTAATGACGCTGGTATGGGAGGCATCGAGTGGAACACCATTACGGTGATCGCTGCGAGACCTGCTGCCGGCAAGACACTTTTGACTTCACAGATTACCCGCGAGGCGCACTATCGCAATCCTACGCAAGACTTTGCCGTCCTGGACTTTCAGTTCGAGATGCTGGGTCGAACCATGGCGATGCGAGAATTTAGTGCACACCTGGGTAAGAGTATGAAACAAATCGCCAGTGCTGACAAAATCTACGGTCCTGTCTTGAACGAAGACATCATGGCTGCTTACAACTATTGCAAAGCCAATGAAAATCGTCAGATCTATGTGGTTGACAAACCTGTTACCGTAGATGAGTTCAAACGAACTGTCCGCAACTTCTGCAAACACATTGGCAAACCCGTGATGGTCACCATTGACCACTCGGTACTCTTCCGTAAGAATGCTTCGGAGAAAGACAAATTCGAGATGCTTTACAATTTAGGTGAAGCGCTCACTGAACTAAAGAAAGAGCTGCCAGTGACTTTCATTGTGCTCTCTCAGCTTAACCGCGACATCCAAGACAAGGACCGCTTGAAGGAAGGAACCGCCGGCAACTATGTAAAGGACACGGACATCTTCGGTGCCGATGCGATGCTACAGCACGCAGACATGGTAATCGGACTGAACCGTCCCTACAAGTTGCACCTGCCTGTTTATGGTCCGGACCAGTACATCATGACGCCCAACACGCTTGTGATGCACTTTCTGAAAGTTCGTAACGGTGACCCTCGAATGAGCTTCTTTGAAGCGCAATTTGACAAAATGAGGATTGTGGAAACAGAACCCCCTCCGTGCAAAGGCAAAGCAACATTTTCTTCTAAGTAAGTAATCTAAATGAGCACAACAAAAACAGTAACTCCCGAGTTACGTCAATCGCTGTTGTCGGAGAGTGAAAAACTCTTCAGCGACACCTACGCCAAACTTGGTGTAGTAAAACCCTACCATGTCCAGAAGGTTTGTTACAAACCCAAAGACAAAATCGAACGCATCATCCGCATGTTCCCCAGTGAACTGACGCGCGGTGATGTTTACATCGAGCTGGTAGACTTTGAGTACACGCCGCTGTATACACCGCGACGATTGTACAAACTGACCCACCGTGGTGACTTTAACACCGCTTATGAATCGATTGAAGGCGCCTCCGGGATGAGCTTCATCGTACCGTTCAGCGCACTGAATCTTGTAGTGGATCTCGGTGCTGCCATTCCCTCCACACCCGCTCCTTGGGATACCCCCCGCCTCTCTTCTTCAACAGAAGCAGTTCCCAGTGAACTGACGTTTGACAGTGAGGAACAGGAAATTGGTGATGTGGATGCTCACTACAACACAATGACACTTCGCGATTACTACTGCATTACGCACAACGTACCGCTTTCCCAAAAATCATGGTTAAACAACCTAATTAAAGAAGGACAAAAATGGCAACAACAGAAATAAAATCAACCGCAAAGACGACTGCAACACCTGCAACACCCGCAGCAGCCGTACCGGCAATTGAGACGCCGGCAGCAAAGAAGTTTGTCCTACCAACAGCTCCCGTAAAAGCCGTGAGACAGTCACCCAAGAACCTGATCATTTTCGCTAAACCCAAAGTGGGTAAGACCAGCTTGCTGGCACAACTACCAAACTGTCTGATCCTGGATTTGGAATCAGGTACTGATTACGTAGACGCATTGAAGATCAAAGCATCTTCGATTGACGATATCCGTGAGATCGGTCGCGAGATCAAAGCAGCGGGTAATCCGTATTCTTTTATTGCAGTGGATACCATCACCGCATTGGAAGAAATGTGTATTCCTTTTGCTGAGCAACTCTACAGTGCTACTCCTATGGGTAAGAACTGGGCGGTTGAGGGTAAACCCAAGTATGGCAACATCCTGAATCTTCCTAACGGTGCCGGTTATCCCTGGTTGCGTCAGGCATTTACCAAGGTGATTGACTATGTGAAGACCCTTGCGCCGCACGTGATCTTGGTTGGTCACATCAAAGATACCCTCCTGGAGAAGAACGGTGCAGAGTTTACTGCCATGGATCTTGACCTGACGGGTAAACTGAAGCGTATCAGTTCTTCGAACTCCGATGCAATCGGATACCTCTATCGTAAGGGTGATCAAAACATCCTTTCATTCAAAACCACTGACGAAGTATCATGCGGTGCACGTCCCGAGCACTTGCGTAATAAAGAGATTGTAATCTCTGAGATGACCGAAGAAGGTCTGAAAACTTTCTGGGAAACCATTTATGTAGAATTATCAAAATAAACCACCTAATTAATAACAACCATGTTTAATTCAAAAGACGTTAAGACCACTGGCGGAATCGCCAAAGTAATCAACCCAGGAACCGTTAAAGTTCATTTGCTGGATTTAATCCTTGAGCAACCTAGCTTCGGTAACGGAGCATACCAATTGCACCTGCAGTTAGAAACTTCTCCGATTCTTGAAGAAGGATTTGTGGGATTGCAAATTGACAAGAATGACCCAAGCAGAGGTAATTACTCTGGTCAGGCAGCACGTGTGAAGTCGCAGCCGTATTTGTTCACCGATTACGAGTACAACGGCAACGTGACTCCCAAGGAGCAGCAGGTGTTCCGCTACCTCATCAAACTTGCTGACAACATTGGCAAGCGTGAGATGCTGGACAAAGTAAACGCCAGCTCTATCGAGGAGTACGTAGAGAAAGCCAAGGTGGTTTTGTGTGATCGCAACAACTGGTTCTTTGCTACCATCGGTGGTGAGGAGTATGACAATGTTGCTTCTGATGGTAAGGTGTACACCAGCTACCGTTTGGTGATCCCTAAAACCAAAGGTCGTGAGACAGCATTCAGCTTGAACAGCGAAGATCCAAACTTCGTCATGTTTAATCCTGAATTGCACATCAAGAAGAAGAAAGTTGCTGAAGCTGTAGCCGGTTTTGGTAGCGGTAGTGACGATGGATTTGGTGCATCTCCAAGCATGGCAGCAACGCCTGCTGTTGCACCAAGTGTTGCTAACCCGTTTGCTTCGGATCTGGATCTCTAATCAATACAAGCAGGGGTGCTAATACCATCCCTGCTTTTTTTTCTTCGTATGTTTTGCAGCAAAGATTTATCTGATTCCGTCAAAGACGTCCCAAGTGCCTGGATCTTCGAGCACTACCTGGGACTTGGTGAAACCCTTACCGGGCAGAGTGTCAAAATCAAGTCGGTCTTCAACCCTAAGGACTCTAATCCCAGCATGAACATTTTCTTTTCACTGAAGCTGAACCAGTACTGGTTTCAGGATTTCTCCAGTGGGAACAAAGGCAGTGCGATGGATCTGGTCATGAAGCTTTGGAACCTGGACTTCGGTCGTGCCGCTCAGCGAGTACTCAGTGACTACGCTGCCTTCAAGATGAAGGGTGGACAGGGAGACCGGGAGATCAAACCAGCAGCACGCTGGCAATTTGATCACATCCGGACCCGCACCTGGAACACCGACGATGCGTGGTATTGGGGACAGTACAAAATCAGTAGCAATATGTTGGAACACTACCGAGTGGTTCCTATTGCCAGCTACAACATGACAAAGAATGAAGACGGAGACGTCTCCTCATTTACCGTATCTGCCAAGCACATCTACGGCTATTATTCCGCCGATGGACAGCTCCGCAAGATCTATCAACCCATGAACCCGGACCGCAAGTTTTTCAAAGTGGAAGACTACCTGCAGGGTTCTGATCAGATGACGTACAAGAAACCTTACCTGGTTATCTGCGCTTCCCTCAAGGACGCGATGTGTCTGCGCTCCATGAAGATGGAACTGGACGTGGTTGCTCCTGACAGCGAGAACGTAATGATCTCCCCGGAAGTCATTGACATCTGGAAGGAAAGTTATGAAGCCGTCATTACCCTTTTTGACAACGATGCTGCCGGCATCAAGAACATGAAAGCATACCGCGACAAGTATCAGCTCCCCTTTGCCTGGTTGCAAATGGAGAAGGACCTTGCTGATGCCGTAAAGGTTCACGGACCCATGAAAGTCCGCAACACGGTAGCGCCGATCATCATGCGTCAAATTGAAAACCTTCGTGCCAGTCGCACCGAAGCTTTATCCCAAGTGTGACAACTATGAAACTACTGTTTATACCCGGAAGTGTTCCTTCGTCGAAGAACAGCCGGATGATGACCAAGAACAACGGATTTATTGCCAGCAAAGCAACACAGAAGTATCGCAAGATTACACCCTGGTACTTCAAGATGCACAAAGCGGAGTTTCTCAAGATGCTCCACGGCAAACAAAAACCCTATGTGATCGGAATGCACTTTGTACGTGCGACCCGTCACGCCTGGGACTTTAACAATCCTTGTCAGACCATCCAGGACGAGATGGTCAAACACGGGTACATTTCAGATGACAACATCTTTGAGATGATCCCTGTCCCTTTAAAAATCAATGACCGCTTCTGGACATTGAATAAACCCCAAGCAGGTGTCTACATAACCGTCCTGGACGATATGTGCGACAACCATTTTACACTAGAAGAATTAACACACAATGGCACTATTGAAGAAAACCCCGGTGACGATACCGGATGCGAGACTGATGCGTGAGAAAGAAGCTGAATTTTTTAGTTCAAAGTTCTTTCTATCGTACAGCGGATTAAATAAGTTGCTATACAGTCCAACGTTGTTTTACAATCATTACATCCTGCAGCAGCGGGAACTTGATGACACCAAAGGACTGGAAGGCAGGCTTATCCATTGTCAACTACTGACGCCTGAGCGGTTCAGTGAGCAGTTCGTGCTGGCAGATGAGAACGTGATGTCCGGTAAGGGCAAGATCGTTCTGGACATGCTATTCGAACAGCAAAGCTTTACCATCGAAGGTGCAGACGAACCCGAACAATCCTTGCTGGAAGACCTCAAGAAAGAGATTTTGCAGCTGATGGATGAAGCGGAATACTATCAAAAGATTACCGACCAGGAGAAACGCGTTGCCAAGATGCTGACTCCGGAGGCATACCAGTACTGGAACCACATGTGGTCTGCCAAGGGTAAAACCCTGGTGAGTCAGGAACTGATGATGAGCGTCGCTAACATGGTACACATGATCCGCACAAACGGGTACATCATGAACCTGATGGGCGAATCTTACCAGCAATCTTTCGAAGGCGTTAAGAAACACAACGAGATCCACCTGGGTCTCAGCGACGTACGTCCTGGATTTGGTATTCATGGAATCGTCGACAACCTTGTCTTCGACCACGAGAACCAGGTCATTCGTGTCAATGACCTCAAGACAACCTCTAAGGACATCACGCGTTTCAAAGAGAGCATCGATCTGTACAATTACAACATCCAGGCAGCGATGTACTACAAGCTGGTCTCCGGACTTCCTGAAGTTGAACACAAAGGGTACAAGATTGAATTCCGTTTCATCGTTGTAGATCCGTACATGCAGGTCAAAGCATTCAAAGTAAGCGAGCAAACTATGGCAAAGAACCTGCAGGTGCTCGAAGAAAAGCTCGATGAGTGTCAATGGCACTTTGACAACCGACGCTTCGACCTTCCCTATGAGTACGCTCTCCAAGATGATTACGAAATTTAATCCTGACCAACTATGATCCTGAATCATTTGTACACCCGTTACTTTCAAAAGTCCAAATCCTTTCTGTACCCACTGCTCAACTTTAAACGGAACATGCCGTTCCCTCCCCGTCAATCTTACGTCGCCTGGAAGAACTTCTATGTTCCCCAGGATTGTAAGCTGATGGTGAGTTTTGACTTATACCTGGACACTCCTGAATGGAAGAAGTTCCTCGAAGATGAAATCTATCCCCACGAAATGTTCAGCGAGCACATTGCCAGCACCGAACATTTTACGATGCTGGACGGCACTGCTGCCAAGCGTATGGTGGACGTGATTGTCTTTGATCTAAGCTTTCACCGAGAGGATGTCGAACGGGTCCTGAAAGGTCAGTACTCCAAGGTCAGTGACAAACTCAAGAACAAGGTCCGTGCCTATTACGGTTACCACACCCCTGAGTGGGCACACATGGAGTCTTTCCTGTATCCGGAAAAATACTACAGTCAGTATGCTAAAATCCTGGATGTGGAAGAACAAATACTCCGAGAAGGTGTAGAACTCTGCGAGAGTCCAAGTATTGAAAAAGAAACATTTACAGGCGAAAGAGACGACAACTTAGAGAATTTTCCCGGAAATTTTGTAGATTTGAACAACCAATTAGAATAACCAAAAAATGTCTTCTGAAAAATCAATGATGCTGATCACATCAAGCTGGAATGAAAAACCCAGTTTCCGACTGATCCCCGTAGAAACTTCTTGTCCTTACAACGAAGTCATCTTCGACACCGAGCTGAAAGCTTTAGCAATTGTATCTAAAGAAAAGAAAGAGACCTTTCAATTCTTACCCAAGTTGGACTCTAACGGTGACCTTACACCGCTGAGAAAACCAGGTGCTAACGGACGCAAGTTTGCTGAAGAGCGTAAGCTTCTTGAGACCTACTATGAGTATTTCATTACGGATGCTGTAGAGATAACTGCTTTTATCGAGCGGTTTGCATTTAATGCGGACTCTTTTGAGTTCAAGAACGCTTTGACAGCTTAAACCCCTGTCAAAAACCAACCAGGAGAGAGGGGGAATCGCAAGTTCCCCTTTTCTTTTTTAATCCCCTTAACATGGAACCATTACACAAACGTCAATGGGTCATTGACTATGAAACCATCGTCAACTGCACAATCTTATGTGTAGAGGACTATGGTAGTGCGGAGAAGGGTACCTTCATTATCAACCGGCACATCAACCAAATGCCGGAGCTGATCGGGTTTCTGCAACAGAACGTCGCTTCAGACTCCTGGCACTTCGGTTTTAACAACATCAATTTTGACGGACAGATTACCGAGCACATTCTGCGCAATGCCGCTCGGCTTGCCAAAGAAACCGATGCTGACAAAATCACCAAAGAGATTCATGACTTTGCACAGCGTGTGATTTCTTCTCAACGCAGCGGAGAGCGTACACCCTTCCCGGAATGGAAGCTGACGATGAAGAACCTGGATATCTTCCGTCTGAATCACTGGGACAACGCTGCCAAGAGTTCTTCCCTGAAGTGGATACAATATACCATGGACTGGGAGAACGTCGAGGAGATGCCTCATCCGCACGACAAACCCGTGCTTGATGACAAGACACTCTTTGAACTGGTCGACTATTGCCGCAATGACGTATCCTCCACCAAAGCAATCTTTCACTTCAAGGACGCCAAGGGTAAGTTCCCGATGAAAGAGGGGATCATGCTTCGTAAAGAACTCTCTGATCAGTATGGTCTGAGTTTGCACAGTGCAAGCGAGCCACGGATCAGTAAGGAAGTATTCATGCACCTCTTAAGTGAACGCACGGGTATCCCCAAGCGCGAGCTGCGGGAGATGCGTACGCTTCGATCTGAAGTGCGCATTAACGACATCATCCTGCCGTATGTAAAGTTTGAGACGCCTGAGTTCCAACAGATGCATGAGTGGTTCAAAGCACAGGTCGTACCCATCAGCTTTGATGAAGACGCCCTGGATGACGAAGGACGCAAAGGTCCCAAGTACACGATGCACTATGGCGGCGTTAAGACTGTCTTTGGTCTGGGTGGACTGCACGGTTGCATCGACAGCGGGATCTACAAGAAAGGCAATGGACGCATGATCAAAAGTGCGGACGTTACCAGTTTCTATCCCAACCTGGCGATCCGTAACAAGTGGTCACCGGCACACCTGAACCGCGAGATGTTCTGCGATCTGTACGAGTGGATGTTTGAAGAGCGTAAGAAGTATCCGAAAGGATCTGCGCTGAACTACCTGTTCAAGATTATCCTGAACGCTACCTACGGACTGAGCAAGAACCGTCACTCATTCCTGTACGATCCTGAACTTACGTTTAGGATTACAGTGAACGGTCAGCTGCTGCTGGCAATGCTATACGAACAGGTCATGCTGCGTATTCCGGATGCCATCCCGCTGATGCAGAACACCGACGGTCTGGAGTTTTCGATTCCCGTAGAGTTCGAGAGTGTATTCACCGAGATCTGCAAAGAGTGGGAGACCATGACTACGCTTCAGCTGGAGTTTGAAGAGTACAAGCAACTCATCATTGGTGATGTGAACAATTACATCGGTCAATTCATCGGTGGTAAAACAAAGTGTAAAGGTCGTTTTGAATTCCAGGACCTCGCTTTACACAAAAACAAATCCTTTGCGGTTATCCCCAAAGCGATCTACGCGTATTTCATTGACGGTATCAAACCGGAAGATTATCTCCGGAGCAACACCAACATCTTCGACTACTGCGGAGGGGTGAAAACCAAAGGTGAATGGAAGCTTTACGCACGCTACGTCAAAGAGAGCGTCTTCCACGATGAACCGCTTCAGAAAATGATGCGGTATTACATTTCCAAGAAAGGTATGAAACTCTACAAGGTGCACCCGGACGGTCGGGAGATGCAGATAGAATCCGGTAAATGGATGACTACTGCCTTTAACGATGCACGCGGTGCCAAGAGTAAACCCTTTGAGGACTTTGACATTGACCAAAGCTATTACCTGGACAAAATCAACCAGGAAATACAGAAAATTGAATCGTCTCAGACGACTGCACAACCATTACAATTCCAACTATTTTAACCGACAATCATGCAAAGAGCTTTAAACGGCATTGACGCCTACAACACCATGTTATCCGCCGCTGTTCCCGAACAGACTAAAACATACACTCCTGTTGCGCACCACCACGTTCTGACGCTGGTGCGTCAGGAGCTTTACAAAGCTGGATTTACCATCCAAAGCGAAGAGTGCCGCAGTACCGTGAACGGTGCGGTGGTTGCTATCAACTTCGGTATCACCTACAAGCTGGACCCCGACGTCATCCTGTCGGCAACCTTCATCAACTCCTATGATAAATCCACCCGCTTCCAGTTTTCGCTGGGTGCACTGGTAAAACATGGGATGACTAACCTGATCATCAGTCAGCAGGAGGATGAGTCCTTGGTGCGCAAGCATACCGGTGATGCTCTCAACATCATTCACACCCACATCAAGGACAGCATCAAGCAGGCAGGTGTGTACTGGGACGAACTGGTGCGTATCAAGGACATCCTCAAAGACCACCGCATGAGTACAGTCGCCATGGAGCGCACATTTGGTAAGCTCATCATGAACGATGTACTGGATTCTGTACAGATGACCCAGCTGCGCAAAAGTTTGAAGAACCCTGCGGTAAGCTGGCATGCTGACTTTGAGAACGCCTGGAACTGGTATAACCACATTGCCAGTGCACTGAAGAACTCTCACCCTAACACCTGGTTGACCGACCACCTAAAAGTCTATGAGATCTTCAATGAACTCTTCTACCTCAAAGCAGGAGTAGCAATGACTGGTGCAACGAAGACTACCAGCGAACCAGAAGAAGAACTGGTGAGCGTGGAAGAAGAACCAACTTGGGACACCTTACGTGAACAAAACGATGACTATGAACTCTAAACCAAACCTGATTGCATTCTCCGGAAGGATGGGTGCAGGAAAAGACACCGCCGCAGAATTGTTTCTGCTGGCATTAACCAACAACACTCTGAAGGAGATGTCCAGCGAACTGCTGGATGTTTCCCTCCGGGGTTATGTAACCAGTGGTGCCTGGCAGATCAAGAAGTTTGCGTACAAACTCAAAGAGATTGCCGGCATCCTGACGGGTGCAAGCATTTCAGAACTGGAAGACCAGGACTTCAAGAAGCGCAAGATGGGTAAGGAGTGGAACTTCATGACGTACCGGGAGTTTTTACAACGCCTGGGAACTGAAGCGATCCGCACCGGCATTCATCCGGAAGCTTGGGTAAACGCCTTGTTTGCTGATTACCACACGACGCTCTCCCGTTGGTTGATTACAGATTGCCGGTTTAAGAATGAAGCGGCAGCTGTGAAACGCCATGGTGGGATCGTCGTTCGTATCAACAACTCAAGTATCCCTGTTCCAGGAGAAGTACACCCGAGTGAGAACGACCTGGATGACTTTGAATTTGACTACGTCATTGACAACAACGGAACAATCCAGGAATTCTATGAGAAGATCGTCCAGATGATGGAGCATTTTAATTTACAACACCATGAACGAGTTAGCTAACAGTGACCAGCGCATCATCGATGCCAACGACAAAGCAGTTCGTCTTGCCCGCTTGCAGGATGCATTTCTCAATCAGATCCAACAGGACATGATGGAGAAAGACCTCACCGCGCTGGATGAATTGTTCTACCAGATCCTCAAGGTTGACGGAGCAATCAATTTGATGATTGACTATTTACCGGAGACCGAACAGGTATCCTTCCTGGAACTGGTGGATAGTCCCGCAGAACTATAAACAAAAAACCCCGGAGCATACACTTCGGGGTTTAATGTTTAGGTAGTAAGTATATTATATAATCTTGAACGTGCGCAGTAGATTTACACCGATGACACCCAGTAAGAGTGCCAGCAACGTATAGAACTTTGCCGTTGCTATGGTGAGTCTTAACTCCACTTCTTCAATCTGCAGATCACGCTTTTTAATAACCTGTTGCAACGAATCACTGTGCGCTGACCAGAACTTGATTTCTTTGTTAAGTATGTCCTCCAGTCTGCGATCACGAACCACCGCTTCTTTTTTAATATAGACGGTCTTTTGCTGGACCTGCGGACAGGCAACACTGAGTTGACCCTGGTGTATGGTGACTTTGGTCCCGTTGGAAAGCATCGTATCAAAATGTAAAACGGAAGCAAGACCAGCAACACGCAAAGTGTCATGGATGTAGCTGGGTTTATCCACCACATGTTCTTCGACAATAGTGTCCAGAACCAGCACAGTATCGTTGATACAGTATCCACGTTTAACAACACTGTCAGCTACTTCCTGGAAGTAGCGTGGATTCTTGAGGACCTGTCTGACCGGGGAGCATCCTGATATCAATATGAATACCAGCATGCATAATCGAGCGAGTGTTTTCATTGGTTTGCCTGCTGATTAAACGATGTCTTTAGACTCCAGAAGCGTGTAGGTAAATGAATTACCCTGCAGTTTTGCTGCCTTCTCGACAATGACCATGAACGCGTTGAAATCTTTGATCCGCTTGAACACCTGGCATCCATGCGACCATTCACCAATAAGAACAGAGTCTTCACCGGCGTGGTGGATGTTGATCCCGTCACCGAAGCTGTCAACGATTTTGTCTACGTCGTACTCCATGTCCTTGTCAGCGTCTCTGTAAAGGCGGAGCTTACCTTTCTGCTTGAGTGCACGGTACTTGCCCTGGTGCAGATCAATGTTGTGACTTCCTGGATACTGTCCGGGAACAACTCTCGCTGTACCGCGTCCGTTGTTTCCACGCAGCATGGGGTCTTTTCCAGGGTCCGTGGTAGCAGACCAGATGAAAAACTTCCAGACACCGTTCTCTTTGTAGGAGATCGACATCCAGTCGTCGAATGCGTTCGTTACTTTGTTGCCAGTTGCTGAATTTCGGATACCAATGATGTTGACGTTATACTCGCCGTTTTCAAAGTACTTGTATCCTTTAGCTTTTACAGCTGCTTCGATTTTTTCTCTTGTGAACATGAGTTATGTGATTAATCTTCTGTTTTCTTTTTGGAACCTGAGACCAGGTCTTTGATGGAGAACTTGTCTACTGTGTCGGCACCTATGCAGGCAACGACCACCGTCACGACACCCCAGATCAGTCCGTCACTGGGTTGATATTCTTTGGGATGAATGGTGTTGATCACCAGGGTGACACCCATAGTAATTCCTAATAAAAAACCTAACACCGGTTTTACAGATACACTGCCGCGTTCGTCGCGCAGCATCTCTAAAAGAATGGATTTCGTTTTCATGTACAGGGATTTTAAACCTCGCATTGGTGTTGGTTTGCAGGGTGGAGTCTGCTACGACAGTTTCTTCTCTTCTAGCGAGATCTCGTCTTCTTTCTTGAAGGGTCCTATGCGCATCCAGACCGGACATATACTCAATCCAAAAGCAACACTGCGTGAGCTGTCTGATGCGACTGCCGAACGATTCTGCTCCAGGATCTGAAGATCACGTTCAAGCATTTCGATGCGGGTCCTGTCGACGCTTTGTTGAATGAGCAATGTTTTTACATCGCTTTTGAGTTCACTCAGATCGCTGTATAACAGCGTTCCTACAATGGCGATCAACGCAGGAGAAGCCCACTCCTTTACAGTTGAAATGATGTCGTTCTTGGGTGCGGTAGACATGTCAGAAAATCAGTAACATAAATGACAAAAAGAGAAGTTTGCAGCGTAGCACAGCTGCTATATATAATATACGAAGAAATGCCGAAAGTCTACAAATTACTTGATATCTTTGTAGACCCGGTCCGTTACTAACCTTACCCTATTATTTAATGAACACACAAGAAATAACGATTCCGGCGTCTTCTATTCGCACGCCCCAACGGTTCACTCAGTGGTTTACCACCATGTATGAGGAACTCTTTAAGACCAACATTGAGATCCGCGAAGCCGTTGATCCCAGTTTTTTCCGAAGCACTCGTTTTATAGAACAATTAGATCAGTTGATCTGCGACCAGCTACCATTGACTGACAAGCTCCGCGACATCTGGAAAGCTGCCGGCAAGCGCACACTGTTTGTCAAATCACGCAAACGCGAACTGGTCGACGGTCGCAAGCTTGCTTCTATGATCCTTCGGGAAAAGAAGTTCACCCTGAACACAATAGGGTTGATTATGGATCAGGATCACAGCACGATCATTCATAGTCTGACGAGTGCTGAGAACCTGATGGAAACCGATAGTGATTTCCGTCGCATGTACCACAACGTAAAATTTGCATTGGATTATGAAAAATTTATTCACGCTACTGCTGTCCAAACGGATGACGCCCAACCAGCTGTTCTTGCTTGATAGCATTGAACAACATCTTGATTACGGGAGTTACATCCCCAATACCAAGATTGAGCTGATGCGCTTGCAGGACAAGGGTTTCCTGGACGATGCGTTCAATTTGACGCCGGCAGGTACTGCTATTCTCCAGGAGTGCAGAACCATTGATGCGCCCAAGAAGAAAAAAGCAGCGCAACACGGAGACTGGTCTACCCAGATTGAAACCTACCGCACCATCTTTCCAACCGGTCACGGTTCCGGAAAAGCATTTCGTTCCCCTGTTCGGGAACTGCTTCCCCGCTTTGAATGGTTTTTCCAAAATTACCAGTACAGCTGGGACGTAGTCCTCGAAGCAACCAGGCGTTATGTAGAGAGTCGCAAAGACGATCTGACCTACATGAGAACGAGTGCGTACTTTATTCGCAAGCAGGATTCATCGAAGGTAGACATCAGTGATCTGGGTCATTGGTGTGAACTTATCCAGCAGGAGTTGGACGATCCGGCAAGTGTACGTCCGGACATAGACTACTCCGGATTATACCGAGTGGTATAATACCAACACGTACATATCAGGAAACAAAGAACCCCGCCTAGACAAGCGGGGTTTCCTGATTTTGTAACCGTTACTTTACGTTGCAGTACCGAAAAACGAGAGGGGTACTCCCAAATGTAGATCAATAATTTATAACTACAAATTATCTACAAAAAAAATCCCCACATTGCTGCGGGGATTACTAGACTAGAACTAATTAAAATAAACCAGGTTAAGACGCCGTCTCAGTAATAGTCAACAGTTTGAAAAGAACTGCGTAGTTGTCAGTGGTTTCGATGTTTGCAAGCTCGTCAAAGCTAATGGTCGCATGCTCGATTTCTTTGGTAGTATCCAACAAGTCAGCATACTCTTTGTTAAACTCAACAAACGCAGGGTTTGGTACAAGAACAGGAGCACCATCAGCAGATTTTGCATTCTTGTCTTCAATACGAAGAGGAATAGTCCATCCGGATTTGTCTTCTGTTTCGTTGCCGTACTTCTTTACTAGTTCATCGCGCAAGCTGTCAATCGTCTTTTTCTCGCTCTGCACTGTTTCTCCAAGTCGACTCAGCCAATACTTAGTCTTAATGGGAAGCTTCTGATTGAGCAAACCTGTGAAGAGAACTTCACCAGTCTTCTGGTTTCTGGAACCATTCAATTCCACTTCCAGCTCAAGAATCTCGCTGAGTGAAAGAGTGATTTTGTTTAACGTTGCCATGGGTGTCGGTTATTATATTACAAATATAGTTAATATGAATTAATTATCCTTGTCCGCGTGAGCGTTTCAGATAATTTTTACTGTTCTTTGATTTACTCGCCTTGTTCTTGGAGTGTACTCCTGGGCGACGAATCTTAGCTTTAACTTGAAATTTACCAGCAGGTGCACCGCTGCTTTTCGTTTTCTTTACAGATGCCATTATGCAGGATCGTCAATGATAGTGAGACTTAACTCCTGCGCAGCCCATTCGAAAACGTAGTTGTCGTCTGTTGACCACAAGTCGTAGGTAGAACGGTCCATCAGCAGGTTACCTTCCAGAACTACTTCTCCAGGAACAGAGACACTTACACCTTCATGCTCAATAACCTGAGCTTTTCGGATGGCATAGTACCAGCTGACACTTGAGGGGTTTAAAGGAAATCCAAGTGACCGGACTTCCATGAAAGTACCTTCGCCTTTGATAGGTACTGTTACGGGTTCAATATGTACATAATTCATGAGTGTGTTAGACATAAAATACAAAATTTAAAGGTGAGATCAAAATATATGTGTGTTACATTACATTGACAATAATACCATCTTGGATGACCAATGTCTGCTGTCCAGGAGGGTTTGTAGGTACAGTAAACATGCCTGTGTATCCAACTACAGAAGTTAACACCCCAGACAAAGACAATACTGGTCCATTGTTTGTCAAAGCAGCACAGGTGATATTTCCCTGCACACGGGCAGAACCGTTTACATCAAGCATAAATCCACTGTCAACAGTAGTTCCTATAAGAACGTTTCCTGTATTGTTGGAGATACGCATGTTCTCTACGTTGGCTGTTCCGAAGACCATATCAGTTCCAGAGTACGTTCCAATCAGGAATGCACCCGATCCTCCTAAGTTAGCCATCAAAGATGCACTTCTTACAAGGGAGATTCCCATCTGAGACCCCGAAACTCCATTTCCAAATACACGATAAACCACGTTATCATTCAGGTTGTTCATAGCAACCCAAGCAGCAGAAGCATTTGTACCTGTAGCAGTAATTCTTCCGAAGATGTTGGCGTTGTTTGAGTCAATGATGTGCAACTTATCAGTGGGAGACGTAGTGCCGATACCTACTCTGTTATTGGTAGTATCTACATACAAAGTGTCTGTATCGACTGTTAGTCCTCCTACAGTTATCGCGTTGGTTGTAGTATTACCTGCAGTTGTAACTGCTGCTAATGTAGGGGTACTTCCTCCACTACCATTAGAAGCAGCAGTGATTCTTCCCTGAGCATCTACTGTTATGTTAGCATTTGTATAGGAACCAGCAGTTACAGATGTATTAGCCAAAGCTATAGTTCCACTTGTAGTGATAGTTCCTCCACTCAATCCAGTACCTGCTATGATAGACGTAACTGTACCTGTGTTGTTTGTGTAACCACTAGGGTTAGAAGCTAAGTAGTAAGTAGCGTTATCATAACTGATAGTTGTTCCACTAATCTTTACAAACCCAGTACCATTGAGTTGAGCTTGTCCTCCTAATCCTGCTAGTGTATAGTTAGGGATGTTAAGTACGTTAGAAGACAGAGTAGCGGCACCACTTGAACCAGTAGTGGTTAGAGACGAGATTCTGTTTGTGTAGGCAGTATTCCAGTTACTCGAACTTCCTCCAGTCGCATAGATTATCGCAGGAAAAGTAACGTTTTTATCTCTATCGTAAGACTCAACATTTCTCTTACCTGCCGGATATCCTCCTACCCACTCAATAGAGTATATAGAAAAAGCATTTGTAAAAGCATTATGAGTGGTTTCAAAAGTAATTCTTACTTGACTGTATTGAGTAGCATTGTTACTGTAATAAATAGGTGAGTGTGGAATATAAGCATGACCAGGCCAGTTATTCGTTGCAAGCGGTCCTGTAATAGTTACCCAACCATTAGTATTATGGTAAGCCTCAATTTTAATCGTTACGTTATTACCATTGGTAGAATTGTAAACGTAAAGAGCATTTAAGAACACGTAACCTACAGTTCCTACTACATTCCAAGTAAGACGATAGCCACCATATGTTCCTATTGTTCCAGTAGGTATTGCAGCAAAACTAGTTCCTTCTCCTTCTCCACGCATCATATCACCCAAAGTGGCTGCCGAAGCTCTTGTAGAAGTTGTCCAAGTAACTCCATCCGTACTTTCTTCTTGAAGAGTCGGAGAAATAAACCTAAACTTATTATTGAACTGCCCATGAAACATGGCAGCTTCTCGCACGGTAGGATCACCTAAGTTATTCCTTAGGGTATTATTGGGAACTTGGTACTCAGCCTGTATTTCTGCGAGTGTCCAGGAAACGTTTCCAGAACCATCTACAGCTTTTGCTGTGTTACCAATTGTTAAGTTTCTAGCGTTACCCCAAACAGCAGTAGTAATGTTTCCAGAACCATTAAAAGAAGTACCATTAATGTTTCTTGCTGTTTGTAAAGTAGTTGCGGTTGCAGCGTTACCAGTAATACTGCTATCTGTAAATGCAACATCTTTATAAGTAGCATAAGCAGACGCAGAACCCCAACTTTGTTGGTAAATGCGCATACCAATTACATCCTTACGGAAAAGAACTAAATTATCTAACCCTCCTGATGCATCTGTATAAGAACGTAAATGTAAAAAGTCAGCATAAGGAGAATTGTTGTTGTTATTCCAAGAAGTAAATCCAAATTTTAATTGTCCTGCTACACCTTCACTTGGACTTATAGTTCTATTATCTTCTCCTAGAAGTCTTCCTGAATATCCACTAATATCAGTTACCGAAGTCAAATAAGTATTACTATCTACAGATCCATCAGCCTTTAAGAACTGGGAAGAGGTTCCTCCGCTTTTTATAAAAGAAGTAGCAGTTAGGTTACCTACTGTAATAGCATTAGTCGTAATAGCTCCTCTACCTGTAACTGTAGCTAAAGTGTCCGTTTCAGTATATGAACTGATGGGAGTAAACCCGAGTGCAGTGGTCACATCTGAACTGTTCAGTGTCACTGCTCCGGTACGGGTATTAAAACTCGTTACAACAGAAGAACTGTTAATGCTAACCGTTACGTCTCCCGTTCCGGAATCAGCTCCGGTTGAAGAAATGGTTATGCCTGTTCCTTGGATCAGTTTACGGATTACAGCACTACCTGCCGTGCTAACGTTCAAGTCAGCACGGACGATAGTTTCATCAGCAATAAGCGTGGTGGGTAGCTGGGTTCTAGCCATTGTTTATGGTACGAGGTAAGAGACTCTGATTTTATCAGTAGGTGTAGGAGTGAACAGGAAAGTGATTGTCAAAGGTGTGTTGGTTCCTACTGTGTAATCGTTACCAGCACCTGGTTCCATCAATACACCGTTGAAGTACACGTTCTCACTACCAGCAACTGCGTTCTGTGTAGCAGTAAACGTAGTAACAACCCCGTTAGGAGCAGGTGAAAGGGTTTCACGCGTTACCAACTTAGAGCTGGTCAAAGTTCCACTCGGAAGATCTGAAGCACTGAGGGTTGTACCTGCAGTTACACGACCTTTAGCGTCTGTAGTTACTTTGGTATATGTACCGGCTGTACCAACACTTGCCAAGGTGACAGTGATTGCAGTAGTTCCAGAACCAGAGGCATCACCAGACAACGTGATTGTTTGGTTACTGGTCAGGTAGGTACTGGTATCCAATGACCAGGTGTTAGCGGCGGTTTTTCTGAGTAACCCTGAAGTGCCAGCCAATGCTGCAATTGCATCCAAGTCACCATCCCACGCTTGTACGTTGGTGCCAATAGCAAGACCCAAAGTAGTTCTTGCAGCAGAGGCATCCGCGTCGTCAATCAGACTGCGACCAAACGCAGTCAAACTTGCCATGGCAAATGCGTCCACACCGGTAGAGTAGATCAACTGATCGGCAGCGGTAGTCAAACCAGCCAGTGCAGTCAATGTAGCATCCAAGTTCTGCTTACCACCCAACTGCGTTTGGATTGCACTGGTCACACCAGAGAGATATCCAAGTTCAGTAGAGGTTACTGCAGACACAGCCACTTTACCGGAAGCATCAGAAAGCAATGCACGGTTGATGGTTAAGTTTGAAGTAACAATAGAACTTGCACCACCTGTGATCGCAGCCTGCGCACGCGCGTTGGTAAAGTACAGGTTGGTCGTACCTTCTGTTACGTTGTCGGTGTTGTCGTTTGTGCCGGCAGTGACGCGACCATACGCATCGACAGTGACACGACTGTAAGATCCAGCAGTTCCGACAGTTGCCAAATCAATGCTATCAGCGTTTACAACAATCCTGGAAGCAGAGGCAGTAACTACGTTGAGCGTGTTACCCGTCTTAGTCATACCGTCACCGGCAATGACAGATCCAGCTCCGGAGAACTGGGAGAACGTCAGAGCAGTTGTACCCAGGGTGATCGGAGCATTGGTTGTCAATACCCATCCGGAGTCTGCGTTTGCAGTACCTTCTTCAACAAAGACAAACAACCCGGCAGTTACTTCAGCATCTACTTCTGCATCGATAGTGCGGGTCCATGCACCAGAAGCAACGTTATAAAGACCGTTCTGAGAACCGGTAGTCTGATCTTTTACCAATACGCGGTCGCCGACAGACAAGGCAACACCGTCAATGGTTTGGGTACCGGACAGCGTAATGTTGGCGGTAGTAGCGGCACGAACAGAGTTCTTTACGTCGAGACCTTGTACAACACCGTCTACGTATGCTTTAGTTGCTGCATCGGTATTAGCAGTGGGAGTCGCAAGACCAGTGATCTTGTTGCTGCCCATTTGTAAGTCGGCGGTCATGACAACCGATCCGTCTTTCTTTAGAAAATTTGCGCCATCCGCAAGCTTGGAACTCGCAATCGCTGCTGCGGCATCAATATCACTGTTGGTGATATTCAGCGAGTCGAGTTGGGATTTTTTAATTTTAGTTAGTGCCATTATAGTTAGTGGTTAAGGTAGTTGATAGTCAATGGTAATTTGGTCGGTGGGATGTGGAGCAAATGCAAACGTGATCTGGTTTACACCTGTTTCCTGGTAATCGTATCCGACTCCTGGAGTAAGCCGAACACCATTGAGGTACACTTTTGTCGTTCCGGCTGTAAAGTTGCTGGTGGTGTTAAACACCATGTTGACATTGTTCTTTACACCCAGTACGTTATAGGTATAGTCAGTCTTGTAAGAACTTCCTCCTCCGGCAATAGTCAATTCAACAGGTGCTCCACCGTTTGTTGGGATTCGGTAGAGCAACCCGTCTTTATAAACTACACCTTGAACATTTAACAGAAATGTTGGATTCATACCCGGAGAGGTTCCCTTCTATTACCAGAAAATAAGTGTTCTAAATACTTCCTGAGCGTTGTGTCTCATCAGGTACAAATATTCCAGACCGTCTGTAGTACTAATAATCTCCATACGATTACCAATAAATGCTGTGGAGTGTCCATAAGGAATGGTACCGGACGCTTCAATTTCACGGGTGTCCAGGTTCAGTCGATAAATCCTGTTGACAGATTCCTTGTTGATGTAGATGTATTTTCCACCATCGTAGGCGTACATGGTACCTGTGGTAAAGGTTTCAAACTGCGGAGACAACATCAAACCGAAGTCAAACTTCTCTGTCGTGATGTCATAGATATCAAACGTGTTACCTCCCGACCCTCTTGGACTAACCAGGTACTTGTCGTATCCGTTTCCAAATGTCCAGATCAGTTCGATACTAGCACCTCGCACCGGCACTGAATAGATCACGTAGTTAGTGGTAGTTGCCGGAGCGGTACCAGCTGAGAAGGTCAACGTGTTGGCGGTATTGGATAACACCGTTTGTTCAATCATCTGACCAGTTGAACTCAGGTAACGGAAACGCTTTCCTGACCATTGGTTTACAATCCAGTTCTTGGTAGAGTCAACCAGTGTGGTAGTAGAACCACCGGTTGCAACACCAAACGTATCCATGATCTCATAGCGGGTAGTTGTATCGGGGGTAAATCCAGGAGCAGAATAGGTAAGTGTCGTTGCATCGTTGGCAGTGATGGTCATTTCGTTTCCAAGACCGGTACCTGCAACAATACGCACCTTGTTGTTGACCCACACACCAGGTATCCACGCTTTGGTAGAATCGGTCAGTGTCGTGGTAGTACCTGAAGTGGAGTATCCGAAAGGCTGCATGTTGGTCTGGCGGTATTGTGAATCACGACCAAACGCTGCACAGTCCTGAATGACATAACGGTTACCGACAGCCACGTTACCGGTTGCTGTAACGAGTGTCAGTGCAGTAGCCGTGTTGGAGGCAATACGCATCCAGGATACAGCACCTGTAGGACCAGCCGCAAATGTTCCAACCAATCGACCAACGTGCTCGTTGACGTCCCAGGTAGCAGTCGGATCAGTTATGAGTGTCGTAGACAGGGTCAATGTGTTCACCATGTTGGCAGTAGCGGTGATCGCAATATCAAACGTGGTGTTTGTTGATTGATCCAGACCCAGAATCGTAAAGTTTCCGTTCCATGCTGCTTCTGTACAGCCGGCAATAGTCACAGTATCACCAATCTTTAAGAAGTTGGCAACAGCGGTCGTTACAAATCCAACAACACCCACAGTTGTAATATTGATAGTACAACCTGTTCCCGTACCACCTGTTGTAGCAGAAGTACCTGTAGCATATCCAGAACCACAGCGACGAAGAGACACAGATAAAACCTGACCAGTTGAAGAAACGTTTTCAACGGTCACTCTACCGTTCGAACCCGTAGTAGTTAATGTAATTACATCACCAATTCTGTAACCTGATCCTGCAGCAACAGGTGTTGCAGCCACAGCTGTCACACCACCGGTGTTACGAACACCTGAGTTGACACCAAAGGGTTGTGATCCGTCTACCGTTGCTGTAATGTTTGCCATGATACCATAGTCAAACATGTTCCCGGTTAACCAGTTATCCATTTCAACATGGTACTTGAACATGGCACTCAAACCGTTACCAGCAAACCAGATGTTGTCTGTGTTTGCAAATATTTGATACTGAGAAGTGGCATCAGGGGTAATATCCCATTTACGGTTAATCTCAATTCGCGTACCCTGGTTTGCCTGGATGCGTCGGCGTTGTCCGGCACCTGTACCTGATACAATACGAATCTGGTAATTTCTATACCGGTCTACTGTAAAAGACTTGGTTGTATCAATGATCGTTCTGGGTGTAGCGCTACTAACTGTTCCAGAAGCATAACTACCTGCAATTTCTCCTGTACGTTCCAGCGTGAAGTCTGTACCTAAAGCAGCTGTAAACAAACCATTGGGAACTGTCTTGGGTATCCAGGTATCTGTTAAGAGATCATACCAGGCAAGTGCTGCAAAGGGTGCAGCTGCCTGACCAGTCAATGCCCACACACCACCCGTCATGATCATGAAACGGGACTTGTCAGTCAAAGCAGGACTCAATGGTGAATTAAGCGTGATGGTTTGAGAAACGATTACATAGTGAGTAGCTGCTGCAGCACCTGCCAGTGTTGGAGCTGCCAGAAAACCTTGGTTATCGAAGGGTTCATGAAGCTGTAAGTTGGAGTCCTGGAAATAGAGAGTTGTATCGTTATTATAAATAACGGTACGCTGCTGCGTTACGTTTGTACCAAAAGAGACACGAACTGTATATCCCACCCATTGGTTAATCTTCCACTTCTTGTTACTGTCACTGATTTGTACAGTAGTACCCGCAGTTGCTACACCGAAGTCTTCGATCAATTCATCGCCCACTGCGGTAATCGTTCTCTCTTGTCCTGCTCCTGGACCAGCGGTTACACGGAAGGTCTTACCTACCATGGCAGTTCCCTGCTTAAAGAATGGAATCTTGTAAGTAGAGGCGTTCACTGCACTGATGATTCGACCGCGCTGACCTCCAAACTTAGAGTATCTCAACGTTATGGTAGTAGCGGGTGTGTACAGGTAACTTTGCAACTGAATCCAGGTATCTGTTTTTACAGAATACCTAAAGAACGAAGCACCGTTCATGTAATAAATGTACTCGTCCAGTCCATCTTCAGAGGTTGTCCAGGCGCTTGTTGCAGTACTGGCTAAAGGAGCAAATCTTCCCCATTCCCAAACAGGTTGATCTACGATTGGTTTTATGTTGTTTTGTAAAGGCATCTTATGAGAATATTAAATTTTGTCTGATTCCGTTTGCGTACATGTTTCTTGCCGCATCCATGAGTTGATATCTTGGATCAACACCACCCAATCCGCCGATGTTACCAACAGTAGTAACAGTCGTTAAAGTCATACCGGCTGTCATACCATCTACGGTCACCCTTTGACGTTGGTTGATATCCTGTGTTGCAATAGGTGCAAGGATCTGTACCAGTCGTCGAAGAAGCAGGACCGACTCATCACTAGCAGGTGTACTGTCTACATCGTAGTAGATCAACAGCTTGTCAGTGCTTGCCATGGTGAGTTCATCTATTGCCGGCAGTGTGAGCACGTTTCCACTGATGGTTCCTCCTGTTGCAGGGTTGGCAAAGTTGTAGATGATTGTGTTGGTAGTGACATTGACTACCAACAGTACAGAGTCTAAAGACACACTAGTGTAGTCTTTAAACGTAACTGTTTTTGCGATTGGGTCGAACCCGTAATTTCTTATTTGAATTTTCATATTATCCGAGTGCTATAGCGTAAGCGATGCTTAGATTGCTTGTCGCGTATGAGGTGTTATCCAGTGTTCCGTCAGCTTTCATGAACTGATTAGAAGTTCCGCCGTTAATCACAACACTGTTTGCGTTTGTAACATTGCTATTCACCACATCGGTGTTTACAACGTTTGCCGTCACACTGTTGGTCTCAACAACGTTGGCAACATAGATTGACGATGTAGAAATCGCAGAAGTATAGATATTGGACGCATTGACTACAGAAGTATTAACAGCCGCTGCCAAATAAATAGAATCAGCGTAAATCGTACCAGTGACTTCTACAGTTCCATTAAAGAAAGAATTTCCCTCCACAGAAAACGGATATCCGTTATCAGTGAAAGTTCCCCCGTTTTGAATACGCACATTACCGCTTTGGAAGATCCGCATGCGTGTCTGATCGTTGACAATAAAAGAGACGATGGTTTCAGTGATGCTTCCGAATGCTGATCCTCTGTCGGGAGAAGATTCTACGACTGTGTAGTTAGCTCCAATCTGTGTAGTTACTCCAATCCTAGCTGGTGCGTACGCCATGTAACTTTCAAAGCGTGCCAGTTCAGTCATTAGTCCGCGAACACGCATAGGCAGCGCGGTTACTGAACTAAATCCAGCGTTGTTAAACGATGGGTAAATATCAACACCCACCAACAAATCATTGTTTGCAGTTGCAGTATGATTTGAATAAAAACGTGCACCCTGACTAATTCCACCCGATGCACTAAGTGCTGCGTAATGAAACAACTCTCCGGTTATGCTTACTCTGTCACGCCTAAGTGACAATACTGTTACAGGATTTGTACCAGTGTTGTCATAGATTTGGAAGTAAAGATTCTTCCCACCGATATCTGTGCCATCAGAGTAAATCCTAAATCGTTTTTCAGCTGAAGCGTTTTCTCCGATCCATCCGAGTGCTCCATTACCTGTACTGTAGAGATAAGCCGCTGCACCCATTGTATTCTGAGTGATGCGAATGACATCGTCTGCCAACGAAGATTTTGAAGCAACAATTCCACCCAGGGTAGCGACATTTGTAGTGCGAAGAGTCCCATTAACATCTAACTTGTATCCTGCATCAGTATTTGTGCCTACAAGGAAGTTGCCCGTAGTTGTTGCAAATCTTGCCCACTCAGTGTAGGTTGAAAACGTGCCTCCAGTTCCAAACACAATTGGTCGTGTAGAGTTTGCAATAAAATTCAAACCCGCAGATCCATTAAATCCTATGTACCCTCTGTCGTTAAACGACATAAAAGCATTATTCCCTGAAGTACCATCACCGAACTTTAAAAGTTCATCCGTTCCAAAAACATGAAGTTTTGCTCCAGGACTTGTGGTTCCAATGCCGACATTTCCAGAAGGAAGAATGACCAGACTTGTAGTACCCGTCCAGGGAGCTGTTCCAAATCCAAAGTAAAGACGCTCAGCAGTGGTATTGGTACCATGAATTCCAATAGATGCCTGTTGAACAGCGGAAACCGCCGTATTAAAAAACAGACCTCTGGCAAACCCACCAGTAAACGTAGTAGGTAATGAGAAAACTAATGAACCGGTACTGTCAAGCGCTGAACCAAAACTAGTAGTTGAGTTGTAGTTTCCAATCTGGAAACTAAGCGCTGTAGCAGTACCTGATATTCTGTAGCTGGCAGTCTGAGCAGCGGCAGTTTGGTTCTGGATATAGTTAGCACTTCCTGAAGATGGTGCCGCACCGATATCAGATAATGTCTCTGCAGCGGTTCTACGGGTAAGCACCCCTGCAGCAGTCCTGGTTATAAAATCACCAACACCGTTGTCAATCGTTTCAAATCGTCCTCTTCCTGTAACATGCAATGCTTCAGTAGGAGCAGTGTTGTTTACACCAATTCTGTTTCTGAATCCTACATACTCTTGTGTACCGGCAATGACCGCTGCAGGAGCTGTAGTAGAAAGAGACACCTTGTCTATATTTCCGGTAACGTTTCCTGTAACCCGAACTATTACCGTCAGCTGGTTTCCAGTACCTGTACCAATATAATGAACCGGGATCTGCAGTACACTTGCATTGGCAATAGCAGTACCCAATTGATACTTTGCACCGGTTGGTCCAATGTCTTTTGTAACGCGGCTGTCATAAACATCCGCTACTCCAGGGGCAGCGCTTGTCATTCTAATCACATAAGTCTTAGAATAACTTCCGATGTTACTGGTATTAAGTAACCATGGAACAATTTCGACTTCCACGACAATGTGCGTAAAGCTGTCGCTAAACGTTCCAATGTTAATGTATGCTGTATTGTTGGTAGCGTCCAGTGTATTTGGAATGGACACAACGCCTCTGAATTCATTCGGTGATACCCGGAAGCTGGAACTTGAAAATGTCACACCTCCTGTTACCGCCAAGGTGCTTGCAGCTGTCAATGCTCCTGAGAAACGTCCCGTACCATTGACATCAAACTTAAAACCGGAATCGGTAGTTGTTCCTATAAGAACATTCCCCAGGTGATTGACACGCATGTACTCAGTCGGTGTAGCTGAAGCGACTCCCCGAACAGCAAAAAACTTACTGTTACCTTGAGAGAAATCAGCAAAAACAGATCCATTACCTCCCTTCAGAAACAGGTCAGCCATGTAGTTTCCTTCCCAAACGCCAACATTTATGGCGTTAGTGGACATACCAATGAGATTTGTTAAAGCAGTTCCTGTAGTTGTTCTAGACTCCAGATTGAACCCGTTATCTATCTCAATTCTCCCACCAGAAACATGAAGTCTAGATGTTGGACTTATAGTACCGATGCCTACGTTTCCTGATACAATTAATCCGTTTGTTGGAGGTTGCTGGGTAGTAGTACCTATAACTACACCACCATTAGGACAGAACCTTGTCGGGTTAGTACTACCTTCTGGTTCAATGTAAACTTCTCCTTTTGCATAATTATAACTAGTATATATTCTAGCATAACCGTTTACTGATGGGTTTGCCGAAGAACTGAATCGTATAACACCCTGTACATCTAACAAATCAGATGCAGTAGTAGTACCTATACCTACTCTTCCAGCTGTATTTATAAACAGATGATCTAAGGTTCCGTTTGCTCCAATACCAACACCATATCCAGATAATGCGTGGAAGTATACACCACTTGCACCCCAAGTCAATCTGCCGTGATTGGCACTATTTCCATAACTAAGTACACCATCACCTCTAAACTGAAAACGGCTGTTAATGATGAATGGAACATCTGCACTTGTATTACCTCCGAAAACTCTTGTGTTTCCTGCTACATCTAATTTGTAACCCGAATCCGTAGTTGTACCAATGAGTATATTACCTCCTGTGGTAATACGCATTCTTTCTGCTGCGTTATCTCCTGCTGTTCCTGGGTTGGTGGAGAAGGCAAGAACACCTTCATTGGCGCCTGGTCCTCTCCAGAAATCAATAGACGCTGCTACACCTGTTGGATCATACGAAGAACGAATAAACTTGAATCTACCTAGTCTTACGTTTGCCAGTGCATTATCTGCTCTTAAAGCATAGTCAGCAGTTGAACTTACTCCACCTACAGTAATCGCATTAGTAGTAGTGTTTCCTGCGGCAGTAACCGCGTCTAAGGTCGAAGTAGCAATTGTCCAGCTTCTGTTTGCACTTAAATCAAAGGTTGTACCGTTGATTGTCAATGTACGAGTTGTTGGTACATAAGAGCTAAGGGTTCCAGGTACAACATAATCTGTACCTGCAACAGCTGCGGACACTAAACCAGCTGCACTTGTTTTTAACAATGCAGAGATTACGTTTAATGTGATATCTCCTTGTATGCGAGTTGTACCATTTACATCTAGTCTGAATCCACCATCAGTAAACGTGCCACCATTCTGAATAACTACGTTACCCGTAGAACCGAAGAGTTTGAGTTTTATGTTTCCAGAAGCATCATTCAGGTTGATAGCCGGACCTGCAAGATCTAAAGTGTTTGCACCAGCACTAAGTCCCCTTGTGTAAACAGTTGCCCATCTAAAGTTAGACGCACCGAGTACACCGATAGAATCTGTATTGGGTCGGATTGCTTCAGCAGTACCTGTATAAACAATCGTGGTAGCCGTGGTTGCACCCCGAGCAGTTACTGAGCTTAGCGTATCAGTTTCTGCCGTTAAAAATGCAGGTGCTCCTGTAATCTTTGTCCAGGCAAGTGCAGTAATCCAGGAAGGATTAGCATACGAACCGCTCAGTGATACATACGCTCCACTGGCGCTACCTGTTGTCAGGTAAGTATTTGAGTCCAGTGTACCGTCCGCCTTTAAGAACTGAGACGAGGTGCCGCCAGTAACGACATAAGACGTCGCCCGGATGCTTCCGTTGACAGCAAACTTGTAGCCGACATCTGTAGAGATTCCAAGGGTCAAGTTGCCGTTGGCAAACATCTTCAGCAACGGAGTATTGAAAACGCCGGCACCCTGTCCGTTATTAATAGTGATCAGCGGACGGTTGGTGATCCCGGTGTTTCCTTTGAAGAAACTAATGTTCCAAAGACCTGCAGTTGTAGAAAGATCCCCGGAGTCATAAAAATTATATTGGTGACCGGTGTTGTACGTACCGTTAAATGCGCCGTAATGATCCACCCGGTTAAATCCTTCTACTGCACGAAACAGATGGGAATTTACCCAGTCTGTCGTCGCATGGTGAATTCTAAACCAGCGGTCGTTGCCTGCTTCAACAAAGTTGTTTTCTAAGACACTTGGTGCAACCGTAAAGGTGTTGCGGACCGTGAGTCCTTGCAGAAATGTTTTCGATGCAGATATCTCCTGCACCGTGTCAAGAGTAACATACCCGACATCAGCATGATCGCCCCAGTTGAACGCTGCATTCCATTGCGCAATGTTGGTCGTTGTAATAGATGCTGCAGGGGAGGCAGAGAATATAGGATCGGATTCTACCAGGTCCATCTCAATGTCTTCTTCCACGCCAAGGTGGTCAAGTTTCTTGAGCTTACCGTTTCGGAAATAGACTTTAAAGTATCCTTCCGCAGGATTGGTATCCGGCTTTACAAATAAAAGCGGTAGCTGAATTGGAACTATGAATTTGCCAGACATGGTAGACTACGGATATAGGGGTGACTGTAGAGAACACCCCTATATATAATATAACATAAAGAATTCAGAAATCCTTATTTGTTCCGGTACTGTTCTTTCAACTTGTACTGCGGATCAAAGATTCCAACGATGTTGTCGTAACCAACCAGGTCATGGAAGTTTTTCAGTGCCTTTGCATCACCTGCTTCATACATACCGTATGCTTTCTGGTAAAAGGCTGCTTCCTCGAAGGCATCACCAAAGATCTCATATCCAAGCAGCGACATGCTGTTCTCAATAAGCTTCCAGGCAGTCTTTGCCTCCCGGAACACCGACGTAAAGTTAGAGAACGAGTCAATGTATGTATCCACGTTACCAATGTATGGAACAGGGATCATCGAACGGGATTCTGAAATCACCTTGGCGAACGTACGCATGATCTGCATCTGCATCCAGTTGAGTTCTTTATCATCATCGTCATCGCTGTAGGCAAGTCCTCGGAGATATCCGTAGAGCATCATCATTACCATACCGGTAAGCATCTCACGAGCTGCCTGCATAGAACCGGTGCGGTAGTATTCGTTGACCTCACTTTTGTTTGCTCCTGGAATCATTGCTTTAACACCTTCCTTAAATCCGTAGCGACGGAACATGTCAAAGAGAATGCGGTACCAGCCAGCGGCATACTTCATGCCTTCAAAGTCTTCCTGGTGTTTACCAAAGCGACGAAGCGCCATGTGCACGAAGTACTTCTTAAAGTACTCCATCATAACCCCGAACTGCGTAGAGCTGATGTGCGTAGAGGTCCAGTCTGCATAGTTACCTTGGGACTTAAGGATCTGTGAGTAGACTTTGTTGCGCAGCATCTTGACCTGTTGCTCAGTGATGTCTACATCCGGACGAGAAACGATCCGCCCACTGGCGTCTTCAGTAAACGCTGTCCAACCAGTAGCCAGTTCCACTTCACCATCTTTCATCTTGTACAGCACTTCTCCGTTGGCATCGTACTGTTTGTTGCCGCTGCTGTCCAGGTCAAACACTTTGAACTTGTGGTGATCCAGTACGGCGGTCATGGTGGTAATCGCAATTTCCATTTCCCCTTTATCCTGGAGCATGTAACTCAGATTACCCAGGTCCATACTCTTTGTCAGGAAACGATCCAGCTGTGTCTTGGTGTTCAGGTCAATGAGTTCAGAAAGTTCCTTTTGTGAAGGGTTCATGAAACGCACAAACTTGGTTTCGAACGACACGTCGCTCACTTTACCATAGTCACGCACCATGTTCATCAGGATGTTATAGGTCTGCTTCTTAGCTGTAGCCAGGTTCGACAACGTGTAATCACCGTCCTGCGCATTGAGGAACGTCTGCACGTTACCGGAAAGCATGTTACCGGTCTGCGCTGCAAAGTCAAAACCCAATCGACCAAAACTCACTGCCTTCATGAACATCCGCAATGCCTTCATCTTGTTGACATCTCCGTCATCACCTTTCATGCGTTTACCGTAGATAAACTTGTCACGCTCGAAGGTGACTAATTCAATTGCTTTGTTAAGCTGGTTGAGTTTGTTGGTGTCATGCACGTGGTCACGCATGGCTTCCATTGCATCAATGATTGCACTGAAGGCAACATCCGCCTTACCCATCTCGTGGTTGATCTCACGCTCCACCATCCACATACCCACGGCAGTGATACCATTGGTCGTGGTAATGTCCGCTTCCATCGGGAAGTTGTACTTGAAACGCACACGCATCCGCCCGGTCGTATTGTACTCGTTAGACGCTAGATCAATGTCACTTTTGTTTTTACCCAACGTAACTTCTGCTGTGGTCTCTTCTATTTCCCGACGAATTCCCTGCATCATGCCAAACTGCTTGACGTTGTCGATCTTATTCATCTGCACTCCTGGAAAGAGGAATCCAAGTTTTCTGCCGGCAGTACCGTCCTGGCGGGCAATGTAGTTATCCATTACCAACCAGTTGTAGAAATCGTAATCCTGCTGATTCTGTGTCAGCTCAATAAAGTCATTGCTGATGTATGGGTTCGATCCACTGATCTCCCAGCGGTTGTCTTTTAACTGCAGTCCTTTGGGTACAGGGTATCCTTCCGGAGTCAGCTGGAACTTGTCGTTCTTGGCAGCTTCTGTCGGACGGGACAAACGATAGCGGCGGTGCAATACTTCTTCGAAGTACTCATCAGCCAGATCTTCCCGGGGAACAAACTCGTAGTGGAACGTCTTGGGTTTTGGATCAAGCGCTTCTCCGTTACGGAATGTACCCACCGTGTAGGTGTTTGCGTGGTTCTTGTTGTACCACTGCTCAAACTGATCTTCAATCGTATTGTAGTTCTGCTCGGCAGCATGGTATTTCTCTTCCAGGTCTTTTTCATTCTTGAACGAAGAGGTACCGTCCTGATCCATCATGGACTCATAAGAACGCAGGATGTTACCAGCAACCTCCAGTTCGTTCACACGCTTGTTCAGCTCATTGGTATAGCTCTCCGTGTTCTTCTTACTGCGCAGCTTGCTCAGGCGATCATAAAGAGGTGCCAGTTGCTTGCGTACCTCCAGGGACAATCCACCTTCTTCACCAAACTCTTCCTGTTCCATGGCAGCTTTCTCACGGATCGCTTCAATCTTTGCTTCGAGTTTATCGTACGCCTCGATGTCAGCGGCGTCCATGTTACCGGAGAAGAACGTTCCGTTCAGCTTGTACTTGCGTCGGATCTTTGCACGCTCTCCCATGAGCATGTTAAGTTCCTCGTCCTGCTCACCCATGATCTTGTTGATCCGGCTATAGATACGCTCGATCTCTTTGTAGTATTTCTCAGAAGGACGTCTGAATTTGTTAAGTTTCTCCCAACGCTTGAACTCCTCAGAGTTTGCACCGTAGGCAGCCATCTTCTCTGCACGGAACTTGTTATACAGTCCCCAGTTCTCATCGTAGGTCTTCAGCTCGCGGTAGCGCTGCATCTTTTCCTGATACTCCGGATCTGCCTTAATTGCATCCTGGAAGAGTTTGTTCTTCTTCAGTTCCAACTCATCGATCTTTTCGAGTTCCAGCTCAGTGAGCAATTCCTCTGCACCGACCTTGGTGGAGCGAACACGGCTGATCTCATCGTCGATCTCGTTGAGTTCGTTCTGCACGTTTGCCGGCAGACTCACACTCAACTCATAGTAATCGTCCACGAATTCACGCTCGGTGTTTTCCTTCAACCATTGGTTGTAAGTAGCGACGTCATTGTTTAGTTCTGCATCAAGCGCTTCCACCTGGTCTTTGATTTCCGTGTTGGAAGGATCAGCATTACGCTGCTTGCGCAGATCACGCAGTAACTTACGCTTGTCACTAATGAGTCGACGTTGCTGGTCGATGTAGTCAAAGTACTCCTGGGTCACCGGATTCTTAAACGAATAGTGATCCTTGGTGTAAGTAGTACCGTCTTCGTTGAAGTACGTCACCGTTCTACGTTCACGCAGTACAGCGTTGGCAGCAGATTCTCCTCCCTTCCTGGAGACGAACGACTTGACTTTACCGTCAAAATCCATCTCATAGAAGTTGTTCATTGCATTGTTCTGTGCATCGTTGGTCAGGTTTCTGAGTTTGTTAAACACAGCAAACACAATCAACTCCGGGTTGGTCGAGTTACTGATCAAGTCACCCAAACCAAAACCAATACGGGTAGTGCTGGTGTTGCTACCAATGTAAAGCGCTGCGTCCTTGTTGTTGGTCAGTGCATGGACATAGTCCTGAATATCCTTTTCGCTCAGCGTCTTTTTGCTTTGATCGGCAATTGCTGTAGCGAGTTCCTTCTTTTTCTCTGCAAGTTTCTCCTGGCGGATCTGGTTGATGTCTTCTGGTTTGTATGCAAAACGCTTGTGCAGCTGCCATACCGGCGGACGCCATTCTGGGTTCTCCAGTTCAGCAATCTCTCGCTCCAGTCCACGGACAACCCCTTGCAGGTATTCACCCCGGTCTTTATAGATTTCACTGATGAGTTCTTCAGGGACCGATTCTTTGATTACCTCGATCATAATCTCCTCACCCTGTTTGCGGTACTTGCTAATAGCACTCTTGAGCGCAGATCTTGAACTGCTCAGTACCTGCATCAACGGATCGGTACTGGCAAGCTTGGTGCGCTCACCCACTTCCTGAATTACACCGAGCACTTCATCGAGGTGTTCTGCTTCGTTTTTGATCTGACTAAGACGCTTGAGGCGTTCTTCCAACGACAGATTCAATCCTTCCAGACGCGCTGCTTCTTCTTCGATCTGTTTAGCACTCAAATTCAGACTCGCTACAGCAGCCGACAACTTGATCCCTTTAGCAAGTGCTAGTTTCTCTTCGTCGTTTGCTTTAAGCATCTCCTCTTTGATCTGGTAGAGTTGCTTGCTGCGGTCCTGGTAATATTCTTTTACTTTCGGATCGCTGAAGTACGCATCACTCTTCTTGAGTTCGTTGCGAAGCTGCGCCAGCTGATCGTCAATACCTTCTACCATCATGTCCACAAACTCATCGAGGGTCTGATCGTTAAACACCCCAAAGTAGTTTACGCCTTCGCGCATCTGGTCCTGGTTGTATTCCTCGAACGTTTCTCCTTCAATGGGAACAGCATCTTTAGCTGCCTCCCGGATACGCATGAATTCACGGCGAAGCACTCTGAATTCGCCTGTTACGTTGCCTTCCTGGTCATACTCATACTCGGTGCGGTACGCATAGTCAAACTCACTGTAGCGGTGCACGCGTGCGCTGGCGAATTCAAATTCCTTTCCGCTGGCAACAACGCTCTTGTTCTTGTTTGCGTAAATCAAACTCAGGATAATGCGTTCGTTGACTTCAATACCTGCTTGCTTCATCATGCGCTCGTACACGCTGAGCTGTGCATCGTAATCCATGAACTTACTGCGCATCTTGAGCATCCCGAATTCAGGAGTTACTCCTGGAAGAAACGTCTCCTTCTTGAACTCCTTGTTCAGTTTGTTGTGCGGCAGGTCCCCGGCATTAATCCGAGCAGTCTTTAAATCGTACACGGTGACACGACCTTTCTTGTCTACCGCCATAAAGTCAATACGACCCACAATGGCACCACGAAGCGGGTCCTTGCTGATCATGGTCATCTCCGGGATCAGGATCTGTCCCTGAGCGTACACGTCACCCAGGAAACCGATAATCTCCTTGGTCATCTTATAGACATCCTCCTGCGTCATCCCCTTGAATTCAAACGCAGTCTTGGGATTATCCATGGTTTCCCGGTAACGAATATCAAAATCCTCCCGCTCGAACAATACGATAGGTGCCTGCTTGGTCTCCAGAGACCGTACCTGCAGTTCCTCCAGCATGTTGTGCACGAAAGTTCCAAAGTTTGCGTAGTTTTCTGCGCCGGTTACATCCGTCTGCCCAATCACCCGGGACACGCGACGTGTCTTATTGGGGGTATTGATCAGGATCTGCTTGTACTCCTCCAGCTGCGTGCGCAGTTTACCCAGCGTAAGTTTCTGTGCGGGGTTGGGACGGTAGTTCTTTTCTGCCAGTGCTAAGTAGTCCAGCTGCTTGTCCACACGCTCCAGTTGTCGCTCCAGGATTTTCTTTTTCCAGACAGCGTCTCCACGCTTCTCTTCTTCACCGGGGACAGGAAGTTCTTTTTCCAGATCTTCATTCTCTGCTTCTTCCAGGTTGTAGAGTACATCATCAATGCTGAATGCTTCAATCACGACGTTGCGGGTGTTCAGAATCACTGCCAGCTCGTTGAACGTAGTGTTTAGTGGCAGCTCGCGCAAATCCACCACAGCTGTGTCGCCGTATGCTTTGTCGACAAATACTTTGTTAAGTAAATCTGTCAACCACTTAAATATGTTTCCCAGTACCGTGCGCATCTCTGCAAACTCACGGGCAGGGTTGGTCTCAATCTCGTTGCGGTATTCTTTCTGCAACATCCGGGTGATCAGCTCACTCTTGCGGTTGGCTGCAGTAAACCCACGCTCATCGGTGTAGGTTGTTTCAATCTCGTTCCACAGGGCAGGCACTGCTGCTTTTGCCTGGTTGAACAAACGCATTGCCAGTGCAGGACGATCTACTTTGAGCATCTCCACTACAAAGTGCAACACTTCTTCCATGGCAATGTCCGGAGTCACCCGTCCTTCCACCAGGTACACGGTGTCTCCCTTTACATAAGCGTTGATAGAACGTAGATTCTTATTGGGGTGATCGGCTGCCTGCAATTCCGTGGGGTGTATCCATTGTGCCTTTACTCCAGGAACAGACTTCATCAACCGGTCCAGCACTTGCTGCACCTGCTCTTTTTCAGCACGATATGACGAATCACTGGTGTCAAACCCGTTGATGTCTTTCATCTGGTCATAACTCACCTCGGTGAAGTGAATCATGTACATCGGTTTGCCTTGGGTATCCGTAAACGTGTACAGCGACGCCTCACCGGTCAGTGCGACGGCGTTGATCTGGCGAACCATGTCCATTGCTTTGCGCTGGCTGTCCGTGTTAGACGCCCCAAAGCGCAGCTTGAACTGCTGCTCCAGTCGCTGCTTTTCCTTGTCATAGGTCACAGTCTCTGCATTCAGGCTGTAGTTGACAGCTGCCAGGTTAGCAAAAGCACCCACGTATCCAACCACCGGTTCACCGTTGGCGTCCAGGTTGATGGTACTTTTAGCTTGTTCCCAATCTCCATGACGGGTCTTGAACTCCGGGGTGTAAGCAATCGCCCACATCCTCAGTGCTGTTTCCTTGTCTCCCGCAATAGTGGGAAGTTGAAGAATCTCTTTGTACAGGATAGAGTCCTTACCGTTTGATGCAAGGACTGTTTTAATTTCTCCTGATTTGTTACGTATAATACTGCAAGCCATCTTAGTTGTTGTTACATTCTTTGGACTCCTCAGTCTTTGACTGAATGACCTTCTCTACTGAATTCTGTTCGAATAACAATCCGAACTGGTTAAATACACTTCTGTCTTTGGCAGCAGCGTCTGCAGCGTCGTTCATCACGTCTTTGCTGTGACCCTTCACCCATTGAAGTTTAACGGTACCACCGTTGCTCTCGATGCGCTCGATCATCTCCACCGCTTTGTCGACCAGGTATTGGATGTAGGTTTCCTTCGCGTTCCATGGTTTAGGTTCACGCTGCAACGATCCTTCTGAGCGATTCCAAAGTGCACCGTAGTTTACAACACCCTTGTAATCCTGCTTGATCACCAGGTGCTCGGCAGTGTCCTTAAACGTGTTGAGCGTCATCACCAGTCCAAGCATCTCCATTGTTGGATTAGAGAACTTCGCAGACGGGAACTTAGCCTGGAACGACTTGAACGCTTTGCTCTCCTCTGTTCCGCTCATGCTGAGCGTTCTGCCGTTGTGTTTTACAGCAGCGCCGTATCCCAGCATACCGGTTCCTTTGATGTGCGATCCATCGACATAGATCTCAAGGGGTTGCTCTGGAGTAGAAACCAGGATGGGTTCATTTACACTCTGGTCTGCAGGAGCTTGTGTTGCTGCATCCAGAAATGTCAGATCCATTCCGGGAAATAATGCAGCAAGTGCTGCACGATTCACCCGATCCTCATACGCACCGTACTCTTCATTCAATTGCTTTGGACCAAGCACCATGTGCTGACGCTCGTGCTCCAGAACGAAAGTTTCCCAGTCGTTGTAGTTGTTGAACGTGTTCTCCGGGAATGCCGTAGCAAAACTTCCATCACGCTGCTTCAAGGGACTCGTCCACGCTTTCTCGTAGTACTTGTCATAAAGCGTATCGCGGTCAATCACAATAGTGTTGTCAGCACGACGGAACTTTGCTGCTCCGGGTTCACCAGTGCCCTGGCGCACCATATCTTTTGCACTCAGTACCGTAATGCCTTTGTAGGTTCCGCCTGTCTCATCAATGGTGGTGATAGAAGGTGTTAACGCACCGGTTGCATAGTCGTTTAACTTCACTGCCTCCTTGGTAGAGAATGCAATGGGGTTGATGTTTGCATCACCCTGGCGTTTCACGATCTTGTACACCGCTTTGGTTCCCACAAACGGATTACCATTTATCTGCGATGCATCGTTACTCATCTGCTCTTCAATCTTATCAAAGAGTTTGCTACCCAGCTTCTGACCGTCCACTTCGTTTAGGACCATCAGGTCTCCGTACGTATTGGTTACATACAGCGGGAAGCTGTACTCTTTGGTCAGGGTTTCGGCGTTGACGCGACGAGGATAGATGCTGTTGTGCATCGCAATCTTGTCAAACATTTCGTTGTTTAACTTGGAAGCGTTTGCCATGTTCAGGACTACTTCGTCGTTGCTATCCGGAAGGAAGAGGTCGTTGTTGGAAACAGGTTTACCTGTATCTTCTGCACGCTTCTTGTTTAGTTTGAACTTACGCTTGAGGTTGCGGCTCTCGTGTGCATTTGCTTCCGCTTCTGCAAAGATCTCTGCACCCATGGAAGGACGCATGCTTTCAATTGCTTCTTGCATTGCTTTGACACCATAGCCGGTAAACTTACCACGCTCATTGGTATAGTTCAGCACCTTAACTTTACTCTCATCAGCCGTCGGATCATAAATACTGATGATCTTCTCCATCACGTCTTCAATCACAAAGTCCAGACTAGAATTCTCACCCAACAAGGATTTGAATTCTGACTCGAATGCTTTGCGGAAATCCATACCAGCATTTTCTTGGTACGCCTGGTTAAGTGTGTCAAATGCTTTCTCTACTTTCTTAAGCTGGTTACTTACCTCGCGGAAGTTATCCGGGTTCAGGAATCGGCGCAAGCTGTAAGGAGCTGCCGACATTCCGTCTTTGACGATAGAATAATAAAAGATCTGGTAAGCTGCTTCACGAACCGTTGCATCGGAGTTGGTCAACAACTGATCCAGTCCGTTCATGATCATGATCTCCCGTTCAGGACTCACCTTTGCTTTGCTTACACTGCGCACAAGCTTTAGTCCGTTCTTTCCATTAAACACATCAATAGCATCCAGAAATGCATTGCCACGGAACTCACGCTTCAAACGGTTGATTGTGTTGGGCATGTTGTTGTTATACCAGTAGTCCGCGTTGAGCATGCTCAGGAAGCTGCTGTAGCGGGCATGTACTACCGGAGAGTTTTTCTCCAGCTCCGGATCTTGCATGGCGGTGGTGATCGTATTTTTCAGTACGTTCAGCGCCAGGTAGCTTTTTATATGCGAAGAGATCTGCTGCGGGTTTGCTGCATAGATTGCCGCATTGATTTGTTTGGTCAATTCTTTTACCAGAGGTGTTCTTTCCAGGAACACTTCCGAGGTCATCTCATCAAAGAGTTCAATACTCTTACCCAGGTCGTTGTATACAGGACTCTCACTAAAGATGTTTTTGTATCCTTCAAACACACTTTCGTCGCGGTCTTTGCTGTATACGTTCTTCAAACGATCAATCGTGTTGAAATCCGGTGACAGTGATTTCTGTGCATCTGTCAACGGACCCAGTTCGTAGCGAATCGCTTCTGCCTGCTTTTGCTGTTCGATAAACATTGCCAGCATCACCACGTCTTTCATCTCTGCCGTCAACTCCAGACCCTTCGTGTTCACCACTTCCACACCCATGGAATCAACCGTTGGGTTATCGCTGTTCACGATGTTTGGATCAACATTCTCCACATCAAAATTGAACGTGTAGTCGCTCAGGGTAAAGTCCTTGGCAAACGCTTGCTGTGCAGCATCGCCAACAGAGAGTTCATTTAACTTATAGGTCAGCGTATTGAAGAGGTGCGTCGATAAGCTTGTACCGTTTTTATAACTGCGTCGCACAGATCCTTCTGCTTCTGCTTCGTACACACTCACGGCATTTTTGACTGAAGGCATCAGGTTGATGTAGATGCTCAGATAAGGATCAATACCCAGACTCAGCATCGTAGCAGTCACCGCCATGTTGTACTGATTCAGACTCAGTACGGCAGGATAAGGGTTCTTCGCCGCATCGGCGCTCATACCCAGGGAGTTTCCGATCAATGCATGTGCACGCTGTCTGCTTGGGTCATCACCATCCTCGATACTGAAGCTCTTGTACGTTTTACCGTTGATGTTCCAGATTGGTTCCTGCAGCTTCAGACCGTGCTTTACGGCAATACTCAATCCTTTGTTGAACGCTGCAAAGATCTCGATACCACGCTTGGCGCTCTTGTTGGAGTCACGCACGTTCGATACCGACGTGATCGTTGCAAAATTGCTCTGACCAATGGTGTCCTTTTCATCGCGACCCAGTTTGTCTACGGCGTTTTTATAAATATCTGCGTTGGAGAATTCCTTGCTGTACAGATTATCAAAGACATAATTGTGACCCAGGATCTTGTTCATCACCGAGGTAATCTCGTTCTGGATAATCGGAATCACAGGAGAGCCGTTTGCTTTCTCATACTTCATCAGCTCCTCTGCAGTCACCGGCATGTCCGTACCTTGCAATACGTTGACAACTGCCGCCATCTTTTCCAGGAGACGAAGCTGACGCTGAAGCTCTACACTGCTCTCGTCGCCTTGTGCATCCACGATGTCACGCAGGTCTTCAAAAGAAGTAAACTTCTTGCCGGTTGTCTGGATCTGTTTAGATTCTTTGAGGTCCCTGAAACGACTCTGCATAGCGCTCATGATGTCGTCCATAGAGCGGGTAAAGAACTCCTGCACTTTAGGACCAAACATGGCAGCGCTTTCTTTGAGGTTCTCTACTTTGTATCCGGCGTCTTCTTTCATACGACGGAGTTCCTTGCTCACCAGCGGTCCGAAGAATGGATCGTTCATCATGTAATGCAGGTACTCCACAAAGCGTGCAGTCTTTGCATCCATGCCGTAGCGATCCTCGTACTCGGAGTAATCCCCGTAGATGTTCAATTCACCCAGGACGTTGTCATAGGTGCCGAGCATACGTACGTACAACGCATCGATATCTTTATCTGATCCGGACAAATAGTGAATCTGTTCTGGAACGACAATCGTATTGATATAGGTAGCGTCAATATAACCAGCCACTTTCACCCGCACCATGGAGCGTTTATCCTCCGTAGGGATACGGGTACCAAAGAACTCCTCCAGGGACTTCTCCAGCACACGCAACTTCTTGGGGTTGGTGCTGGTTGGTCTTGGAATCAATACCTCTACGTAATACTCTTCAACACCTTCGGCATTGATAGTCTTGCGGAACGATGGATACCGGGTTTCGTAATTATTATATTTCTCAGGGTTCTTGCGGATCTCTTCGTCCGGTACCGGCACATCGTTTTCATCAACGATGATCTTGTATCCGAAAGAGGAACCGTGGTAGAACTTGTAACCAGGTGCTTTTGGTTGGAACAAGCTTGCATTGGCGCTGCTGAATACATAGTATTTCAACGCCTCGGTAATACCTGGCAAGTTTGCACTGTGCACCGGTTCTCCGTCTACAACGTCCCACATCTTGAGCATGTGCTGGGGAGCACCCTGTTTCTGCAGGGACTCCTGGATCATCTTGTAGAAGTTTGCTGTGTCAATCTTTCCGCCTTTTTTAACTACGCGCTCGAACTTCTTGCGGGAGTTCACTGACATGTTGTTCAGCAGGGTACGGTACGTACGCACCAGCTTCTTAAGGTCTTCCGGAACATTGGGGTCCTTCAGGTCAATGTCCGTATCAATAAGCAACTTTGGCTGAATAGAATCCGTTACATCATGGTGATGCATTTCAGTTGCTACCTGGTTGTACGCATATCGCATCGGAATGGTCGCTACGTGATTATCGAGATCCCAGTAAGTATCACCTGATTCTAATTGCTCTATGGTGACGCTGGCAGGAATAATAGTTCCCCGCTTGGAAGCACTGTTATCACTCAGTTGTCCCAGGCGATGATACTCCATGTTGTTGAGCATGCTGTGCAGCATCTGTCTGCCGTTGATCGGTGCAAACTCCTGGTGGATCTTGGTCACTGTATCGCGGTAAAGTCTTTCGATAGACTCACCGTTTTCGTTCACCTCGATGCCTAAATCCAATTGACCTTCGTACAGATCGAGCAGCTTGTACATTTCAGCGACACGGTCCCTGGCAGCACGCTTGTCAGCGGCGCGGTAGTAGCTCACGGTCAGACGGTTGATGTAGTGCTCACTCATCTTGAGGTAGTGAATCGGGTGCGCTGTTACCGTCTTTTGCGGGTTCAGCTGGATACCACGACTCTCCAGGTATTCAATCTCCTCAAAGCTTGCACGCTTGTATCGCAAAGAGCGAATGATCTCTTCACTGCGGGCATCAAGCTTGCCTTCAGCACTGAGGAACTTCATGCGGTGGTTCAGTGTCTGGTAGACGTGACCATCCATGATCTCAAATGCTTTATAGTTTTCCATGCCTTCGCTGGAGTGCTGCTGAGGTTTAGTCAGGTCACTGGGATCGAAGTACACAGGAATTTCTTTATTTCCAGGAGTGGTAATCACCACATGGCGATAGGTGCTGGTACCGTGCTTGATGATCCGGCTGGCGCTCTCGGCGTTTTTGCCGGCAGCAGCCTGAGACTTCAAACGCTTGTAGTAATCCACGGCGCTCTTGATACCTACTGCCTTGTCACCATCAAAGAGTTGGTTAACAAGCAATCGGTTCACCCAGTCATTGAAAAAGTAATCGTTCAGGTGCGTCTTCAGTGAATTACCCAGCGCACCCGTTTTGTTCTCCCCATTAAGTTTGTAGGAAGTGTCAAAGAAAGCAGTGCTGTAATCAGCTCCAACTTTTTCAATGATCTTTTCATTCTCCAGGTTCTCCAGGAAGAACTCAAATTCATCTTGTGCGTACAAGTCCAGTTGTTCAAACAGCGGTGCCAGTGCAGGACTACTCAACGTATCTGCAAAAGACTTTCCTTCTTTAGCTGCAGCAATCAACTGCTCGCGCATGTACACCCTGGCAGCTACATTCTCATCCACAATGCTGGAGTCTGTTGCACCAATCTCATTTAAGAAGAAACTGTCCAGGTGATGGAAGTTATACGCACGCAACTTTGCACTGGTCGTATCTACGGTTCCATCGGCAAGTAACTTACCGTTGTAATCATTGTAGCGGGTCTTGTTGACGTCCCGCTCCTGGTATTCTTTTTGGATACGGTTGTATTCCTGCTGAATCAAGCCGGCAAGACGCGCACTGATCATGCTGACTTTCTTTCCGTTGAACTCTGTCTTTGCGTTTCCAACGGTGGTCATGTATTCCTCGTAACGACCCGTTACATGGAACACGGTGCCGGTCGCATCGTTCTGAGACGTAATCCGCTTGAACGTTGTCAGCTTCTGTCCCGCACGACTGTAAGACTTGCGGTCTGCAAACAACGCCAGGTTAGAAAGATGGTATCCTTTTTTGTCAATTTTGCTGACGTCGGTGTTAATGTTATCTCCTTCGTCAATCTGCTGAGAAAGTCCATTGAGGTATCCGACCTTCAGGTACTCCTGTAACAAATCGCTGAGTACACCTTCCTGTAAGTAAGGGTTGTCATTAAACCAACTTACGAAGTCCTGACCATAGACGTCCTTGACAAACTCGTTGAGACCCAGCTGCTGAAGATCCTGCACCACCTGCATGTTGGGCGAGTAGAGCGTAAAGCGGTAGATCTTATTACCGGTGGTGTTCATCACTACCGGCTGACCAATTGACTGATCATAGCGGGTCACGTACATCATTGCCGGCAGGAAGCTGGCAACGACTGACTTGCGGGTTTTGTTAGCGGTGTTTTCAAACAACGGCACTTTGTCGGAGTAGCTGAACATGTAGCGCATTGCTGTCAGCATGCTGGGCGTCATGTATCCTTTCTCCTTGTAGATGTCAGTATTTGCCATCAGGATCGAGCGCGCTTCGCTTCCTTCAGGAATACGATAACCGCTCGCCTGGATCATAGCAACCAGGGAGAAATGGAAGAAATGTCGGGGAAGACCCAGACCGGCAGAACTGGAGATGACATACAGGTCATCGGCAAGTTTGTTTACCATGGCATCGGAGAACTCTCCGTTTTCCAGGTAGAACGTGCTGATCTCTTTTGATCCACGTTCCAGGATAATGTCCATGGTCTCTTTCAGATCCGCTTGAATCTGCTTCTTGCTGGCGCGGAAGTATCCTCCGTCGCTGGTCTCCGGTAGTAAACGGTAGGTGTTGTTGTATCCGTCAATAACTTTATTAAGCGCAGCAAAATTATCCTGGGTTTGTGCTACGTCTACGACGCGCATCTCACTGGAAATCGCTACACCGGCAGCATCAAACTCCCGTTTGGTCTTGATGTCTACCCGGGAGATCTCTCCAGAGGCGACATAGAAGACACTGTGGAACTGGTTGAACATTGCTTCGTTGCGGGTCGGGATGTTGTTCTCAATACCACAGGTGGTAGTGAGCATGTTCATCATCGCCTTTAAACTCTGCGCCAGTTCGTAAGTGTTATCCCGTTCAGCAGGATAGCCGCTGATCCGACCGAGGAGTCGGTTGATGTGCTCCAGATCCTGCTCCAGCGTTTCAATGCGCTGACGGATCTGAGGCAGAATCTCTGCCTTGGGAGTATTTACCGTAATCTTCTTTACGGAGTCAAATAACTTATCTGCGTCAACAGGTCTGCGAATGGTGATTCCCACTCCGAAGTCTTCCTGCTCATAGACCAGGAACTGGAATATCTTTCTGAATTCACGATCACCATCAGAGGTTCCTGTTTCCAGAAGAGAGATATCCGGATCTTTTGCGCCCGTCTCTTCCACGTCAGCTTTTGCCTGCATCACCACATCACCGCTGTCCGTCTCGTTGATCGCACCTGTTGCCAAGGCGTTTTCAATGGTGTCGGTGGTGTTCAGATTCTCAACAATCTCCAGGACCATCTGCTTCATCTGACGGTAGCTCTCTTGTGCATTCTGGGCAATCACTCCTTCGTTGGTACCATCGATAAACTTGTTGTCATAACGAGGATCACCTGTGAGGTTCAGAACCGCATACTTCTCACCGTTCTGTAGTCCACCCAAAACGTAACGGAAGTCACGCAACTTAGTTTCATACTTACTGCGGATGAAAGACTCCGCATCGGGACGCTGACGGATGAAATTGTCAATGTTGTAATAAGAGCGCAGCATGTTGGCAACTTCGTCGTAACGCTGATCAGCTGTCATGCCAGCAGCATTCTTGGTGCGCAGCATTTCATAGACCATCATGTTACGCAGCTCCATCATGTCTGCAGCGTTCATGCTTTCGGTAAATCCTTTGATCTTACCATCCAGCAGACCCATGGTCGGAACGGTCTTGATCAGTTGGTAAGCACCTTCTACACCGCTGTATTCTTTGGCAGACGCACTGGAGTAGAACCCGCTGTGGATTCTGTCAAAGGTCTGTTCGATTTCATTTTTGTGTTTCGTGAAAAACTCAATCAGACGTTGAATGAGATTAAACAACTTGGCATACCATGTCTGTGGTTTCGTTTTCTTAATCGCGTAGGACTGAAACTTGTCCGCCATACGTTCTTCCGCCATCAGCTCGATCACTTCGGTGTTGCTCATGTGTGCAAGACCACGGCGTTGCTTTCTGAATTCAGCAATTGCTGACTCAGAAATAATACCCATGCTCTCGTACTCGCGACTCAACAGGTTTGCACGCTCTTCAGGAGATAACAAATACCGGAACACGGCGTGGAATGCTTCGTGATAGGCAGTTCCAGGACGAGAAAGATTCTCATTTAGGTAAATCACCTTGTCTTTGATGTATCCAAGCACGTTACCTTCAGCGTCCAGGTTACGGACAATCTTATCCAGATCATCAATAGCAATGTCTTTGGGAAGACGCTCGCGGATGTAATCAACCTGGCGTTGGAATTCACCCTGTTCAAAAGCGGCAAGCTGCAAGGCATCACCCAGCGAAGCTGCACCTCCTTCAAAGGGATCAAACATATCAAAGTCATCCAGTCTGCTGCTGCCACTCTCTGGAGTAGCACCGGGGAACATGGTGAAATTATTTTCAACGTCTTGCTCAGTAGTAAACAAGTCAATCGGTGGTACAACAAGAGTCTCCATCTCATCGAGTGCATCGCTGAACTCACTGCGCTCAAATGGACTAACCATGTTGTAACGAAGTGACAGGCGGCTAAACATGTTGGACTTATACGTGTAGTAGCTACTCAGGTCACGGTAGGTGGTTTCCTTGTTCTGAACTTTGAGCACGGGTTTATTTTCAACCTGTTCAAAGAGCTGGAACATGAACTTCTCCTTGGTGCCGATCATCTGCTGCGCCATCTCACGGGTTTCTGCTTCAGGATGGTTGAGCAAACTATCCAGCTTCTTACCAAACTTCGTGTGTACGTCCTTGGTAAACTTTTGATAGATGTTATCAATCTCTTCCTGCAGTTTCTGCACCGCTTCTTTGCCGGCAGCATTGGTGAACAGACCATTGAGTTCTTCAGCGATACGCTTGGCATCTGCTGCAGACTCGTAAACAAAATCAAGACCCTGGGATTCATAGAACGCCTTAACGGTTTCCATGATCTTATCCAGTGGATCACTGCTCACGGCAAAGTTCAGCAAGCTGGCATTCTCGTTAAAGAAGGCAGCATCTGCATGCGTGTCTTTTGCATTGAACTGCACCGCCAGATACGGCTTACCGTTCTTACCAATGTTGGTAAAGAAGTCGGCACGTACACCGCTGACAATTTCAAAACCAAATACTTCATTGTTGAAGTTGTTGGTGTATGTTTTAGTAGGAGTGGTCGAGGTAAAGTTTGCAACGAAGCGTCCGAGGTTCAGCAGTACATCAGCGTACTGGGCGGTTACTTTGGGTTGCTTGTTACGGATGAGTGGAATCACAGCATGCTTGGTTCCGCTGACAGGAAACAAACTGGCGTAGCGGTGACCGGAAAGCAAACTCAGTTTAGAGATCGAGTCACCCATGGTGCTCATCAATACTTTTTCTACGTATTCTTTCCACTTGTAAATCTTACCCTCGTGCAGTACGTATTCATCGGGACCCAATAGTTCGATGGGTCTCCACGCATCACCGCGACGAGCATTGCGGGTCGTGTATACCGGTGCAAAGATTGCCGGCAACTGACGCTTGGTAGGATTGGTTTTATCGTTGATGTTTACAACGTCTACGGAGAATCCGCCGTTGTGCTTATTGACGAACTGATCAAAACGCTCTCCATAGACTTTCTCCATGGTGTCGTATGAATTAGTAAAGTCATTGTAGTACACCTGGTTTTGCAACTCGAAGTACTTGCTGAATACAGATGTTGGAATGGTTGTCTCTCCTTTGTCAAGCAATGCGTTGACTTCTGCTTCGAACGCTTTATAGCGGCGGGCACCATCACGCAACATGTACAAGTCATCCATCGTCGTTGGACGCACGGTGTTCTTAGCTGCTCCCTTGGTGTAGCGGATATTGGTCAGCTGCGCAAAGAGATTCAGATCCTCTTCGTTTTCAAGATCCAGTCTGCGGGTAGTGTTGTCTGGGAATACCACGACGTAATCGTTGTAGTTCAGGACAGTGACCATCTTTCCGGAAGGAGAAACCAATTGAAGGGAAAATCCATCGCTCAGGCGAGCACGGGTCAGCACGGGTTTACCACTCTGCAGGGCACGTACCTGCGCAGCACTTTCGCGGGTTTCAATGGTACGGTTAGCAAGTGCAGGGTATTGAGCTACTGCCTGACGAATGATATTAAAGCGGGCAGCATTGCGGGCAGCGTTGCTGTTATTAGCAACTACGGTAACGGTGTTGACCGGATTGTTGGTCGAACTCATTACTTCGTTACTGAATGCCTCCAGGTCTGCACCAATCATTACCAGACCGGTGTTGATCTCATCACCGTTGATCAGGAGTGTAGCGCCGTCGTTGGCAATCCAGGAGCTGGGTACAGGGAAGACCGCTTTAGGTGCAGGGTTTGCACTAAGGTCATAGACTTCACCGGTGCTCTGCAGGTTCTCATCGAGAATCATGTAGCTCTCACCTTCTTTAAGCAGATCGACAATAGATCCGTCAGAGAGGTACGCTTCAAAACGATTGGAGGAAAGTTCCGGGATTAAGCGAAGGTCAATGTATCCGTTTTCGCTGTTTGGAGTACGCAGTTGCGCCAGTGCGGGAGACAATGCTTTCATCAGGTTGCGGACAGTGTTTTTGTCCATACCGCTGTTCTGCAATTTGTCAATGGCGTTCTCCAGCAATTTTACACTGTTGAGTTCCTGGGAGTCGTTCATCCCGGCGTCCAGCAGACTGCGCTCTTGAACCACGGTGTCCGCTACTGCTTTGATGCGGGCGTAACGTCCAACCAGTGGACTCTCGATAGCTTCCGATAACGCAACCGCCAGTTCTTTAGCGCGGATGTTCTGCGTAGTACCGGTGGCGGGAGTCACTCCGAGTTGCTCCTGGATCATAGACAATGCTTCAGTGAAACGCGAGGCGCTCAGAGAAGTATCATCAATCATGGGAACCACGCGGGCGTCCAGGAATGTATCGAGGTTGTTTAATTCAAAAGCTGTAGACTTTCTAGATAGGTGTTTGTACAGTTCGCTGTATGCAGCTATAACCTTTACCTTGACTTCATCAGTCAGGTTTGACAATCGCATAACGTCGCGAACCGAGTTTTCAAGGTTGCGATATTTTTCAGGATTGGTACGTAGAGCTTTTTCAAGCGCGGTGCGCAGCACCTTGGAATCTATAGTGCAAGACATTATTCAAGGGGATGGGATACTACAGTTTGCAGAAGATGCCTTCACCCAGGGAATCGAAGGGATTATTATCGTCCTGAGTATAAGTGCTTCCTACTTCAAATTTACGATTTTTTGTAGACTTTTTTGTAGTTCTAGGTGAACTTTCTACAAATTCAACCAGGCGGACAAGCTCCTCCGGGTTCTGCAGTAAATCTGTAACTAGTGAATCCAGCGTGGTTTCGTATTGCTCTACGGGAACGACAGGAGTAATGTTTGCGTTCTCCGTTTGTACACGAACGTCAGCTTTTGCTTCCTCGAATTGAATCTCTAATTGTTCAATGCTCTCCTGGAGAGAATCTGGTTTACTTTTGCTTTTGCGAGAATTCTTAGTTTGCTTTTTAGGGGCAGCACTCGCATCAACAGCAGATTCTTCACTTGCTTCTTTTGCTCTTCGCTTTGCCTTTCGGGGTTTTGTATTTTTAGCAGCGGGTTCATTCTTGGGTCTTTCATCAGGTGGGTACTTAGTATTTAAATTATTGAGGTCATATTCAAGAGCGTATTCAAGCTCATCCATCAACGCTCCATCTACTTCAGACTCACGCTTCAAAGTTAATGCATTTACAATTGAATTGCGAACGCTCTCAACCTCTTCAGGAGTCAAGGGTTCATTAGCCATGAACTTGTTGTAGGATTCGGCATCTACTGTCTCAGTAATCTGCGCAACAGTCTGCATCTCCTTACTGTTTCCTTCAATGTCCAGAATGTCTTTAGTCAACTGATCGGGATCTTCTGCAGCCAGCGCATCACTCATCTCAGCAACCGTGGTATTGATCGCGTTGATGTATTGACGGTAGATACCATTGCGACCAACCTTGGGACCTTTCTTGTCAGTATAACCCAGACCTGAGATCTCGCCGGTGTTTTCGTTACGGACAATCGAGAATTCTTTTCCGTCGATTGTCACTGTGCTTCTGTCATCACTGGTAAACTCTACTTTGAACACCCTGTCTTCTACAGGTACGGTCTCTGCAGTAGTGACAATTCCTTGTGGTGCCAGACTCAAACCAACATACTCGTCAATCAAACTGTCTGCCGAACCCAAAACAATCACAGATCCGTTCTCTAGTTGTATAGAGTATTGTGTTGCATCGTCTGTATTCTCTACAATCACACCCGGTTCACCCTCGTACATCACGCGGTCACCCTTGTGCCACTGCAGCTTCTGCTTCTCGTCCCGGATAGCTTCTTCTTTCTGGTCTTCCAATTCCTGGATCGCAGTAGGGAAAGACGCACCCGATTCGTTGCTGGGAATAGCGGTAGTTGCTACACCGGCATTAACCTGTGGATCACTTTCGTTGGGAATCAGTTCAAACTTGATCCCGTTTGCTTTCAGCGACGTGTAGGTAAGATTACCATCGTCACCCGCATCTACTTCTTCAATGCTCTCACCAGTCTCCGGATCATAGATACGGAAATAGTATCCCTGGTCATCTTCTTCCAGCACCGCTTCATTATCGCCGTGCTTGAAGGTTCTGCCCAGTACGTTCTTTAATTTACGTTGCTCCTTGGCAAGCGTTGCATCCACCGGGTTACCGTTTGCTTTCTTGTTAAAGAGTGCGGTCTCGTAATCCACGGCAAATCCAAAGCTGTCTTTGGTGCTGATATCAAACTCGCCTTCGTGTGTCACAATAGGTTTGTCAACACGACTATCTACCACCCGTTTAAACGAATAGCGGTTGCCGGCAAGTTGTTTGAAAATGTAATGACGGTTTACAAACTCCATTGCCTGTGCATCTTTACCCAGGTCAAGCATCATTTGCAAATTCTCTGGTTCCAGTGCTGCCGGCGACACCGTGGTGTTTCCTGCTGCATCGGTGTTAAGATTAGCTGCATCAGTCTTCTGTGCGGGAGTCTTAGGTTTCTGATCCTCCGGATTGTTCTCCTTTTGCTCCTTACCCTTCAGTGCTACTTTCAATTTGTCCTGCAGTTTACGCAGGTACTCATAGTTCAAACTGTTGGCGTAGGGTGCTTCAGCAAATTGTTCCAGCTCGCGGACAAGGGTTTCGTTCTCTTCCAGCAGTCTTGCAAAAGCAGGATCTACGGTTGCCAGTACACGAACCGTGTTTGCTACGTTGCGTGCGTGTGCACCCAGGCGGGCGTCCTGCGCTGCCTGGAAGGTTTTACTAAAGCCGGCAGGATCATTGAGCATGTTGAGTGCATCTACCATCTTGCGGTTCTCCTCACCCAGTTCCATAAAGTCTACGACGTCCTGCATCGCAGTATCCACTTCTTCCTGCTTCACAACCTGGCTACGCTTCAGTCCGGCGTTACGTGCACCCAGATATCGTTTGAACGCATCGGATGCCTTGTAGCGTGTCTGAGACCCCTTACGACGCATCTCTACGTTGTCATAGGTGATATTGCCTGCATCATCAGTGGTGTATCCAATTGCCTCTGTCCAATCCTGGAGAGCAGCCAATTGTTCTTTCTTTACTTTGATCAAGCGCTGCGTGTCTTCGTTCTTGACTTCAAGAGCTTCGAGCGACTGCACTTCGTTTTGCAAAATGCGACTCTCGTTCTCCAGCTCACTCAAATTCGTCAGCTGATCAAATCCACTCTGCAGCGCATCACCAATAGTTTGGTAACTACCTATCTTAGACTGGATACCAGCACGACGCTTCACTGCATCCTGCGCCTTACTCTCATGGAATGACACCGTTTCAATGGCGTCAATCAATGATGCACGCGCAATGTCACTGGCAAGTTTGCGGTTGGGGTCTTTAATGTGCTTACCCAGATCCATGAAGTTGCTGTACTTCTTCATGAAGTGATCGTACGTCTCACTGTAGCGCTCGACATCCTGCGCAATACGGTTGGTGAACTCCTGGGCAGAACTGTGTCCGGCGTCTTCAGGAGAAAAACCAAATGCTTCTTTGAATGCTACGTTGTCAAATCCTTCTCCGTAAGCACGGATGGTATCAAGCAACAAGGGCAAATTACCCAGACGCTTGGCGGAATGCACTGCCTGCATCAGGTTACTCTCGCGGCTGTTGAGGTAGTTGAACGTATCGTCCGCTGCTGCAGCACGCTGCATTTCCTCGCCATAGGCGTTGTATTCTTTTGTTTTACGGATGTGCTCACTCAAGACGTTCTTATGGGTCTCCATAAACGTGTTGAATGCTGCCACCGTTTTAGCGGTTTCTTCTTTTTGGGTACGATGTCCTTCGCGGTCACCAAAGTATCCGATAGCTTTAGAAGCACGGGTGATCAAGGGTCCTGTCACCACACCCGTCATTGCACCCATCATGAAGGTTTTAAGACCTTGCTTGTTCATCTGGGAGTCTACAGCTTCCTGGAAAGATTCTCCCCAGGTTGCCGGATCGTTGTTGTATAAATCGCCGTAGTGCTTTTTCAGACCGTGTACGATTCCCTCCTGGATGTTTTCCTGAAGACCTTCCCACACACTGAACTGCTTAAAGCCGCTGACCAGTCCTTTACCGAACTGCGCTGCCGCTACCCGGTAACCATTGTCAAACGTACTGATGACGTCCGGCATAATACCAAATCGTCCCATGGTACCACGGGTAAAAGATCGTGCTGATTGTTCTCCGTTGATACGTCCCGCTACTGTGAAAGAATCCAGTGCTTCGTTCTTGAACGCGCGGGCAATTGCGTTGTCCGGGATCATGTTACGCATGATATTACCAAACTCCAGCTTGTTCATCACCAGCAGGGTCGCCATGTTCAAACCGTAGGAATCCACCGCTGCACTTTTTGCCAGCTCACGCATCCGGGTTTCTTCATCGGCGTTGGGTTCATACCCCTTTTCCTTCATGAAATCATCATAGAGATGATTGTACACTTCCGTAAATGAACTGCCTGCTTCAATCGCTGCCTCACCGGAAGCAGCCTGGAACTCTCCGTAGGCACGGCGCAGTCCACCCACACCAATGCTGGTCAATTCCCCGGCAGTGAGCAGTCCGGTCTTTGCACCGGTTGCTACAAGGTTTCCAGCTTCTACCAGCTGTCCCGCCACGGGGATCTTGGTAGCAGCTGTATATAATCCTTCCGAGAGTTTACTGCCGAACTGTACGTCCCGCAGCTTACCCATCTCGCTGATAATTTCTGCTTGTCTTGCTACCGTACGCGCACGCAGAGCATCTTGAGCGGCAATCTCTGCCGTCTTGGTACCATAGCGAAGTGCTTCACCGGTTGCAGTACCTGCTTTACGCAGGTTATTCATGAAACGTCCCCAGCGACCTGCTTCTACGGCTGTAGTAGCAGCAAGTGCACCGGCACCACTGCCACCGGTTGCGGCAGTAAATGCACCTGCAAGGAATTCCACGGCAACGGTTTCAACCGCTAGTTCCGCAAACGTTCCAATCGTGTAACCTGCATTCTGCATCATTTCACCCGCAGCTTTCAGACTGAAGATGTCATCCCGCTCTGCCTCGGTCATGTAGATCGGATTCTCGTTCTGATTCTGCTGTTGCTCAATCTCGCTCAGACGCATGCCGTACTCATCGTCCATCATGCCGTCTACACCACTGGAGAAGATTGATCCTACCAGGCGGGGTAATACCAGCGCACTGGACACAAAGCCGTCCTTGATACCATCCCAGGAACCTTTGGTTCCGTTCCACAACGCGTCCCATCCGGACTGCGCTTGTGCTGCCATGGTTTCATTATCAGCAAAAGGATCTATCCAAGGAGAATAGATATCGCTCTTCTTGTAGCGGTCGACCTGCTGCGCACTGAAGTTCTGGTTCTCAAACGGATCGGACTTAACCGGGTTCTGTTGTTGATACTGCTGAAAAAACTGCGCAAAGGAAGGTTGTGGTCCTGGAGTGGAACCAGCACCTGGGTTTCCCAAAGGGTTGTTGTCGAATTCGTCCGCCATTACTGGAATATCTTGTTTACGTCTACCCAATCAGCACCCGCTCTGCTACGGTTTTGCTGTATGGTGTTCATAGTTGCTGTATGCTTTGCATTTGCCTGCTGCTCAATGTATGCCTGTGCAGCATCCTCGAGTTGACGGGCAGTCTGAGGAGTAACTTTACTTACACCGGTTGCCTCCTCTGAAATAACGTCACCGTTCTTATCGTAGAATCCAATGTAGACCTGACCATCGCGCATAGAGAATACACCGTCTTGTCCGTGAATTCGCATGTAGCTTGGGAATGGTACAGACCTTGCTCCCTGGTTAAGTTTTAGCAAGTCGCTGGTAAAAGGTGTTTCTTCCGCAGAAGATTGCGCCGCACCAATCATGTAGCTGCTCAGATCCGGCTGAGAGATAATACTACCGTTGGAAGTACGGATCAGCTTGGTATTAAATCCAAGCTGGTTTGCTTTTTCAGCAGGAACCATAAACGTAATGGAGTTGGCAGATCCTGCTTTTTCAACAACGTCTTCTGGTAAACCAAATGCTGCAAGCGCCAGGTTGCCTTTCTCTCCGGAACGAACCAAAGGAATGGTTACACGAACCATGTCCTTACCGTTGTAGCGATCTCCGGGAGTAATGGAGATGTTTGCATCCACGCTGGTACGCAGGTTTGCAGTTCCCAATCGACCCATAATGTTCTTGACAGCTTGAGCGTCTTCACTGGAGAACTCGTTAAACTTCCCGGTAGAATCATAGTATCCAACCTTGGCTGACTGCTGTGCCACCCGGGTCACGTGACTCATATCACTCTTGTCCGGATTGACATTATAGGTAAGCGTCGGAAGCGTTGTTCCGGTAGCACCTTCATATTTTTTTGCGTCTGGAACAATCCTGCTAAGCACCGGATCAGCGGCGTGGTTACCCACCCGAATCCAGCGACCGTTTGCATCCTGGGTAAAATGATCAGGATGTGCAGCCGCATGCGAAGCAAGGGTTTGTTGTTCCTTGCGGGAAAGCATCGTGACTTCAGCCATACCTCTCATACCTTTACTGAGACTGGCAGTAGCATTGCGATAAAGCGGATGTGAATCGTTTTTCTCGACATTGTCGTTGATGATGCGCTGTACCTGGTTAAAGTTGGTAAACTTCTGCCCAGTCGTCTGCATCGTGAAGGCGTTCAGGATCGCCTGGTCTTCTTTTGACAAGGGAACACCTCTGAAGAAACTCACCTCACTGTTACGCACAGCGGTTTGCAAGGCACCCAAAGATCCACCGGGAATCTTACCGCTCACTTTACCATTTGAAGTCGGCAGGTTCAGCGTTACGGCAAGCACATCACCACTGGTCATGGCAATAGAAGATTCTGCTACCTTGGTGGTGATTTCTTTTTCGAATGCTTCCATGGGTGTTTGGTTTTCAGTTGCCACTTCATTGACACCCTGGGTCATTACCCCTTGCGCTTCCAGCGTCTTTTCGTATTCTTTTTCTCTAAGTCGGAAGGTGTGTTCCAACCTTGCCTTATTCATGTCGTGCTCAAACTGACGACTCTGACGATAGTTTTGTTGTTGTTGCTGGTACATTTCCAGTTTGACCTGGTCAGGACGCATTTCGCTTTCAGCATGTACATCCGCATAATTGCTTGCCCATGTCCTGGAATCGCGGGTACGCAGCAGCGTTGCCTGGTAACCTTGGGGGTTGCGGGTGAAGTTCTGTACGACTTCATTGACTGCCTGAGCGTAAGCCTCCGGGCGTGACTCAGCATCATCGAGTTTTGCTTGTAACTCTTTGCGCTTTTGAGCGACCTGTTGTAACTGCTGAGCCACTTGCGGAGGAACTTTGCTGCCATACTTATTGATAGCACTGTTTTTCATGCTGTCAATCTGCGCAATGTTATAGCGGATACTGTTGGTATAACTCTCGTGTGATTTGTAAATCTCCGGCAAAGACTCCTTACCGATCTGTTCAAGTGCCTGCTCGCGGGTTGCTCCAGGTAATTCGCGAAGCTTCATATCCACCATGCGGTCAACAGTTACGGAAGCGGCACGGTTGTAATATTCTCCATACATTCCAGAACCAAGTAGTTGTTCTGCCCACTCGCTGAAGTCCTGCTTGGCAGCATCTCCATTGGTGTTCTTCAGGATGTACATCCCGCTGCTTTGTTCTCGAACAATTTTCAGTCCCTGCTCCTTTGCCTGCGCATTGAGGTAGCTCATCGGATCTTCTACTGCCAGGTAATCGCGTACACTGTGCGATGGAATGTCATCAAACTTGGATGTCTTGAGTTGTTGTACGCCTCGCTGTACATATTCCTCCATCAGAGGATTGTAGAGTTTGCGCACTTTCTCATCCGTGCTGGTTTTGTATTGATTGATCTGGGCAGCCTGCTGTTGATACTGACGGGTGTAATTCATGTCAGCAACAAAGGAGCGGTTCTCTACCAGCGGATCAAAGCTTGACATAGCGCTGGAGACATTACTGCTCACCGATAAATCGACGTGCGCATATTGTTTGAGCTGCTCATTGTTTTTCTGAAACCACATCTGACGCATCTTTTCTGTCTCCGGATTGGATACCGGGGAGTTCAGCAAAGAGCTGTACATGCTGCGAAGTTTATTGAAACCAGCATTATACCGCTGAGTCAGTGCGCCCAGTGCTGTAGACATCAGCTGATAGTCGGGTGTCGCGTAGTCTATCTGAGGGAAGACATCCGTGGAGTTCTGTAAGTAGGTTGCCATGGGTACACTAATAATTTACGAAAAAAACTTCAAAGATTTATAACTCTTAAAAGTTTAAACTTATTTACCGAAAGGGTTACCACCGGTCATGCCAGACATTGCTGCCATCGGGTTGTTTTGCAGTAATGCTCGCTGAGAAATGTTGCGGGACTGACTCATTTCTTTCATGTCATCACGGGCAAGGACAACCGCTTGTTTAGCTGCTTCTTCCGGACCAAGTACACTGCTAAGTTGTTTCTTATAATGCTCAATCAATGCTGGAAGCGATGCGCCGCTGTTGGCAGCAGGAGATGTTGTGTAGGTGGTGTTGTCGGTAAAGTCTTCACCATCAATAAACATCTTGGCACCGGTAGAAGGATCAATGTCATACATCGGGTAGATCGCACGCATCATGTTACGCGCCTGCAATCCCTGGAATCCATGATTCATTGCGTTGGCAAGATTAGTCCGTTGCATGTTGGATGAATTCACCAGGTTCTGACCGTACGCTTGCGTCTCATCATAGAACTGCTTACGCATACCCAGGTTACGAACATTTGCATCGTTTTTCAAACGGGCACGATCTGCTGCTACCTGGTTGGTGGTGTTGACGTTGCGGTTCTGAATGTTGGCAATCTCATTGATACCTGCCTGTCCAAGCTGTCCGCTGATTGCTGCAATGTTTGCTCGCGCAGTCGTCGGATCTGCAGAGGCATTGATGTTACTCATTGCCAAAGACGCATCACTTTGCAGTGCCGCATTCTTTGCACTGTATTCTTCCAGCTGAGGATCATAAAGTGATGGGTTCATCTGGAACATAGCAGGTTCACCGTAGAAACGATCCATGGTACCGGCATTTGCAATAGCAATCTTATCCTGAATCCAGAAATCATTATCTCTTTCTGCAGCAGGAGGTGGTGGAGTGCTTTTCTGTGCACAAGCAGTTTGACATGCTGCCTGACTGGTAAAGTCTGACGCAGTAATTGCATAGTCAGCAGGTACCTGCACACCGATACAATCGGGACAGCGATACACTGTCTGCGGTGCTTTTGCTTTTGGGTTGATCTTAATAGCTGGACGTGACCAGGTGTAGCGACCAAATTTTCCGTCCTTGTCATTGGGGTCAACTGATCCGGCGACAAATCCAAACTTGTTTACATACCCAGTTGCTTCTTCGGGTGAGTAACCGGCAGCGAGTGCCTGGTCATAAATATCTTTGTTGTACCAGTCCTGAAAAACACCAGCATCTTTCTTGGGATCAAAGTTTGGGTTAGCGTCTACAAAACGTTTCTGACGAGTTTTGAAGTCCGCAGCGTTTTCCGGATTGTAGTAATCCTGGGTTCCATAGGTTCCTGTAGCACGAATACCTTGTCTGCCTTCTACTTTGTCCTTGTCGTACGTTTTCTGCAGGGAACTAGGTAAAGTAACATCGATGCCGTCCTGTTTCCATTTGTCAATGTCCTGGACACTATAGGTACCGTAATCCTGTTCAATTTGCTTTTGAGCAACTTGTTTGCCCTGATCATCATAGGTCGTCACAAAGTTACCCTTGGTCACACGCTTGCCTTTACGTCCGTCCTTTAGTTGGATGGTTTCGACAAACTCGCGTTCGCCCGTCGGGGTTGTACCGGCAGTCTGCATTACAGGAACCATCCTGCGACTGGCAGCATCGTATTTGTATTTGGGAGGTGTACTTTGACCACCTTCTTGATAAAGCTGTCCACCGTTTGCGCGGTCCTGCAACTCATTCCATTTCTCGTCGACTGCTTCTTCAAAGCTCTCGTACACTTTTACGTTTGACTTGGGTTGAGTTTTAGGTAATGTCTTAGGAGTACCTGTCACCTGCCTGTTAGTGTTTGCAGGAGTAGTTACGACTGGCGCAGCAGTCGGTTTTTTCTTGGTGTAACCAGCTGGGATCTTATCGGCTATGCTGATTTCTCTTGCGTTACCGGCAGCATCGTAGACTATCGTGGTCGCTTCTGTATTATTTGCACTTGCTGCAGTGGCTGCAGGAGTACCTGCATACCTGATCTCCGCCATGCCTTTGTTTACATCATCGAGGATTCCTTTGACGCTGATCAGTTGCTTCTTTCCTCCAGGACCAGTCACTTCAATCGCTGAATACTTTGCAGTTGGGTGAGGAGCTGCCTGGGGATTGCTCACTTTGAAAGTTCCGTCTTTGGTAGTAATCACATCTCCCACATGGAACGTGGTGTTGTTGTTGACTTTTAACGCTGGTTTACTACCACCAGGAGTAGTCGAAAACTCATACTGTCGCAGCCCATCACTGGTCCACCAGGATGATTTGCCGCTACCTTCAGTTTGTACTTTACCCTTACTACGCAAGTTCTTGAACTGATCGTAGGGTAAATAGAATTCTTCGTTGTTTTTGTCTTTGAAATATACTCCACCCGGATCTGCCATAAAGTTGGGAGTGAAGTAATCGCTGATGCTATCGTCTTCGTAGCGGTCAAGCTTGATGGGCTGACCATTGACGTAATATGTAGTTCCGATTTTGGGTGGTACGCTGCCGGCAGTTTGCATCTTTGGAATGCCTCCACCATAGCGCATCATCATTTCTGCGGGGTCCATCTGTGCAGCACTATATGCAAAAGCATCTTCTGCCATGGTCTGTCCCTGGTCCGGTAACATCTGTTGCGATACTGCAGGAGGAGTGTTTCCTTTCATTCCTTCCTGGTAAGCAGCCAGCTGTGCCAGCTTATTCATGTTGTTGGTCAACATGCGCTCAGCGGTGCGTCGGGTCATCGGATCGGTATTGGGATCGTTGACCTTCTGCATGAAATCATTTAACTGATAGCGCTTTGCAATTTCTGCAGGCGTGTACCCGTCTTTTCTGCCACCCATACCAAAGTGATCCAGTACCGCACGATCTTTGATCTTCAGTTTACGGGTGTCTGAGAAGATAAAACTTCCAGGAGGGACGTTCAATGGAACGCCGCCCTCGGTGTGTCTCTTCCCGGTAATCGTCATGTGCTCGATGTTGCCATCGTTATTGATATCTCCCAAAACGGTTTCTCCACCTTCCGCTTCAATGTTTGCCATTTGACGAGGTACACCACTGATGGTATTTTGTACAGCGTTTGGATCTTCAGTATTGGTTGGAGACCATGGACGGTGTGTGGTAAGCGAGTAATCGCGTTGATCACCGGTGCGGGGAGTTTTCTTGATACGGACTTTCATAATAAACTTCAGAAGTTTAAACTTGTTAGGCAGGGGTACTAATAGAATTTACTAATTATAAGTGACGATTCCTAATTACATGAACTCGATTTCGCCACCTGCTGCCAGGATCTGACGGATTTCTTCTTCAGTTAAATCATACTCGCCACCTTCTTCAAACTGACTCTGCATCTGCATGCCGGCGTATTGCACCGGAGTATAGAGATTCGGTGCTTGCGTTTGACCAGGACCGGTATTGAGTGTGTCATAACCCATCGGCATCCAGTTGGTGTCATCAGGTTGATACGCAAAATCAGTCATGCCTGCTTTGACATTGTTCTCACGAACCTGTTTCATTGCCTGCTGGTAACCCAGTGCGTTGTTAAACATGCTCACACCTGCGTTTGCACCCATGGTGCGGGTAATACCACCATGAACATCAACGCCGTACTGGTTTGCACCAATCTTGATCTGTGAAGGATCAATCGCTGGATTCTTGGTAAAGTCAACACCGTTTTCTGCTTTGATCATTCCACCATAAGCAGCTGTGCGGTTGAATTCATCCATCTGCTGCATGTTAGGAATCGGGATCACAGGTTTCGCAGGGTTAACAGGAGGCGGTGTCAGCTGGTTGTTTTGCTTTCGCAACATCTCCTGCTGAACAGGTTCCTGGTAAAGAGCTTTTGCATTGTTGGGATCGTTCCAGTCCATACGTGGTTTACCGGGTTCTTTACGACCCTTGAATCCGCGAACGATGTTGTCTAGTCCGGTTGCCATACCGCTTAGTCCGCTGATGGCACCCAGTCCCATCTTGAGCATACCACTCAGACCGTTATCACTCATCATACCAATGGCAGGATTGTAAATCGGAAGCATGGCGTTGCCACTGAGTGAACGATACGCTTTATCACCGAGCATCTGCGTCTTTGCAATGGGTTGCATGTAGAACGTACGAGAACCATTTGCACCTGTATTATATTCCTGATACACTGGGTCACCGGTAGAGGTAGCAGGTTTAGCTGTTGCGTTTCCAGCAGCTTTTGCAGCAGTTGCTGCAGCAGTACCTTGCGCGGGAGTTTGTTGCCAGGCTGTTGCTGCTTTTTTTGCTGCAGGAGTATTAGAAAGATCAACAGGTTGTCCCGATACGGGTGCCGCACCTGTAAAATTAGTCGGTCCTTCCTGTCCAGGAAGTACGGAAATTCCAGGAATGAATGGAGTACCTGATACCGGGGGATTACCGGTAAAATTAGTTACACCCGCTTCGTTGTCTGGTATCCTGAATCCAGGTATAAACGGCATTCCTGATACAGGAGCATTGCCGCTGAACAATCCAGTGTTTGATTCGTTGTCAACTGTCTTGATCGTTTTCATCCATGGATTCATATCCATATACGGACCCGCATATTGAAACTCAGGCAACATGTCACCACCAAAATCAAAACGTCTTGCTTGATTATCAAAAGCTGACTTTGCCAAGTTGGTACCTTGATTGATCACCTTACCGGTTACAGGATCAACTGCCTGGGTAAAGATGCTGCCTGCGGAAATAGTTCCGGCAGGATTGCTAAACATCATTCGTCCGCTTTGATCAGCTACTGCTGTCGGATTAGAAGATTGATAGTAGGAGTAAATGTCATTGCGAGAAGGAATATCTTTTACTCCAGACTGATTGAACTTCTGAATCTGTTGATTATAGTATTGTTCGAACCGGGGGTCGTTGTCAATGCCTGGAGACATGAACGTATTGACTGGTGCAGCGCTAAAGTTTCCACCTTCTGCAAAAATGTTAGTCTGCACAAATCTTGGTTGGTTGTAAAACGCATTCAGATCAACGGCACCACCGTGTTTCATTTGTGCGGCTTCGGGGTGAGCAGCAAAAAAAGCATCCTCAGTAGGATACTTCTTGTAAAATTCTTTCTCGGTGGCAACACCCGCTATTTGTAAAAAGTTGTTTTTCATTCTTGTTTTATTTGTCTAACCGGTGATCATCGGGTTTTTGCTTTTACAGGTAATTTTTGTTTAGATGCTTCATCTGTAGCATAGTCAATTCCGTTAACGATTTGCTGCCAGGGAATGCTCTTATAAGCAACTTTCATTGCTTCTGGATCTAAGTACTTTAGCTTACCAAGTTTCCCAAGACCCGGAACCGCACCAAACATGTCTAGTGCCTGACCCATTGATGGTAATGTAGAGTTGGATTTTTGCCATTGGTTGTACGCTCTTTGTGCGTCACCCCATGACAACATTCCTGTGGGATCAAAAAACTCCGCAAAGTTTTCAAGGCTGGACTCTTGGTCACCACCTTCCTGATACTTGTCTAACCAACCCGTTGGACCACCTTGTTCAAATTCGTTCGAATAACTCAGTCCAATGTTGTAGTTTGGATTCATTGATCCTTGTTGGTTACGACTAGCACCGTAGCGTCCTGTAAGATCCAGAGTGCCGCTATTTGGATTGCGTCGTGAAGGTTCTACCAGGTTGAGTTTTCCAGAGACCATGTAATTCTGAACACCCTGATTGTTGAAACCAACGTTTCCATTTACGTCAAGCGGACCCATACTGGTATTTAGTCCGGCACCGTAGCTATTCTGCCCATCTTCGGTTCTAGTAAACGCGTTGAGGTTTGTCTTTCCCATCCGGTAAGCTGCCTGCAGCTCCCGCATGTAAGGGTTTTCACCGTCTTTGTACGCCACACTGCGCGTCACACTTCCTCGGTTGTTAGGGAAGCGTACGTTCATGCTTGCCTGGGTATCAAAACCCTCCGGAGTGCGGGTTCGATTTAAGTCAGCACTACCCTGGATAAACTTGTTACTGGTTGCACTAAATGACTGCCCCTCTGGTCCGAAGCGGACATCGAGGTTGCGGTTGTCATTACCAATGGAGTTCTCGTAAGTGATGTTTGGAAGATCAATTCTGGACTCTTCCGCAAAAGGTCTCACGGATGTGTCTACGTTTAATCGACCAAGCTTACCCATATCTTTGGTCGCAGCCAGCTTGAATTTGCTATTGTTCAGTGCATCACGCACATCTTGAGAGATATCACCCTGGGCGTAATCATCTAGATTGTAATCATTCGCACCAGGAGTCATGGACCTGATTTGCGCAGGTGTGTTGGTATTGACAGTCAACCAGCTTGGAAGGACTTTTTGTGAACCTCCCTCTTGATATGCATCCAGCCAACCACCATCTTGCATCTTTGCATTGATCTTGCGTTCCTGTTCCAGCATCTCTTTGGTTGGTTTTTTTCCGCTGCCTTTATTCGCACGGATGTTATCCCACAGACCGCGTCTCGAATACGACCCATCAGCACGGCGGATCATTTCACCACCTTGTGCAAACACTTGAGCATCCTCTAAAAAATCATTTGGATTAAAAGAGACATTCTCGTCACGAAAGTTTCCCATCATGTACTCGGCAATCTCTTTACGGTTTTTCCCGTCTTTGACTTGGCGCAGCATGTCTGCCACACCTTCAAGCATTTCTGCATCACTATCGGTCTGTCCACCTTCTTCCCAGGTCTTTCTTGCAAATGCACGGAAGTACGGATTTTTCTCCAGGTTCTTTTTATGACGAGCATAGAACGCTGCTTTGCGTTCAGGATCTTTAGGATGCTGACCAAGCTTTGAGTCACCAAAGTATTTTACCGTACCATCAGGTCCGGTTACTTTGTGCGTTTTTCCTTTGCGGTCATTGCTACGCGTTACAGTGTATCCGCCGTTTTTCATTACGGGTTGTTCATAGACCATGTCTCCAGGAAACTGGTACTCTCCACCCGGCATCATCATGATCGAATGACCTGTCTCATCAACACCCATCACAGGATATGGGACGCCCTTCATAGTAATCCTTCCTGAAGGGGAAGGAACCATCGTCGGTTGACCGGGATATTCCCATTGTCCGTTAGGTGTTACCGGGACTTTTGTTAGTTTTTTCATCGGGGACTATAGAGCTTCTTGGTAGTAAACAGCTTCATGAGCATTTTGACATTACCACTGATTTTTCGGATCAATAGGAATCGATCTGCGTAGTGACGGAACTTCTTACGTTCAAGAGGTGCTTTATTATAATTTACGTAATCTGAGTTGATTTTCCGAACGTACCCGTTGCAATCAGCCAGCCACATTGGTGTTCTGGTGGTTGTGAACTCCCCGCGCTCGCGCGTGATGTCCCAGAATTGATTGAAGCGGTATTTGTTCTCTTCCTTGCTAAAGAGAATGTCAATGCTATTCGGATTGATTCTCGGATAGGTAAGCATACCCATCGGATCGTTCTTGGGTTTGAGTACTAAATTCAGCGCACCGGAGATCTGTTCGTTGTTATAAACGACAGCCTGGTCAAAGTTGTGATCCAGTACTTCATGCGCACTAAATCCATCATTAGAGAAGATGTAATTCTCCAGCACGTACTCACCATTACGAATCGTGGTAATCGTGTTTGATGTAGATGTCGGGAACTCAATCTCGAAAGGATAATCCACCCCATAGAAATTGCAATAGCTGTCCCAGCGTTTGTTGTGCTTGTATATACCAGGACCTTTGATGGTCATGAAATGTTCGTGCGGTTGAATCACCAGGTCAGGATGCCAGTCATGAAAACTGATCCACATCTTGCTCTTGGGATCGTAAGACACAGTCCAGGCACAGCGGGTAAAATACACAGGGTCCTGCAGACTCACGCGCAGGCGTTTATTTACCACTTTCTCTGTATCAGGAAGGGTTACTTCTACTACAGGGGCGGTTAATACACGCTGACACACGGCAGTGTTGCAGTCATTAGACAAACCAAGGGTGTAATCCACCGGACAGCTAAACGTGTTAGCCGTAAAGACTGTTTTCTCCCGGGTGGTGAACACCACGTTCAAATCGTTATAACTGCTGGCTGCTACCAGTTCGGCAGGAGTGTTGTCATAAATCTCCGCACCAATCATTCCAGGTCCGCCTTCGTTGTTGCCTATCAGCTCCACGATGTGGTTACCTGCTTCTAATTCCACCGGGTAGATGTGCAACTTTTCAAACTGCACCTTGTCAGTGCCGGGAATGCTGTGGTTCAGTCGCATCTCCGCCGGATCAGCTTGCAGGATGATCACGCCGTTGATCTTCAATGTAAAATAGTTATCACCGGTAAGACCCACATAATAGGTCTTGGATTCCTGAAGACAGATGTTGAAACTGAATCCTCGTTCTCCTACAGTGTTTGCACCTGCAGCATCCCAGACCGCCAGGCGGTTTACCGGGTTGGTGTTGTAGATTGAGGGCGTCGTGCTGTAGTTCTTAAACCAGAATGGGTTGGAACTGGAAATCTGTGTCCAGCCGGCTGTATCGGTAACACCGGCAGCATGACCTGCACCTGTACCATTGGTGTTCCATCCTGGTGAGTAGATCACCGTACCTCTCCAACCCCATGCAGGATCAGTGTAGGGTTGTACGTTGTAAGTAGTCGGTGTCGACGTAGCTCCAATTGTTTCAATCTTCTCGCAGAATTTTACCCCGCTTGGAGTTGTCTTGAGCGTATATCCTGCAGGACAGCTTTGGGTAGTCTCTCCAGGAACTTTTACTGTTGTCAGGTAGTCTTTATAGAATCCGTAAGCCGGATCGTACTTAACCTCTGTACTAAGCGGTACATAATCCACGCGGGAGAAATACACCAGCTCAAACTGCGGATCGTACACTGATTGTGCACCGATACCAGCAACCGGGTTGTCAATACCCCGGTAATCGGGATAGCGTTCCAGTAACTTACTGGGCAGGTATTTCTGGAACCAGTAGTTCAGCCCGTTGCGGGAGATCTCTTCCAGTCCGTTGCCGTTGTAATTGAGGATTTTGCCGGTTTGCTCAGAGACGTAGAATAATCCATGAGGTGTGTTCACCGCAGATCGACCGCTCAGGCATGATCCGTACTGCATGGTGTCATCAGCGTTTACCAGTGACTGCAGTGCCTGGTTAAAGAGTCCGCCGTCTCCAATGGTAATCTTGGTGCCGGCATCGGTCTGCAACTGATCGACTCCGACAAACTGGGTAGGTTCTGCATCCTCGTAAAGGATGATTGCTCCCGTCTTATTGATTGCTTTGATCGCTGATACGCGACTGTTAAAGTCCTTGTAGTTGTTTGCCAGGTACACTCTCCAGTTGTCTTTCTTTCCTTCCATCTGCGACTGCAACGAATACAGCACGCGCTTCTCGCGGTTGGCAAAACAGCTCTGCGATACAAACGGATCGTAGGAAGAAGGCAGCACAAATCCCCAGCTTCCGTATTGCTGGATGGATTTACTCAAACTTAGCGAGTAGTCGTACTTGTAATAGTTACCCGTAGCAATGATGTCTGATCGGAACAACTCATCGGTAGAGGTGAATGAATAGCGGTCGTAGTGACGCTCACTCATGCGCTCGCCCCAATCGCGGTGCGCAAGGTTTACTTCGCTTTCCACGAAGAATTCTCTGACACCGGAATTGAACAGATAGAAGTAGGCATTTTTTACACTGAACCGGAACCCGTTGGAGTTCTTTCGGTTCAGGGAACGCTGATCACTGGGGAAGTTGATGAGTCCACCATTGTTGCCACCCAGCAATCCTTCATACTTGTTGCTGTCAATCCAGTACCGTGGGAAAGGAATGTTTACGCTGGTGCGGTAATCAAAAATGGTTCCGTCGGGAAATCCGCAGGCATTTGTATTGAAGAAGAACATCGAGTTCTTCTCGGTATATCGGTTTACGTAGATGTCGCCACCGAAGAGTACCGGGGTGCTGAATTGTTTGCGCTTCACCGCTTCGGTCAGATATACACACGATGTGATTGGTACCTGCGAGATATTAGCGATCTGTCCGTACTGGTTTTGATAATCGACTTTCAGCGACGCATAGTACGAACTCACTGTAGAAGTAAAGTCTTCGCCAACATTGGCACTCACGTCCGTAATCAAGCGGCGTGAATCATCAATCACCGCAGGGTCACTCAACTCGTTTTCCAGCTCTACACCGACGAAGCGATTGCGCAGCATATTGTTGATCCGGTATGATCCACCAAACTGCATCAGGGTAGGATCAACGTAGTTGCTCCGTTTTACGCGTCTGCGCTTGTTTCCTGCCACGTTCTCTGCTGCGTTGGAGTATTCCCCCACCTGATCGACTTGAAGGGCGTAATCGCGGTATTTTGACATCAGCGCGATAGACTGCAAAATGTTCTCATTGACCATGTCAAAAGCAGTACCTACAAACAGGACGGCAACAGCTACCTGTGCCGCCACTCCGGCAGCATTGGTAGTCGTACCTACAGTCAGTGAATCGGTACCGGCAGTCAGCGGTGTAGTCATCGGAACATCCGTTGTACCGCCTATGGTGATCGGTGTACGGGAAGTGATGGCATTCGCAATCACCAGTCCCGCCAAAAAGCTTGCAAGCACCATGGCACCATCGTTGAGGACCTTGAACTTCGGATGCTGGTACACGTACTTGAAGCGACCGGTAGAAGTACCGTACTGCAGGTTGTGTACTTTGAGTTCGTAGGTGCTCAGGTATGGATTGCGGAAGTTTGTTTCAGGACTGTGGAAACTAAACATGTCCTTGCGATAGCCGGTCAAAGCGTCGTTGGACGTATCATCATCTCCTCTACCGCTCTGGTAGAAATCATCAAAATTACTAAAGCTGCGGTGGTAGCGGTCAGCACCCAGATCGTTGAAGGGGAAGTTTTGGTAAAGACCTTTGGTGGTTCTTCCAGGAATGGAGTACTCACGCATGTTGTTGATCAGTCCCTTTCCAACAATGGTTCTGTTTCCCTCGCGGGTACCGCGCAGAATTTCGTACCCCACGATGTCAGTGATCGGATTACCATTGATGTCCAGAGGATGCTCAATGTTCTCAAAGCGCACACCCAGGATACGAATGCTTTCTCCACCCTGAGAGTGGATGTTGGTAACATCTGATCCGTCGGTAAAGGTATCAGGGAATTTATGGTGACGGAGTTTCTTGCCACACAAATCTCCCCAGATCTGCGGTTTGTCCGCAGGATATTGCTCAGTAGATTCCCAGTACCCCATGTCTCCTTCAGCAACTACGTAGCCGCTGTCTGCAGCCGTAATGCCGGGAGCAATCGAAGTCACCGTAGCGGTGTTACGAACCTGCCACTCCTGTTTTTCAACACCACTGTCCAATACGTCTCCGTCTGTCGAACTTACCGCCTTGCGGTCGATGCTGTCAATGGGTGGTCTGCCGGGAATGTGATAGGATGCACTCTTGTGCCCGGTCTTATAGACCCAGCGAATGAAGAACGCATATTGCTCATCGCGCATGTAGCCGGTGAGGTGTCCCCCCTTGACGTAGTAATCACTGGGATATTCCACGCTGACCCACTTGGAGCGGATCTTGTTTGCCAGGGGTTGGTAGTTAAAGTCTGCTTTGGTGGTTACCCCGCTGCGCAGCAAATACCCGTTAAGGGTAAACATCTTGGAGCTTTTCTCGTAGATGCTGTTAAGCAGTGGAATCAACCGGTAAGGAATCACTTCCAGGGACGCTGAATAGTTATCGAGCATCACTACTTTTTGAGAAGTGCTGTAGTTGCCGATCTTACGGGCAGTGGTGTTCTGGTTTACAAAACCTACCATCACCAGTTCGTATTCATCGAACTGATCGTCCAGGTTATCAATGATCAGCTCAAGCGATCCGGCAACATTCTCGTGCGTGAAGATGCTTTGCGCATTGGACGGCGTAAAGTAATCGGTCACGCGTATGCCGTTCACGGAGTAAGCAACAGCTGCCTGGTAAGTTCCGTTAGGGAGCTGACCGGCACCTTTACCTTTCTGAAGATCCAGACACGGTGTCTTCAGATGGGGATGTAGCAGGAGCTTATCGCAATCCAGCTCATCGGTATATACTTTGGTCTGACATCCTGGATTGGAAGGATCTTCCTGAACGGTGTACTTATAGGGAACATGATTTATGTTCATGAACCGGTCAGGATTCAGAGCGTCTGCCCAGTAGGCAGAATGCGTGCAGTCGTAGTTAGACTTGACCGCACCGGTAATCAAATTGCTTTTCTTAAAACCAAGACAGCGGTTGTTTGCCAGCTTGGTGTATTTGCACGCGGTTTCCTGCAGGATTCCAATCTCACTGTCAACGTCGTTGGTGGAGAAGATCAACCATTCTCCCGGAGTAATGTCCAGCACACCGATGATGTCATAGGGAGCTGCCACACAAAAGAGGTTACTCTGCTCATTGCCCAGCACACCCATCTCACCCAGGTGAGAGTTGTTCACCGCGTTACGTGCGTGCGTCCACAGACCTTCCCCTACGAATGAATCGTTGAGGTCTTTGATCATACCCTTGTTAAAGGCGTTGACGGAATTTAAAGGGTTGGATTGTTCAGGCATCTTTCTTTAGAACTAAATTCTTCTTGTCAATAAACTTGTAAATGTTTTCGGTTAGAAAACCACTTAACCATGCTTTGGGTTCTTCCTCGATCACGTCCCGGTCATTGCAGATTGAACACGTCAGGTGAAATACTTCGTGCGCAATGGTGTTGTGTGTGAGAAATACATCGTCAAAGACCACGTAGTACGTTTTCATATCCGGGGTGTACATGAACCCTTCGCTGCCATCTACTCCTTCGACCGTACCATACTGTTTTTCCAACTCACGGATATAGGCATTCATGTCGTCAGTAACGACCACATGCACATTACAGGAGTATACGTCTACTCGGACCTTATACTGATGGATCATATTCTGGACTTAAACATGTCGATGTATTTGTTCGACATTGCACGGCGATTGAGTTCCCACATGTGGCGCATCTCTTCGAAGTCTGGTGTGTTTACATAAGACAAGGCGTTGTTGCGGGCAGCACGAAGACGCATTTCAGTAAGCTGCAGTAAAGCAGAGGTATTTTCACCAGCATACATCATGTTTTCCAGGATGCGCTGCTTCAAGGCGTATTCGTAATATTCGTTGACACGCTCCTGGTCCATGACCAGCAAGTTGCCGTCATCGTCTTCCATCAGCGACTGATAGTTCAAATACACGGTACCCTCATCGATATTCATGTCCAGGAATCCGTTCTTCAGTGCAGCCCTATAGGGAGACGCTACTGCATGGTTCATGCACTCCGGCTGTACACTCTTGCTCTTTTCAATCTGAAGACGTACAGGGCGGTCGTAGGTGGTGACACTGTGCAGTTTACGCTCGGTGATCTTGGGACCTTCCGGTGTCCAGTCCAGATGTGTATTGCAGGCAGTCTCTCCGACATTATATGCTTCGGTACCTACACCGATGATCACCATGCGCACATTGGTGATGGCGACGTCGGCATGAATCTGCACGCGGTTCAAATCAACAGCGGTGTATTCAAACGCCAGGTTGGGTTCACCGTCCTTATGCAATTGCACAATGACGTCCATGGTGCCCAGGTTATGAAGGATCTCGTTGGTTCCTGCAGCAATACTCACTGTCTTTAGATACGTCGGCAAGCGGTGTTGTTCCACCATCTGCTCCAGCTCATGGATCTTATACTTCAGGAGGTTTTCACGCACCACAGCAAAGGTTGCTCCGGGAGTATCCCAGGTCTTCTTGCCTTCGCAGAGTACGCCAAAATTGAGGACATAAAAATCAAGCGGTAGTTTTGCTTTACCCTTGTGTACTTCCAGGAGTTTCTCCCGGTTGGGGTTTACCCGCAGACCCAATTCGTAGTTGATGTTACGGGCAACCTTGATGAGAGCTTGCGGTTCAATCATGCCTTCAGCATCCTGAACACGAAGGTCCAGACGTACGCTGTCCAGCAGGTCATCAAAGGTTCTGTATTTAACTTCAGTCTTCATGGGTTAGGGACGGATAATGTGTTTCTTATCTTCTTGAGTATCGCCGGGAATTGACAGCGTAGCACCCAGTTCTTTGAGCACGTTGCTCTCGATCTCTGCAAAGAGGTATTCGGGAATCACCATGTTCTGATCCTGACGGTACAGACAGTCATCCTCGTCGTTACAATTAAACTTGCTGATATCATCTTCGAAGAGTGCTTCAATGCGGATCGCATCCCACTCGACGTTGGGCAGATACAGGTATCCGTCCAGGTGCCAGCAGTACTTGTGCTTATTGTATTTGAAAAGTTTGGTGCGTGCCATCTGCTCCCAGTTCCTGGAAGAAGTGAGCAACACTTCCTGGGAATTATCCAGCGAAGAAATGCTGCGAATCAGGGGACCATAGTATCCTTCAATAATGCGGGGAAGTTTCTCTTTGGTACGCTTGAACGTACAATCACTGGAAATGCAACGACACTGCGCTTCAGCAGCACTTACATCAATTAAGTCAACGACATCCAGTGCCTGGAAAGAGTGGTGCAAACGGAGGATCTTATTGCCACCGTCTTCACGGCGCAATAACCACTTTGCATGCTTCATCGCCATACCGTATAAAAACCGATCTGTCAGGAATGCATCCTGAGAAGTCGACTTAAGCTGGTTGCGCAAGCGGTTTGTTATTTCACCTATGGTGTTCATGGTAGGGATTAAATCTCGAGGTCGTTGTAAGTCTGCAGGTCTTCCTTGGTCTTTTTGATCATGTAGTTGCGTGCTTTCTGTTTGCGATACAGCGCACTGATCTTAAGGGTGTGGTCGATCATCATGTAGCGTTTCCAATTCTCCGGAAACGTTTTTGCAACTGCCCGCTTGAATTGACGGATGGGTGTAAATCCCCAGAGTTCATGATGCTTGAACCGGTACTTACTGGAGTAGTTGGTGTAGAAGATCTTCGCGATGTACTGGTCGGATTCCCAGTTGCGGTGCTGAATGACTTGCAAATAGTCCAGTGTCTTTTTGTAGTCAACATTTTTCCTCACCTTGGGTTGACAGGTTCCGATAAAGACACTGCCGAGTTGCTCGGGTAGTTCGACTCCGTCACGCAGTTCAATGACGCTTTCCCAGATCAGACCATTGCAGTCAGAGAGAAATGCCTTGAGTTGCTTGTCGCTCAGATGCTCCGTACTGGAGACATCTTTGCGGATATGTTCATAACAGTCTTTATTGAATGTGTTATAAACGCCCAGGCGGAATCGAGGAGCTGTGAGGTCTGGTTTTTTTGCGGCTTTCACAAATATCCTACATTAAAAATTTACGAAAAAAAAGGGACATTATCATGTTTAAAATTCACTAATCTCGAATGATGTGCTGAAACTCTGCCATCTTGCCAGCGGCGTCATGATGTAATTCGAGAACACCGGCGCGTTTGCATCCGGTAAACTTATTATGGTAATGCCAGTAGTCGGTTTGACTGAGCGAAGGGAGTATCTTAATCGAAAAACCGTGTTCTTCATTTTCAGTAACGTATTCAGTTGTTTTCTTTTTGTGGTAGTGTCCGGTAAATAAGGTGCGGTGAGCGCTCTGTCCCCATTGCAGCGGGAACTCGGTAGCGTACACTAGTGGGGTGTCTTTCTTTGCAATGTCTCCGTGTTCAAAACAGAACATGTTGGAACCGTAGATGTGCACTTTGCGCTCAGCGTATCGAGCATCAAACTCGTACCCTTCTACGCCCTCAAAGGATTTACTGAGTGCGTGCACCAGGTGGAAGCTGGAAAGACGGTCATGGTTGCCGGGGATGTAGAGAACCTTGACCAACGAAGTGTATTGCTTGATTTGCTGCAGGCATCGATGCATGGCATCAAATGCTGCGATATACACGTCTTGTGCGGGAGCTGCATTTTCAACCGGTGTACCTTTGGTGGTTGTTCCAAGAAAGGTATCCATGTTGAGCAGATCACCGCCTACCACAAAGATAAGCTCCTTGAGATGATAATGCAGGGTTGCTTTGTGCAACAGATCGTGCACACATTTTTGCAGCAGCGTCTCCATGTCATCATTGCCTGGTTTACCAAAGTGTAAATCCTGCAGCGACATCACTCCACAGATAGACTCTTTGGAAGGATTGACATAGGACCGAATGGTGGTGGGTTTGAATTTGGGAACACGGTGTGTGGCAAGCAGCTGAAGGAAATTACTTTCTTCACTCTCCTGGACAGAAACCCTCGATACCAGTGCACTGATCTGCCAGTATCCTTTCTTCTCCTTATTCCAGTACTGCGAGAGCTTCCAGCGCGTGGTGTCGATCTGCAGTAGCTCAATGATCTCTTCAGGACTCCTGGGTTCTGTTGCAGAAACGCCAGTGATCCTGGATGTACCGTCTTCAAGGTTATTAAAAACCTCAACGACATTTTTCGGAGTGTCTACAAAGTCACTGGAAAGAAATGAGTAGATAGCTTTCTCAAACTTTTTCATGTGTTTGAGAACCTCATGTTTTTTCTTCCGGTACTCGGGAACGGGAATTCCTAAAATCTTTGCGCTGACTTCGTTAGAGAGTTTACGCTTTATGATTTTATAGACTTTTATGTTTATGTGCATGCTCAGTCTTATACAAATTTCATTGGGTAGGGACCTAATTGGTTTTCATTGTGGAGTACTTGTTGAAAAATACAAACCCCGATATTTCTACCGGGGTCGTACAGAAGGGTTCACCATTGGAAAACCAACAAACCAACAGCTGCCTTCACGACATTAATTAACTGCCAGAGGATACGCAGCTGATACCTACCGAGTATCCATCGTTGATGGGGTTACTCAGGTTGGCAGGACCTGCTTCAATAACAAGTTTATAGTAGGTTACGCCAGGGGAGCGTGTGATGTTCAGTACACCATTGGCAGCACCGGAGAGTGAAGACCCCCAGGGACCTGAATACGTTGCTGTACCTTTCCAACCCGATGTAGCCACCAGGTTGTTGGAATCGTCATAGACACTAAAGCGATTGGGACGATCTACCGCATCATAGCTGATATTGAGTTGCGTGATGGCAGGGTTGAACGTGTCAATGTATACTGCGGGGTAGCTGTAAGCATTGTTGCCGGTGTAGGTGTTGCTCAGCGATGCACCGCACTGTACAAAACTGTGTGGTGTTGTAGCCGAGAACGCTACGACGCTTGAAAAAAGTCCACCGTCACAAGCCGCTTCAATAGTACCCTCGTAGTTTACACCGTTCTCCAGTCCGGTAATCACCACCGGTGAAGTCGTTGGATAAGGAGAAATAGTGTTATACGAAGTTGTACCCACTTTGCGGTACCTGACCCGGTATCCGTTTGCCGGAGCAGGACTGGGCGGGGTAAAAGCAATGGTTAATTTTGCCATGGTGTTGCGCTTTAGGAAATGGTGGCGGTTACGGAAGTGGGAGCACTACAAGTCGGAGCAACAGTCAGTACATCTACCTGGAAACATTCGTTGAGGTTATAAATACCAACAAAAGGTGTTACTGTGATGATGTAAGAAACGCCCGCTGTAAGACCGGTGAAGGTGTGAGAGATGGTTGATCCAACGGTAAAAGGACCTGTCTTGTCTACGCTGGTGATCAGTACGCTCGAAGCAGTCTTGATCTTGATGGTGTACTTGGAAAGTTCACCACCCAGGTGCGGAAACGAAATGGTTGCCGTGGTACCGGTTACTGAATAAGAAGGTACCACACAGGTTTGTTTGATCCCTTCAATGGTGGGAGAAGGAACGTCATTGCCGCTGCAGATGTTTACAATCCTGAATTCATACACGGTGTTATCGGCTAGTCCGGTAACAGTCGCTGTATTGACCGTAGAACTCAAGGTCGTGAACACGGTCCAGGAACCACCCACAGACTTGATTCGGTATTCTACACGCTGACCGGTAGATATTCCACCGGCGGGTGTCCAGTTAATGGTTGCGCTTGCCATGATTAGTTAAAAGTTAAAGTTGGAGTTGAAGGAACCACACATACCGGAGGAGCCACTGGTGTAGTGGTCGTGATGCTGACAGGATCAGACCAAGAGCTTTCAGAACCGTCAGTGCAGATTGTTTTAATGCGCACCTCGTATTCACTGGCACTCTCAAGACCTGTTACGTTCACCGATGCAGTAGCGGTAGTAAATGAACTGTTTGGTAAGAGTCCTCCCACTTGTGTCCAAGACACATCGCTGGTCTTTTTCACTTGGAGCAAGTAACCAGATACACCCGTGATCTTTGCCCAACTTACCGTAAAGCCGGTTGTGTTGGCAGTACCCAGAACAATACCACTTGGGATATCGCACACCGTTACAGTCTCACAATCCACGCTGCAGACAATCTGAGAGAACAATGCTTTGAGAGTAGAGTCGTCCCGGATCATGCGAAGCAGTCCGCGAACAAACTCCTCATCGTAGCAGGTTGCCAGTTTGTTGATCACAGAGGTCATGCGCTCCCCGGATTCAATTTGTTTGCAGGGTATAGCTGCCCCCGTGTATTCCACACAGGCGCTGTCGTAGATCTCCACGCATTTTTCTCCCTCGCATACTGGAGGTGCAGGTTGCTCTACGGCTGGTGTCTGCTGACACTCGTGGCAGTAATCATTCGGATAGATGGACATTGCTTAGCTTATTAGATTAGGATACAGTAACAACTTTGATTGCAGCAGGAGCAGCACCACAGGTTCCGCTATAGTTGGCAATTACTTCCACCTTATAGGAACCGCTGGAAAGTCCTGTTACGGAGCTGGATACGGCGGTAATGTTATTAGCACTTACCAGCGTGTATACACCTGCCACATCTTTATAGACGTTGATGGTGTAGAAACTTACTGGTACACCTACGCCGGTAGGTGCTGTGTAGGATATTGAAATGCTACCTGCTCCAGGAGTGGTGATCAAACTGGTCACCGGATTTTTGATGCAAGGAAGGTTAATGGTTTTGGTAGACACTTTAGCGCAGGTTGCTGTACCATTGATGATGCTTGCTTCCAGGGTTACAGTGAGATCTTTGGTAATATCGATACCGTTAGATGCCAGGTTCACCGTGGTGCCGGCAGAGTTTGCTGTTAATGCTACCAAATCAACGGTCACCTGGTAAGAGTTGGTGCCATCGCTGATGGTGAAACGGTTTGTGGTACCATTGCTCCATCCACTGGGGATGCTCATGTATCCATACGTCTTGATGACTGCCTGGGTTCTGTCAGCGCTGTAAGAGAAGTTGAAATCAGGTTTGAAGTTATCGCACGCACTGTTCTGTGAAGTCACCTGCAGGGTTGATACCGCACTGCGCATGTCGCACACGGTCAACCACAGATTGCTCATCGCATCGGCACCATTGACTGGAGTAGCGCTCCATCCGGAAATGCTGCTCATAATTCCTGTACCAGTCAATTTGTTGAGCGTACCAAGGTTAGCGCATTGCTTGGCAACAGCGCTGGAGATTTGTCCTGCTGTACCAGTAGCGGTACGAAGCGTGCAGAACGCCTGCTCAAGTGCTTCAACTGCTGCGTCAATGTCAGTCAGTCCACTACCTACGCAGCCCAGATTCACCTGCGTGATGCCGCCAGCACCAGTGATAGCTGCCTGCAAATCGGCTACGTCCTGCTCCAGGGAGTCAACACGTCCATCCAATGCATTTACAGTGCTGTTAATCAGACATACTTTGCTGGCAACCAGGTAGACGTACTCATCTACTGGAAGACTCACAATTGTAGTTGATCCAGTGGTGTACTGAAGACATGCTGGAAGGTTTACCACGGGAAGCGTTTGTGTGCTGCCGTTAGAGTCATTTCCAGTGCCATCGTTGATGAGATCTTCAAGGTTACACACTTTGTTGATCAGTAACTGAAGTACAATGCGCAACGTCTTCTGAGGTGCGGGGCAACTGATACAGGACTCAACCAGACAGCTTAGGTCCAGCGTGGAGAGGTTTAATTCCTCTGCTAAATTGCAGTGAGCAATCGCCAGCTTGTACGTTACATCTTCAATAGAATCTCCCTGACAGAGATTCAGGCACGGAATATCCGGACCGTTCCAGATAACACAGCGGGAAGAAGTCTTTGTACAACTTTCTTTTTTATTACGATCAACAGGTTTCATGAGTAGGTTAAAGGGTTTGGATCAGTTCTTTCATCACGCTTAATGTGCAGCTCCCGGTGGACATACAAAGAGGATCTAGTTCTTTGTTACGCTGATACAACTCACGCAGGTCTGCCAGGTAGTCCAGGTCATAACGAATCGCACACTCTCTCAACCCAAATCGTTGAGATTGCAGCTTCTTGTTTGCACTGGCGGCAAAAGCACTGTCGAGTTTATCTTGTAAAGCGTCCATCAGGTGGTGAAATTCTTAAGCTTGATGTTGTTTAAATCGGCGAGTTTGACTTTGGTTGCCTTGATTTGGTCTTCGTAAGCACTGATGCAATGAGAGCATACTTGCTTGCCATCGGTGGCAGTTCGGAGTTGGCAGCTGCAGTTGATCTGCGTGTTGCAATTAGAACAGTTCATATTGGTTTTAATCGGTTAGTGACAGTGCGAGCAGCAGGTGTCATAGAACTTGCTGAGCAGCCTGGAGGCGTACTCATACATTTCCATTCCCTGCTTGACTGCATGACAAGACTCTACTTGTGCTTTGGCAGCATCGATGTAGAGTTTAATCAAACGAAGCTTGTGTAGATTAGCTTCCAGTTCAGCAGAAGGTTCACAAGGTTCAAGGCGAAGCTTGCAAAGAATGCTCAGGTATTGATTGACCTGATTGGTATTGCGCAGGTGGTAGTATTCAACAAATACTTTGTCATTGGGAGATACACTGTATTTGATGGTGTACACTCCATCCTGGAGAGCAACGGGTTCTGTGTCGCCCAATTGGACGAGACCCAGTTGTTCTGCAGCCAGGTTGATCGAGCTGCCGTTCTCGACATTCTCAATGAAAACCGGGGATGCAAATCCAGGCATAGTGATGTCTAATCGACCACAATCTACGCTGAGACCGGCAGCATAGGTACTTACGTCAACTACGCGGAGAACGTAAGGATTTGCGGTTTCTGGAATGTCGAGTGCGAGATTGTGTTTTGCCATGACGTAAGTGAGGAACTCTACTAATAGAATTTAACGAATTTTTCTGTATTAAACAACAAAACAAAAAGGGATCACAAAATGTGACCCCCTTCTGCATATGAAAACCAACCGAGGTTTAGTGGGTAGATGACGCGTCAGTCACATCGATCTTGTTTCCACCAAGTTCAGTGAACTTAGAGAACCAAGCTTCGAAAGCGGAACTGAACGCAGTCACTACAACTCTGATCAAGTACTGATCGCTGTCCAGAGTACCGCTAGGGTTACTGTTGCGAGGCACGTTGTGCAGAATGTAGTACGACTTGTATTGAGTGCTGCGGCTCACGTCTGTCAATGAGGTGTCATCCAACACTTCACGCATACGTGGGTCTTGCTGCCAAGGCTCTTGCAAGTAACGCTTCTGCAAGATCAATTCACGAAGAACTGTCTCACCCAAACCGTCAGCAATAACAGGAGCTTGAGTTTCTGTGATACAGAAAGCCAATGCGCTGCAAGGGTTACCAGACTCGTCCACCACTGAAGGATAGATTTGTACAGGTGCATTCTCAACGAAGTCTTTAGGATCGAAAGAGCAGTTACCGAAGGTTGTGTCTTGGTAAGCAGCAATCAAGTCCATGTGAGCTTGTACGTTCGGGATGTTACCTTGAATGGTTACAGGAACGTAAGTGCCAGTGATCGCTTCAGTCCAGAAGACAACTGCAGTGGTTGAACCAGCAGCAGTAGCAGCTTTACCGAAAGTGATGGTAGTTCCAGAAACGTTTGTTACAAACGTGTTGTTAGGAATACCGGCACCAGTTACTTTTTGACCGATCACGATGCCGGTAGCAGAAGCTACAGTCATAGTGGTACCAGCGTTAGACCAGGTTGCAGTGGTAGCTGCAGCTTTGGCGTAAACCTTTGGGTTTACAAACTGGCTCAAGATGGGATCAAGTTTGATTTGGTCTTTCCACGCCAAGAAGACAACGGTAGGATCAACGATGTCAGTTGCAGTAGCGCAACATCCGGTGAAACCATCCAAGGTCTTGTACAAGTTGTGTGTCAAGAAACGCAAAGCAGGAGATCCTTTAACGTCCAAACGCAAACGGTAGGTTTTGTTGCAAGTCAAGCTATAAGCAGCATCGCAACCAACTTTTACAATTTGGTTAACAGCAGACTGAGTGTCTACTTTGTAGAAACGGCTAACAAAACGAGGACTGATTCCTTTTGTTTTGATGGTTTCTTTGTAACCACCATGGAAAGGTCCGATTTTGTCAACTGTGTGGAAGCTACCTTGTGCAAGGTAAACTTGTGGGATGTACGCAGAAGGAACAGTTCCTACTTTGTACACGGTCTGAGCTTTAGCGTCAACAATACCAATCTGACCAGCGGTCAAAGTGCTTGTTGCTACACCAGCTGTACCATCGTAGAATCCAGCAGTACCTATCAAGGTTTTCTGGAATGCGTGTGGGAAATAAGACATGATATATAAAAATTAAGGGTTGTTGTTATTGTAAGAAAAGGAGTTTGTACTTGGCGGTGTTGATGGTACTCTTCGCTTCGTCCAGGGAGTTGACGATCTCTGAGTGAGGCATGACAGACTGAAGATTGTTTATTAAACCTTTCAGCTCTCTTAAATAAGATAATGCATCTGCAACACTTTGACAAGCACTCGTTTCATTTATGAGTGGAATGTCAAGAATTTTTTCTTCCGCACCCTGGTATTGTTCTGCCAGGTCATCGGCGTGTCCTTTGATAGCATCATAGAAATCATTGAGTGCAAGATGCGCAGCAAAACTGCCGGGTCCAGTAATCTTCAAATGAGTCTTGTGCAATTTGCTGGACGCATTTAAAAACTCAGCAACCATCGTTGCAGTTAATGTGTCAACAGACGTGCTTGCTGCACTGGGGCGTTTAAGTGAACTGGGAAGCATTAGTTATTTCGTTCAGTGGTTTGTTGTCCTTTTTGAAGTTGAGTGATACTCTCGATGTCACCTGCAAGGATGAGGCATGCTTCTTCGATGAGTAGTTCCATGACGTCGTCTTTGAATTCCGCTTCGACATCTGCGGTGCTGAGCGTTCCGGTCACCAGGTTGGTACATCCGTTGAATTGCACCTTGCGGGGCGTGCGGTAGTACATCAGGTTAATGCTCTCCATGCTCCAGTCTTCTTCGCGATACACCCGGATGCGGTTGTTCCCAAAGACCGAGAATGTTTCTCCCCATTCCCAGGAGGGATTGCGATAGTTGTCCGCCAGCAAATCTGCTACATCTGCCTGTTCAGCAATGTAGGTGTTGACACGGTGCGGGGGACAGCACTCCTTGCCTACCATTAAGTCCAGTCGTTTGAAGAACAAATAGTCTGCAGGTAGTTCCTGCGTTTCAAAGAACAGATCTTTTTGTGTGAACGTCATCACCTGCTCGGTGAGTAAACGCTGCAAATCATCAATCAATACTTTAGAGGATTCATCGCCTTCTTTATGCAGGTTATTTCCGTGCACCTGGCGACGCACCCATTCTACCTGCGCTTTATTGAACGCCTCCAGGATCTGCCAACACTCGAAGTTGTCGTAGTCCAGGGACGCCAGCTTGTTTAAGCGCAGCTTGATTTTGAGTTGCAATGTTGCGTTGTTCATATCTTAAAAAAAGACCTGGGTGCTGATCTTACGGTAAGCACCCGAGGTACGATTAGTTATTCCAGAATTTCTCCAGGTTCTTGCTCAAGTCCATCAGAACGTCTTCATTCAAAGGGTTCTTCAGGTATTCAGTCACATCACTTGGATTCTTACCCAGTACAGTGCTTGACTTCATGTGGTAGATGTATCCATCGCCACGGAAGGCAATCATTTTGTAGTAGGTCGCATCCTTTACAATTGCACGAAGCTTGAGTGTTTCCATGTCAAGAGCGGCAACATCCAGGAATGTCTGTGCTGCACGACGCTTGTTGGTCTCAATAGACTCCCCGTTGATGTAGCGGTCCATGATATCATACATGATGTCATTGGGCGTACTCTTGCGGTACTGTGCACTGTTTGGATCAATCACCTTACATACGTACAGGAGTTTGTTCACGTTCTTATCAAAGAGCTTCTGCAACTCAGCCAATGCTTTGTTACGTACTTTCTTCCACTCAGTCTTTGTACCGGCAGTCTCTTCTGACTTATCCAGGTAAAACTTGGGTGGTTTAGGCATGGTTCTAGCGCTTTCCATGCTTTTTGCTACCAGCGAGAATCCTCCTGCTTCAATTGCCCGCAACTTGATCAGATCATAGGGATCTTTCACCGGGTCAATGAAAATCGGATCGTTGCTGATTCTCAGGACAATTTTGTCCCAGAAGTCGCCGTTGTCCGGACGCAATACTTTTACCTTGTTCCAGAACTGCTCGTCATTGATTTCAATGACATTGGAAGCAAGTGATTTTTCCAGGGTACTTACCAGCGTGCGGATCTCTTTGATCTTAGCGGCTTTCTCTTCTTCGGGTAACATCTGTACGTCGGGAGCGAACTCATTGAGTCCGGTGACATACTGCTTGATTCCGTTTCGCTCCAGACATGCTAACTGCTCTTCGTGGAAGATCCCGTCAAACAGGGCAAGTTGGTACTTTTCAAGACCCATGTTTGTTGAACCTGATTCAACATAGGGTCGGATGGCAATAGCAGATCCCCGCTTCGCGGTGACGTTGCTTTCTACGATTGTAACGCTCATTTGGTTGGTTGTTGGTTGGTTGTCCGGATTTACCGGTTTGCGAACTGCAGCGACTTGAACGCTGTGAGACACCGACTGTCCAGTTCAGGACTACAAGCCGGGTAGCGAACCACCCGGCGAGTCCTTAGAAGGTTACAAAGAAGTTCCAGTGATGGGGTTTCTCATAACGATCTTCAACACCTTCGTAGGATCTTTAACCCAGATCGCAGGCATTGTTTGAGTCATGTACACTCTGTAACCGTTGAAGTTTCCAGAGCTGTTGAAACCTTGTGAACGACCCATGTAGTCCATGGTACCGTTTTGGTAGAACCACTTCAATTCGTTATCCCACTTCAACTTCAACAAGTAGA